TTATTAAGTCTTTCAGGAACCACTGATAATGGCATAATAACCTTAAATGGCTCTGCTCCTAATGGTACTGTTGAAAGTAATTTAACTTTTGATGGTACTGATTTATATGTTAACGGTAATGCCGGCATAGGTACTACAAGTCTGGGAACAACTAAATTAAGAGTTGTAAACGGATCATCTGGTCAAGAAATTTTTAAAGCAGACGATGGGTCCACTGCCGTTATAAGAGCTAAAGTTGATGGTACTGTTTCTTTCGAAAAAGGCGATGTTGGCATAGGTACTGGAAGTCCCGATTGCGCTTTACAAATTAATAGTACAGATGATGAAAAAATAATATTAAGTGGATCGACTGATCCATTTATTCGTTTCCGAAGTGCAAACGCTAATAGAGCTTACATTCAGTGGGTCGAAAGCAGTAACTCATTTTCGTTTTTTAACTCAACGGGTGACAACTTTGATTTTTATACTCATGATAGTTCGGTACTAGCAATAAGATTAAAGGGTAGCGATGGGGACAATTGGGGTTTCGTTTACGCAGAAGAGGGAACTAGTCAGGCTCACACTGTAGGTTTTTTAGATGGTGATGGATCTTGGGCGGCTCGGCACGTAAAAGATACTTCTTGGGACTTTAGAATTAATGATAGTATCAAGATGTTTATTGATGCTGGCGGTGGCGTTGGTATAGGTACTACAAGCCCTCAAACTAAATTGCATATTTATGATACAGATGCTACAACAGCTTTAATAAGTTCAAATACTAATGCGACGAATGGTTCTTATTTAAGATTAGTTGAAGGTGGAGATGATTTTGCTACTAATGGTTACCTTGGTGGTTATATTAAATATAACGGTGATTCTAATTTAATTCAGATCGGTCGCCATACTGCAAGTAACACTACTTTAAGTGATGACATACCAGTTATCACTATACCAAGATCAGAAACTAAAGTAGGAATAAATAAACTAGCTCCATCAACAGCACTGCATATTGGCGGTAAAGTAACTGTAGATACAATAGATACAGATAATAGTTTAACTAGCTTCTTAGTTGTTGATGGTAACGGAGAAATTCATAAAAGAACCAGCGGAGCTTCTGGAAGTAGTGGATCTTCTGGATCTAGTGGTTCTTCTGGATCAAGTGGGTCTTCTGGATCAAGTGGATCTTCTGGGAATGATGGTGCTTCTGGATCAAGTGGATCTTCTGGAAATAGTGGTACTTCTGGATCTAGTGGTTCTTCTGGTTCAAGTGGGTCTTCTGGATCAAGTGGATCTTCTGGGAATGATGGCGCTTCTGGATCAAGTGGATCTTCTGGAAATAGTGGTACTTCTGGGTCTAGTGGCTCTTCTGGTTCAAGTGGGTCTTCTGGATCAAGTGGATCTTCTGGGAATGATGGCGCTTCTGGATCAAGTGGATCTTCTGGAAATAGTGGTACTTCTGGGTCTAGTGGCTCTTCTGGTTCAAGCGGTTCGAGTGGGTCTTCTGGTTCAAGTGGGTCTTCTGGATTATTAAGTCTTTCAGGAACCACTGATAATGGCATAATAACCTTAAATGGCTCTGCTCCTAATGGTACTGTTGAAAGCAATTTAACTTTTACTAGTAATACTTTAAATTTAAATGGAAGCGCAGCAGAAGCTAAGATAATAGTAAATTCTACTCTTAACGGGACCGGCTCATACTTAAGGCTTGTAGAAGGATCTGATGACGCAGCGTCAAATGGTTATCTTGGCGGCTATATTCAGTATGACTCTGATTCAAATTTAATAAATATTGGAAGACATAATGCTACAACAACAAGTCTTAGTGATGATAGCCCTGTTATACAAATAAGTAGAACTGATGGCAATGTCGGTATAGGCACTGCAAGTCCTAATAAAGAATTACATGTTATTGGGACTATAAGAGCTGCTGGAAATAGTGAAGCTTTTATTTCTAGTACTCCTTCTTCTAATTCTCAAGGTTACATTAGGATGTCTGATAATTCGGGTTCTAATAAATTAATTGAATTAAATTCTGTTGATTATTCAGGTGTTATAAGTGGTGGAACAATAAGCTTAGGACTTGGAGTTACAAGTTATGCGATTTTATCAGGGACCACTGTAAACGGTGGAGATTTAACACTAAAAGATCAAGGCGCTAGTACAACTATAACTTTAGACGGAAGCGCAGGTTCAATTACAACTACAGGTAAAGTAACTGTAGGCACAATAAATACAGATGCAAGTTTAACAGATTTCATAGTTGTTGATGGTAACGGTGAATTACACAAAAGAACTGGAGGCTCTGGATCTAGTGGAAGTTCTGGATCTAGTGGAAGTTCTGGATCTAGTGGAAGTTCTGGATCTAGTGGAAATTCTGGAACTAGTGGGAGTTCTGGATCTAGTGGAAATTCTGGAACTAGTGGGAGTTCTGGATCTAGTGGAAATTCTGGAACTGATGCATCAGTGGGTGGATCTAATGATCAATATGTTTATAGAACAGGTTCTACTTCGGTGACTTCAGGGTGTTTATGCCATGCTACAAATAAAGTAGTCGTAAATCAAGGGGCTGAATTTAAAGTAACAGGTCCAGCTGCTAGTTATAACACTCATTTTAATTATAATAACGGTGGGGCTAATTACATTACAAGTTGCGGGGATTGCACATTTATTCGAGGTTATAATGGATCGAGCGTATCAAATGGTGTAGTTGCAAGTTCAACTGGAGCTGTGGGGGTAGGAGGTAATCCAAGTAGTCAAGCTTTAAAAATACATGGAACTACATGCGCAACACAAGAAATTACTTCAAGTTCTTATATTTGTACCTGCGGTGATTTTTGTACTGATGGTGATGTATGTTGCACTTCGGATGCAAGGTTTAAAACAGATGTGGCACCTATAAGGCCAATAGGTGGATTAGCTTGCACAGTAATGTCAATGAGAGGAGTTGAGTATAAATGGAAAAATGACTCTCCAGCTGTAAAAGCTGATCCTGAAAAAATAAATAGATGTAATTTAGGTTTTATTGCTCAAGAAGTGGAAAAGGCTATTCCAAGCGCAGTTTCTTGTGGTAAAGGCGAATATTTTGAAGATGAAAGAAAAATTAGTACAGGTGGAATATTGGCTATGTTATTAGAATTAGTTAAAGAACATCAATTAAAAATAGAAAATTTAGAAAAAGAAGTAAAAAATTTAAAAGGTATTGTTGAAAAAATGCAATAATCTTTTACTATATACTATATTATATAATATTATGGAAAACGAAGTTAACGTAAAATTCAATCTAAATGAGGCGCAAGTTCTTATTCAATTATTAGATATTGCAGTAAGAGCTCAAGGACTTAACGCAGCGGAAGCTGGAGTTATTCTAAGTAAAAAAATTCAACAAGAATTTCAAGCAGCAGGAGGAGATGCTAGTATTTTAAACCCTAATGCTACTACTTCAGGTGAAGCCGGTTCTGGACCTTCAGGCCCAGCAAATAGTGAGGTAACATTTTCTGGCCCTGCAGATGTTGGTGGATCTGGTCCTTCTGGGCCTTCTGCTTGTTAAAATAAGCAATAAATAGCAAATAAATGGCAGCTCTTTTAGGGTTGCCATTTTTTTTATTTTTAGTGTAATATAATATGTAAAATAGCCATGTACGAGTACAAATGTGAGTTAATAAGAGTAGTAGATGGTGATACTGTTGATGTGATTATAGATGTTGGTTTTTCTACATTTAAAAAAGAAAGAGTTCGTTTGTATGGAATAAACACACCTGAGTGTAGAACAAGAGATAAAGAAGAAAAGAAAAAAGGTTTAGCGGCAAAAGCTAGATTGAAAGAAATACTAAAAGAATTTGGTAAACACTTTATCATAAAAACAGAAATAGATAAAAAAGGTAAATTCGGAAGAATACTCGGCCAGATTTATGATTTAGATATGCAAAGTTGCGCAAATGATATGCTAGTAATAGAAGGACACGCAGTAGAATATTTCGGAGGCTCTCGTTAATTAGAAAAATTTTATGGGAAAAATAACAAGAAATAGAGTAATGTATGCGGGTACTGATATTTTGGTATCAGACGCACCAAGCTGGTCATCGCAAACTAATTTTTCCAACTTAAAATTATTAAAAAGAGTGCAGAATAGTTCTATTTCTATATCTAATCCAGTCAGTAGATCTAGACAAGTAGGCGCTAGCGATTTCGCTTTTCAAAAATACACAGAAACACCACAGATTGAAGTTGGTATTAGTTATTATTTAAGTGATAATTCTAACGAGTTGTTATTAGGTTTAGTTGCTGACAATACTTCTGGAATATTTTCTAATTTCAGAGAGTCTGGTGGAGATAGAAATTTATATTTTATTTTAACTGATGAAGATGGTCAAGATGCAGATTCTATTACTGATGCTGTAGGTTTAGATGTTTTTGCTGTTGGCAACGCTTTCTTAAGTAATTATTCTTTAAATGCTCAAGTAGGAGATTTACCTAGTGTAGATTTATCTTTTGATTGCGTAAATATGACTTTTGATAATTATGCTGGTACGGGGCCTAATGGTAGTCAAGTTCCAGCTATTAATTTACCTCAAGGATCTAAATCCACAGAAAAATATTTACTTAGTGGTTATAATTTTAATTTAAATAATTATTTATCTCATCAATCAAATAGAGCTGCAGCTTTGCAGCCGGGAGATATAAATTTACAATTAGAGCAGCCTATAATGGGTGGCGTTCGTTATTCTGGAGAATCACCAGCTAACATAACATCTATGCAAATAAACTTACCTATAGGAAGAAAAGATTTAATAGGTTTTGGTAGTAATTTTCCTTTTGATAAAAGAATAATATTTCCTGTTGTTGGAACAGTTGCTTTCGAAGGTTATATTGATGAACCTGTTACTGGAGATTTTAGCAATATATTTGATGATGAAAGTGATTATGATTTAGTTTTCAATTTCAAAAAAACTGATGGTTCTACTGGTTTCAGGGTTGAGATAGATAACGCTAGAGTTGAGTCTCAATCTTTTTCTCAAGCTGTTGGAGATAATATGACTTTTTCTTCAGAGTTTTCTTTTTCTGTAGGAGCAGAACATGGTTTTAAAATTAGTGGATCATCTTCTTTATTTGTTGATGACGACGATGCTATAAGCTTTTTAGATGTTGTTCAAGAAAAAAATACTACTGTTAGAAGTGGTGTTAATAAGTTTGTCAAAGCTTTAAAAACAGAAGGGCTTTGGAATAAAATGTCAGGAATTTATCCTTTAGTCGGAGAAACTTCTTATTATGGTTATAATTTAAAAGATCCAAGAAATTCTAACGACGCATATAGATTAACATTTTCAAGCGAAGATACTAAAAGGGAAAATGGTTATATTAAATTTGAAGGCGAACATGATTATGCTAATACTTATTTCAATCCTACTACTAATTTAACTGGAACTCCGGTTCATATATCTGCTTTAAGTATTTTGGATCAAAGTTCAGCTACTGCAGATATAGGATGTATAGAAACAAGTAGAACATCATACCCAAGGTTAGCTTTGTTTTTAGATTATGCGGGTGATCCAAATAATGATGCTTTATTTGATTTTTATAACCCGCAGACAAGAATAACAGTAGACGAAGTTAATAGTAAAGCTTTTTATATTGCCAGTAGACCGACAAGTACATCAGCTTTTCTTTCTTTATATAATACAAGTGAAACACCTACAAAGACAAATACAGCTACTTTTGCAGAAAATGCAACTAGCGTTCCTAACCTAAATGTTTTTGTCGGGGCAGCAAATGTAGCAGGATCTCCAGAACAAAATGCTGACGCTGATAGGCAGTATGGATTTTTGTCTATCGGAGATGGGTTAACATCTGCAGAAGCTACTGAATTATATAAAGCTTTAAAGGATTTTCATTCTGACATAGGTAGGGATTTTGGCATATTTAGCTGAAATCAATATCTACATTTTTAGAGTTAACTTTTGGTGATTTATCTTTTAAATGTTTTTTACCAGTTCGTTTTTCGTAATTATCAAAATGTTTTCTTTTAACTGGATCTTCGCCGCCATTTAAAGCAGCCCTTCTTTCTGAAAGTTCATTAGAATAATCTAATAAATCTCCATAAGTCCCTTTCATGTCTCTAGTTTTGGTTACAAATCTATTGTTATCGAATGGATCTACAACTTTTGAGTTTCCTATATTAACTTGGGGTAGGTCGTAAATACGTTCCCAAAAATCTTCATCTCCATTTTCTCCTTTATAGTGTGCATAATCTTTCATGGGCATATCAATCTCTATAATTTCATTAGTTTTTTTATTTCTAAAACAATATATCATATTTTATTATACACTTACCTATAAAAAATTAAAGCGCAGCTTTTACTGCGTTTTTTGTATTAAGTTATTTCAATGACTTTTTGTTTTTCGTATTTTTTAGGTATGTTTATTTTTAACAAACCGTGATTCATTTCAGCTTTAATGTTGTTGTAATCGTACTCATTGTCTAAAAGTTCATAATAATCTTCTAAATTAATATTAAAAGAATCTTTGTTATCTACCTTCACGCTGATTGCGTTGCTTTTAGAAAACACTTTAACATCGTCTTTAGATTTACCCGGAAGTTCGAAGTTAAAAATGACTTCTTTTTGTGAAGGTTCGTACGTATATCTGATTGTTTGATGATTATACCACATAGTTATATTCCTTTTAGCATTTCGTGTGCCAACTTTTTCCGTCGTTTTTGGCAGTAAAAAGATTTTTCTAGGGTTTTTATGTCTCATACTGTCTCTAGATGTTTCAGAACTGACTCAGTTGTTTTTTTGTAAGTAAATTGTTTTTGAAGTTTTAACCCTTCAGCGTTTTCTTCCTTAGCTTTAGATGCGCTATCTAATATAGCAGATTCCATTTCTTCATCTGTTATATCAAAAAATTCTCCCTGATTAAATGAAGCGCCTTTTTTGAAAAACATACCATCTTCACAATTTTTTAATTTAGATGGTTCAATTAATATGCTATTTTTTTCTGTAGCCCAATCTTTATGAGCTGTAGCATTCATGACAACGCTCCATTTGCCTAAAGCTGTAGCGTTAAAAGCTGGCAAATTCCAACCTTCACCACCACTTAACCCTGTTAAATCAATATCTATGCTATTTAAAAAATCATTTACTTCTGTATTAGTTTGCATGTGAGGAACTAGATTAAGATTATTATAAACTTTGCCCTCTAAAATTTTAAACATTTCATTTTGGAAAGTAGCTTTATCCATGAATTGGTTAGATATTGCGCATGAAAGTTGATACTTAGAATCGTTTCCAAAAATTTTCAACCATGTTTTAATAATTCTAGCAGTGTTTTTTCTTTGTTCAAATTTACCCATCAATCCAAAATGAGTTTTTTCTGGCAGATACACTCTATCAGTAATATGAAAATCTTCATCAAAACCTAAAGGAACAAAATGAACATTTTCAATTCCGTTAAGTTCAAATATATTTTTGCTATAATTAGATGAAACAAAAACATGGTCTTGCATTTTGAGAAGGTTTGTTTCAATTTTAGTTAGTTCAGAAGTTTCGTGAAAAGTAAAAAGACCTTGATTTTTTGTTATCCTCGTTTCTGAGCCATGGATATGCCAAAGTTTTAAGGTCGGCATGTCTTTTTGCATTTTGTCGTATCTTTCGTTTGTATTTTTTTGGAGATAACTAACGAAATCTTGTTTGACTTTATCAAACGCTTGCATTTGAGTTTTGTCACCAATAGGAAAAAAACATAAATCTATTTCTTTTTTGTATAACTCTCTTAGTATGTTGTAAGTAACATTGCCAAAAGAAAGATTGTTAATTGGAGCGTTAACTAGAAGACTCATATTTTGTTTTTATGTTTTTAGATATTTTTTTTAAAGCTGTGTTATGTATGTTTATACATCCTTGAATACTTAGGTTCATTTTTTTGCTTATTTTTCTCCAAGGCGTTAGTTTTCGTAAGCCGTCATATCGCATTTTAAAAATTTTACGAACTCTAGTATCAGGATGTTTTTCTAATTCTAAATCGAAAAAAGAAAGAACTTCTTCTTCAAAATCAAAATCTTTTAATGAGTGAGTTGATTTTACCTTTTCTAAAGAAATTTTAGACTCGTCTATTTCTACGTATTTATTATTCTTTTTATTTTTATTAGCAGCATTCAAGCATTTCCATTTTGCTTCATTGCCTAAAAACGTAGAAAATTTAGCGCCCCTATCTCCGTCGTATCTTAATGCGGAGTTGTAAATAGCTATAGCTTTATCGTTTATAATGTCTTCTCTTAATGATGGGTAGGGGCAGTGCCTCATGTAAGAGTTTACAATATCTAAATATATTCCTGAATGACGTTCAATCAGCTTTTTTAGTGATTGCTCAGTGTTTACATCTTCTTTTATGTTGTTTACTAAATCTATGTCACTTAAATTTTCCATATAAAGACCATCCGTTTTCACGGAAAAGATCTGATATACGTCTTGTGCAAGTGCGCTTTTCATCGCTGAAATTTTTCCATTTCAGCCTGTAATCAGAGAGTTTTTTTACTATAGGGTCATTTGCTTTTTCCTCAAAATTAGCTGGTTTAATTCCATATCTTGATAAATGAATAACATAACCGCCTAAATTTTTAATCCAATTAACTTCGTTTTCATATCGAACATCCGATATGATTGTTATTATATTGTTTTTTATATTTATTTCTACTCTCTTTTCAATTTTTTTTATCCAAAAATCTTTATTTATTTTGTTTCTGCAAACATCTGTCCCGTAAGTCACTAATAATGGTCTTATTATGTCTTTTTCCTTTGTGTCTTCTGTGAAAGCAGATATATTTAATTTTTCTTTCAGAAAATCATCAAGATCTAACTTCATCGCTGAAGCGAAAGATACTCTTGCAGGAACAGTGCCGTTTTTTTCTAATTTAGAGACTAAATGTTTAGCTAAAGTATCTTTACCGCATCTAGCTACACCAGATATACCGAAAAGTAATGGTATATCATTGAATACTATTTTTCTTCTTTTTATGATTCTGAAATTATGAGTCAGCATGAATACTCTAAGGTCTTAAGGTCTTGAGAAATTTGTTGAGAGATTCTTTAGAAATTTATAAAGAGTTGCTTGAGAACAAGTTATGAATAACTTTTGATGGTTAATATCTTCACTGCGTTCAGATATTAAGAGGACTTTTTGTCTTTGTCAAGAAAAAAGTTCCTCAGATCTAACAATTCTTTTGATAGTGAGAAAAACCCACAATCTGCTAATATTTCAGGCGTTGAAAAAATTTCTATTTCTAGATTGTCGTTAGTCACTTTATCCACACTCATAACAAAAGATAATTGTGTATTTTCTCCGAATTTTTCTATGATTTTCTTTAACCCCTCTGAAGCAGCTTCAGAAGGACCATGAGATAAAACCATAGTTTCTACACCTCCACATTGGACTCTAAAAAAATAATCTTGACTTTTTTGATCTCTAAACATAAAATTATATTAAGCATATATAATGTCTTCTGTCAATAAAAAAATATTATGGGTTTCTGATTTTAATTTGGACACAGCGCCGGGTGGCGCTCAAAGAAGTGACGAATTGATCATTGAGAAAGGCAAGCTCCAAGGCTTTTCAATAAAAAAAATAACTAGGGCTGATGTTTTAGATGTAGAAAACTTTGATGACTTTAACACTTTAATATCATCTAATGTCACAGTTATAATCAACGAAAACCCTGAAATAATTAACAAAATAGCTTCTCACGATAATCATATAAGATTAGAGCATGACTCAAACGAACACATAACTGAAGATGAAAGAAAATTACTTTTTTCGAATTGTAAAAAAACCATCTTCTTAACAGATTATCACTACAGTTTTTTTAAAGAGCTTTATGGAGACATTTTTCAAAACGTAAAGATTGTTTATGATCCTATAGACAACTCTGTTTTTAAAGATTGCCGACAAGAAAGAGAAGATAAGATACTTTTTGCTGGTTATTTGCACGAAGCCAAAGGAGCGGATACTTTTTTTGAATATGTTTTAGATAACCCAGATAAAGAATTTGTTATAGCTGGATTTAGCAGCTCAAAAATATATCATATATTAGCTGATAAATTACCTAATGTTAAATTCTTAGGCACTGTTGACTATGAAAAAATGCCAGAAGTTTACAATAAGTATGAATCTATGTTTTATACGCCTATTGTAAGAGAGCCTTTTTGTAGATCTGTAGCAGAAGCGGCAATGTGTGGTATGAAAATTTTAACAAATAAACAAGAAAGGATTGGAAGTTTACAGGAAATAAAAAAACATGGAATAGAAAAGTTTTCTGAAAAATGTAAAAATGCATCATCTAAATTTTGGGAGGTAATAAATGAGTGATATTTCAGTAATCTTAAATTGTTTTAAAAGACCACAGTATTTAGAAGAGCAATACAAAGCTTTAGAAGCTCAAACTATTCAGCCTAAAAATATATTTATCTGGCAAAATAAAGGTGACTTAGAAAATTTTAAACCTATTAATGATTATGTAGCTTCGAATTGTGCTACAGCTGTATCAAATTGTAATTTTGGCGTTTGGGCTAGATTTGCATATGCTTTAAATTGCAGAACAAAATATGTTTGTGTTTTTGATGATGATACTATACCGGGATCTAAATGGTTAGAAAACTGTTACAACACTATTCAACAACATGAAGGATTACTTGGCACAATAGGAGTTATTTTCAAAGATTTAAATTACCACGGGTATCACAGATTTGGCTGGGATAACCCAAATGAAAAAGTTGAAAAAGTAGATATTGTTGGACATAGCTGGTTTTTTAAACGCGAATGGTTAGGCGCATATTGGAGAGAAGCCGCTCTTCCTTTACATTATCTATCTGGAGAAGATATTCATTTTTCATATTCTATACAAAAGTATTTGAATCTTAATACTTATGTCCCCCCTCATCCAGTAAATGAACCAGAACTTTGGGGCTCAAAACCCGGCTTAGGCTGGAAATACGGAGTAGATTCTGTTGGCATATCTTGTAATTTTCATGGAAGTCATTTCGGAAAAAACTTACAACATTACAAACAAAAAGGTTTTAAGTTTATGGAGAATCTATGAAAATTTTAGCAGTTTACGGAACTAGACCAGAATACCTTAAAATTAAACCATTATTATTTCGATCAAAAGGACTAATAAAAAGTTGCCACGTAAAACAGCATACAGATATTATTGATTTCGGTAATCCTGATTACACTATCACATTATATCAAAATTGTAAAAGTAGGTTAAATAATGTTTTTGGAGAAATTTTTCACAAAACAGAAGATATTTATAAAAGCTTTGATGCCGTACTAGTTCAAGGCGACACAGCCACAGTTGCTGCTTCAGCTATATCTGCATTCAACTTAAAGAAAAAACTTATATATTTAGAATCAGGCCTTCGAACAAATAACATAAAAGATCCTTTTCCAGAAGAAGGTTATCGTCAAATGGTTTCGAGAATAGCTAATATTAATTTTTGCCCTACTTCTTATTCTGCATCAAATCTTTACTCAGAGCAAACCAAAGGAAAAATACACGTTGTTGGAAATACAGTTTTAGATAATATAAAAAAAGACAGAAGCGAGACCTCTTATGGAAACACTTGTTTGATCACCTTACACAGAAATGAAAATTTAAACGTTTTAGATTTATGGTTAAACGAGATAGAAAGATTTGCATCTAATCATCCTGAAATTGAATTTATTTTTCCTGCGCACCCAAATCCAATTATACTAAAAGCTTGCGAAAATCTTAAAAAAATAAAAGTTGTCAAACCTCTACAACACGGTGACTTAATTGATATATTAAAAAAATGTAAATTTGTTATTACAGATTCTGGAGGCATACAAGAAGAAGGCTGTTTTTTAAATAAAAAAATAATTGTTTGCAGAAAAACCACAGAAAGACCAGAGGGTATACCAACTGGACATATTGTAATGTGTGAGGACCCTAAAAATATTTATGAAAAGATTGAAAAAGTGAATGATAATTTTATTATCATCGAGTGTTGCCCATACGGAAACGGTAATGCTAGCGAAAAAATACTTAATATTTTAAACATAAATGTCTAAATGCGTTTACATAACTGGATGTTTTGGGTTCATGGGCTCTTATGTAACAAGACTAGCTCTTGAAAAAGGTTATTACGTAAGAGGCATCGATAAATGTACTTATGCATCAAGAAGAGAACCTTTATTTAGAGAATTTTCTCATTATAAAAATTTTTATTTTGAACAAAAAGATATACGCGACATCAAATCACTTTTTGATTGCGATTACTTCATAAATACAGCTGCCGAAACGCATGTAGGAAACAGTATTGTTGAGAGCAATACTTTCATGAGGTCGAATATAGATGGAGTTTACTCTATATTAGAAGCTTTTAAAAATTACAAAGTAGAAGGAAACAGAAAGCCGATATTTTTTCATTTCAGCACTGATGAAGTTTATGGTGATATAAATAATGGCAGTTTTAAAGAAACAGATTTACTAAAACCTAGTAATCCTTACTCCGCAACAAAAGCTGCTGGAGATATGCTTATAAAAGCTTGGCATAGAACTTATGATATTGATTATATCTTATTAAGACCATCAAACAATTATGGTATAGGTCAATATATAGAAAAATTAATTCCTAAAAGCGTAAAATACTTAAATTTAGGAAGAAAAATACCTTTACATAATAATGGATCTCCTGTTAGAGGTTGGCTTCACGCAAAAGATACGGCTTCAGCTGTTATACATCTAATCGAAAAAGGCGTTAAAAATCAAATTTACAACATATCAGGCAACTACTACGATACGAATCTAAACATTAGTAAAAAAATAATTAAAACTTTTAATGAAGATGATAATTATGAAAAATATTTAGATTTTTCCTACTCACGTAAAGGTCAAGATGTTAGATACAGTGTTGATGATTCAAAATTGAAAGAAACAGGGTGGGAACCTGTTTGTGTTTTTGATGAAGAACTTTCTTCTATTGTACATTTCTATAAGGAAAATTATATATGGTAAAAAATTTCACAAAAGAATTTGATAAATTTTTAAATTTAATTAAAACTGATGAGCCTTTTAGTTTTACTAGATTTTCAGATGGCGAAATAACTATACTAAGAGATCAACCTGTTGTTTTAGCAAGCAACTATTTTATTCAAGGAGATTTGCACGGAGAAAATAAAAATTTTGTACCAGAAGGAACTTATAACAAAGAAGAGCAAAAAGAATTTTTACCAGAAAAACATCAATTTTTTAGAAAAAAACTTTTAGAATCTTTCCTTTTTGAAAAACATAATTATTTTAAAGGTATACCTGCTCAAAACTGTTTAGATAATGGAGCTTCTTGGAAATTCTGCGTAGACTTGTATAACGAAAATGATATAGAGCATTTAAGCTTTGCAAGCGTAATGATAAATGATAATTACAAAAGGTTTATTAGAGAAATGGTGCCTGAATTTTCTAATAAAAAAGTCGTTCTAATTGCTAATGAAAATTCAAATGTAGCAAATTTACCTTTTTGGTTAGTTAAAATGTTTAGTGTTGGATCAAACTGCATGGTGAATAATTACTATTTAATAGACGAAATAAAACAATGGATTTCTGAAAAAAATATTGAAAATCATTTATTTTTATTTTCAGCTTCATCTTTAAGCAATCTTTTAGGTTACGAACTTTATAAAGATTACGGCAATAATCAATATCTAGATATAGGATCATCTTTAGGACCGCTTTTAGGCTTAACCGGATGGCGCGGAAGTAGACATTATTTAAATCTTTATTGGTCAAACCCTAAAAACCCACCTAAACAAGAAATAGATGATTTATGGAACTAAGATTAGTCAATTGTGATACAATTTTCTGGATTAATATTTTACAAATTAGAAATAAAGATAAAAAATGCTTTATTAACCAGAAAGAGATAGAAATCGAAGATCATTTTAATTATATGCTTTATAATTCTAAGTTTTATGAAGTTTGCCTCGTTGATAATGTTTTTGCCGGATTTGTTGGATTAGTTAACGGAGATCTCAGAATAGGTGTTTCCGATCAATTCAAGCAAAAAGGTGTTGGTAAATTTATGCTTGAAAACTTTAAAGGATTCAAAGAGGTCAAACAGGTAAAAGTTAAAATTGATAACGAAGCTAGTATAAAGTTATTTGAATCATTTAATTTTAAAAAAGATTTGTATATCATGAAAAGGCAATCAGACACTAAATGAAAAATTATAAAATTAGATTTATAAATCATGCTTCATTTTCCATCGAATGGAAAAATGATTTTCTTTTAATGGACCCATGGTATACCGGAAGAATATTTAATGATTCTTGGTCGCTTCTTCAAGATACTAATATTCAAGAAATTGAAGGCATAGAAAAGATCAGTTCAATAATAATAAGCCACGAACATCCAGATCACTTACATTTCCCTACTCTAAAAAAAATCAAACAGAAATTTCCAAATAATAAAATAACTTTGTATTTTCCATTAAGAAAAGATCCCAGCGTTAAAAACGCTATTGAAAAAATAGGATTTGAATTTCAATATCTGCACCCCTCCACCCCAACCACAGTAAAAGAAGATTTATCATTATGTTCCTTTCCTACAGGTCACGATTCAGGTATAATTTTTGATTTAAAAGATAAAATATTATTAAATCAAAACGACGCTTATTTTACCGATTTAGAAATAACTCAAATAAAAAGAATTTATCCTTCTATAGATTATTGGTGGATGCAATTTAGCCTAGCCGGATATTACGCGAACAAAGAAGATAAAGAAGGAATGAAGTCTAAAGGCCATGATTTTCATATCGAAAGATTTAGGCATTATCAGGATTTGATTAAACCTAAAGTATCCATACCTTTTGCCTCGTTCTGTTATTTTTGCAAACATTACAATTCCTACATAAACGATTATGCGGTCAAACCTTGGCATCTGTATAGGGAAAATTATTTTCAGCGTACGCTTTTTTATAATCAACAATTAGAAGAAGGCTGCGAACCTGATGGGTATAAAGACGGCAAAAGTAATTCAGATCTAGAATGGGAAAAAGTTTATTTAAAAAATCTTAAAATTGATTCGCCACCCCAAAAAGTAAGCTTAGAAAAGCTTATATATTCAGCCAATAAACTTTTTGACACAAATGACACGAAAGGAGGGCCTTCTGGTTACTTTTTTCTTTATGATTACCCTGATTTTTGTTTGTATTTAGATTTTAATAATAAACACTGTTTTATATCTAATAAAATACATGATCCAAACATTATTGCGGGTATTACTTCAAGCGAAGAAATTCACTCATATTTAAAATTTCCTTGGGGCGCAGATACTTTAAATGTAACCGGCTGTTTTGAAATAAGGAATGAATCAATTTGGAGGGGAATGTTACAGTATAGAGATTTTTTATATAAAAGAGGAGTTGCCCATTAATAAAAATTTATACCATAAAAATGAGAAATCCTTTTGAAATAGTTGAATGGTTCGAAGAAGCTGTGGCTGAATACACCGGATCGCCATACGCTATCGCTTGTGATAGTTGCACGGATGCAATTTTTCTTTGTTGCAAACATTGTGAAGTTCAAGGCTCCACCATAACTATACCTTCTAAAACTTATATCTCCCCTCCCCAATCTATTCTTCAAGCTGGCGCTAAATTAAAATTTGAAGATATCAAGTGGAGCGGTATTTATCAACTTGAACCTTTTCCGATTTACGACTCCGCTAAACGTTTTACATCTGGAATGTATATCCCGGGATCTTATATGTGTTTATCTTTCCACCATAAAAAACCTTTAAAAATAGGTAAAGGTGGAATGATTTTAACAGATAACAAAAAAGCTGTAGAAAATATAAAAAAATTAAGATATGAAGGTAGAAGTATAGGTGTACCTTTTCAAGATGATGATTTAGGAGACGGAGGTTGGAACATGTATATGACTCCAGAACAGGCAGCAAGAGGATTAACCCTTTTAATGGCTTACCCAAAACATGCTAAAGATCAAATCGAAGATCCACCTTATAGAGATTTAAGAACATTTAACCTATTTAAACAATGAAAATTGCCCTTTGTCTGCATGGAAAGTTCGACTCACTTACCGACTCATTCTCTAAAGGAAATGATGGATACAAACATATAAAAAACCGAATACTATCAAAGTGTGAGCCTGATATATTTGTTCACTCTTGGGACGAACACGAAAAAGAAAATATTATAAATTTATACAACCCTAAAACTTATAAATTTGAAAAACAAATAAACTTTAACCAATTAACACAACACTTAGATGTTATACCGAATCCCCCCAGAACCCCTGATACTATTTTATCTCACTTTTACTCTGTATCTGAATCGATCAAGCTAGCTTGCGAGCAAGATAATTACGATATTGTAATAAAAGCTAGATTTGATTTAGGCAGAATTAATAGAAGAACATCAGGACCTCATAACTCAGATAATCCATACCCGGTTCAATGCATAACTTTTAATCCTGAGTTGAACATGAATCAGCTACATATGGCAAATTGGCAGTATTTAGATTCCGATGGGCCTGCTGATATGTGGTTTTATTCCAGCGGTAAAAATATGAGCCATCTAAAAGATTTGTACAAATTTACTTTAAAGTGTTTTGACCTAAATAGTGTTCATGCAAAATCCTTAAATACATTAAACGATTTACCCAATGCAATTAAGCTTTATAAAGCTTTCTTTATAGAAAAAAAACTTTGGCAAAAAAAGAATTTAATAAATACAATTTTCGAATGAATCATTTAAACACTTATATTTCAAACTTAGATACTTTTTATCACGAAGGAACCTCTAATCATGAGGAGCATAATGCTAACCCTAATTATTTTACTCAACTCTTAAAAAAAATAACCAGCGACCCAAAAAAATGGGAAAATAAAAACGTTTTAGATTTTGGGTGCGGTAAAGGTCGAAATGTGATAAATTTAAATAAATTAACAAAATGGAAGTCTATTGATGGAGTAGATATATCAACAGAAAACATAAAGCACTGTAAAGAAAATAATAAATTACTAAATAGTAAATTTTTTAAAAATAACGGGCTAGACCTAAAAGACCTAGAAAGTAATTACTACGATTTTGTAATGTCAACTATAGTTTTTCAACATATACCCTCAAGGGAAGTTCGCTTGAATCTAAAAAAGGAAATATATAGAATTTTAAAAGTAGGGGGTAGTTTTTCATTTCAGATGGGGCACGGTGATACAGTTGACATAAGATATAATCACTCTAGCTATAAAGATGACGCATTCGACAAAGTAGGATCAAACGGAATGTGCGATGTACAAATAACGCCAGAGACCGAAAAAAATTTAATTAACGATTTAGCTAATATCGGTTTCAAAAATATTGAAATTTATGTTACAGAGTCTTTTAGCGATGATAGCCACCAAAACTGGATATACATCCACACAGAAAAATAATGTTTAAATTTTTTATACATACACATACTGACTGTAGAGATATATGGGCCGCTTTTTTCGGGCGAGTTAGCAAATATTTCCCTAACCATGAAAAGAGCGTTTTAGTTAATAAACTTGATCCTTTTTTCAATGGTTACAATACTATTATTTACGAACCGGATTTAGATTATACTAGTCGAATAAAAAATAGTCTTAAAAATTTTGGAGATGAGGTAATATTATTCACTCATGAAGATATGATTCTTTATAACGAACCTGCTTATAATACATTAAATGAGTTTTGCGATTTAATTAGAAATGACAAAGCTGATTTTATTAAACTTTTAAAATGCGCAAATGTTGTAGGCGAGTATTATTTTCCTCCGTCAGATGTACACCCCAACTTGACCTCTTGCGAAAGGCAATACTCTTTTACTATCCAACCAACTTTATGTAAAGCTTCCAAGCTTTTAGATGTTTTTAGTTCTTGTTCCCCTACGAATATCTGGGACTTTGAGCGCAAAATAGATTCTATCTTTACTAATTTTATTCATAATAAATGCTTTATGTCTTCTTTTGAAGATGAAGCAAAAAGAGGTCAAGCACATTGGGACTCTAAGTCATACCCGCATGGCAATATGATTTTTAAAGGCAAGTGGACTTATAACGAATATAGCAAGGAGATAGACAGTTTATGCGAAGAGTACGGCATTGATTATAAAGTTAGAGGGACAGCATGAAAAAGCTAATCATTTTTGACTTAGATGGAGTACTAATTGATACGAAGGACATACACTACGAAGCTTTAAACGAAGCCTTGAGTCATGTTGGTTCAGAATACGTAATTAGCCAGTCAGAACACATCTCTATTTATGATGGGTTAAGTACGAACGAAAAGCTTTACACGCTTTCTAATAAGAAGTTTTTGCCGCATTCCCTTCATGAACAGATCTGGACTGAAAAGCAAAAAATAACAAAAAGTAAACTAGATAATGTTCAACAAAGTCCGAAACTTATAGATATATTTAAATACTTAGAAAGCAAAGGTTATCTAATAGCTTGCTGCTCGAATTCTATTAGAAAAACGGTTTATCAAATACTTTCTCAATTAGGGATAGTTAAATATTTTGACTACCTTGTTTCAAACGGAGACGTAACTAACCCAAAACCTCACCCAGAAATGTACTGGAAAGCAATGTGCGCTTTGAAAATCACCCCAGAAGACACTATAATTATAGAAGATTCTCCGACAGGTCTTCTCGCGGCACAAAGAAGCGGAGCTAAAGTATGCCGGGTAAAAGATTCTAAAAATTTAACATTAAACAAAATAATTAATTTTATGGTAACTGAAGAAAAAGTAAACCCTAAATGGCAAGATGAAAATCTCAATGTTTTAATCCCCATGGCTGGAGCAGGAAGTCGTTTTGAAAAAGCTGGTTATGCTTTCCCTAAACCTTTAATTGAAGTGAAAGGAAAGCCGATGATTCAAGTAGTTGTTGACAATCTGAATGTTGAAGCTAATTTCATTTTTATTGTTCAAAAAGATCATAAAGAAAAATACAATTTAGACTCCGTATTAAATTTAATCGCACCTAATTGCAAAATAGTTGAAGTAGAAGGCCTAACAGAAGGCGCTGCATGTACTACGCTACTAGCAAAACAATATATAAATAATAATAAGCCTTTAATTATGGCAAATTCGGATCAGTTCGTCGAATGGTCATCAAGTAAGTTCATGTACAAGATGCAAGAACAAGATCTTGATGGAGGAATATTATCATTTATTTCTACTCACCCTAAATGGTCTTACGCCAAAGTTGACGAAAATAATTACGTAACTGAAGTTGCAGAAAAAAACCCTATTTCTGATTGCGCTACGGTTGGTGTTTATTATTGGAAGAAGGGGAGCGATTACGTTAAATACGCAGAACAAATGATCAATAAAGATATCAGAACAAATAATGAATTTTATGTTTGCCCAGCCTTTAATGAAGCCATTAAGGATGGTAAGAGAATTTCTATTTTTGAAATCCAAAACATGTGGGGCCTTGGGACTCCAGAGGACTTGAATTATTATATAGATAATTATGACAGCAAACCTAAAACATGACTAAATAAATGAAGCTAATATCCCATAGAGGAAATATTGAAAAAAAGAAAAAAAACTTAGAAAATACTGTTAGTTATATAAATTCTGCACTTAGTTTAGGTTTCGATGTAGAAATAGACGTATGGCTCAATGAAGGTTTTTATTTAGGCCATGATGCTCCAAATAATAAAATCTCAATAAGCTACCTAAATAACTCTAAGTTTTGGGTTCATGCGAAAAACGGTCTAGCTTTTTACGAATTAATTAAAATAAAAGATTTTAAAGCAAATATTTTTTGGCACACAAATGAAGATTGGGTATTAACTAGTAAAAAAATAATATGGACTTTTCCAAATAAAGCTCTTTTCCCTAAGAGTGTGTGCGTGTTACCAGAAAAAGGATATAAAGGAGATATTAAATCTTGTTATGGAATTTGTTCAGATGAAATCATAAAATATAAAAACTTATGAAAATTTTAATAACAGGTATCTTAGGGCAAGATGGCGCTAACATGGCTGAATATTTATTAGCAAATACAGATGCTAAAATTTATGGCATGATGAGGCGATCAGCAAATCCAAATTATAAAAATTGCATCAATTTTATCAACAGCGAAAGATTTGAATTTATATATGGAGACTTAACTGACAGCGTAAGCATAGATGATGTGATTCAAAAAATACAGCCAAATTATTTTATTAATTTTGGCGCTCAAAGTTTTGTTGGATGCAGCTGGACAATTCCGCTTCAAACTTTTGAAACTAACGCTTCAGGAGTTTTAAGATGCCTCGAAGCTATAAGAAAATACAAACCTGATTGCAGATTTTACTCTGCCGGATCTAGCGAAGAATTTGGAGATGTTTCTTATAGTCCTCAAGATATTGAACACCCCATAAGACCAAGAAGCCCTTATGGTGCATCAAAAGCTTCAGCTAGACACAATGTAAAAGTTTATAGAGAATCTTATAACCTTTATGCCGTTCACGGCATATTATTTAACCATGAAGGCACAAAAAGAGGCGAAGAGTTTGTAACGAGAAAAATCTCTAAAGGTGTTGCAAGAATTTACCATGCGATAAAAAATAAAAAATCTTACGATCCGATTGAATTGGGGAATTTAGATTCTAAAAGAGATTGGAGCGATAGTGAAGATTTTGTTGATGGAGTTTGGAAAATGCTGAATCAAGAAAAACCTAAAGATTACGTTTTGTCTAGCGACGAAACCCATTCAATAAGAGAATTTGTAGAAAAATCTTTTGAAGAAGCCGGAATTGAAGGAGTCTGGCATGGGCAAAGAATAAATGAACAATTTTCTATTTCTAAAGATAGCTATCAGAAAATCAATGGACACTCTTCAATACTTGTAAAAATAAATGAAAAATTTTACCGCCCAGCTGAAGTAGATTTGCTGCTTGGAGATTCTACGCCGGCCAGACAAGAGCTTGATTGGAAACCTGAAATATCATTTGACAAATTAGTGTCAAAAATGGTAAGGTTTGACATAGACAATTTTGAAAAATAGTGTAAAATTAGAATTACAATGAGCCAAAATACCAGCATACTTTCTGAAGATTTTATCAGCAAATACAAAAATAAACAGCCTAATTGGGGGTTTAATGGTTTAGGGTATATAGTTTATAAAAGAACTTATGCTAGACTAAAAGAAGATAATACAACTGAAGAGTGGCACGAAACAGTTGCTAGATGCGTAGAAGGAGCTCAAAAAATAGGAGCAGGTTACACAAAAAAAGAAGCAGAAAAAATTTATGATTATGTTTTTAATCTTAAATGTAATTTTGCTGGCAGAATGTTATGGCAGTTAGGAACTTCAACTGTTGATAGATTCGGAGCTAACTCTCTTTTAAATTGTTGGTTTACCAGTATGAAAGAACCTAAAGCTTTTCTTTTTCTTTTTGAGAATCTGATGCTTGGAGGAGGAGTTGGTTACAGTATTCGCAGAGAAGACGTACATGAACTACCAAGAATCAAAAAAGATGTTGAAATAGAACATAAGCCAACAAAAGATGCCGACTTTATTATTCCCGATTCTAGAGAGGGCTGGGTTAAGCTTCTTCATCATTTATTAGAGGCTTACTTTGAAACGGGTAAAAGTTTTTCATATAGTACAATTTTAATTCGTGGTGCCGGAGAAAAAATCGAAGGGTTTGGAGGCAAAGCAAGTGGGCCTTCTATCTTAGTTGACGGTATTGAAAAAATTTGCTCAGTTTTTAAACAAAGAGAAGGCAAAAAATTAAGATCTATCGACGTATTAGATATTTGTAATATCATTGGCAGCGTTGTTGTTGCGGGTAACGTTAGAAGATCTGCTGAAATAGCTTTAGGTGATCCTGACGATATTCTTTATCTAAGAGCTAAAAATTGGGGTTCAGGTAATGTTCCTAATTGGAGAGCTATGAGTAATAACACGCTTTACGTTGATGATTATTCTCATTTGATGGAGGAGTTTTGGAAAAACGGATACGAAATAAACAAAAAAAGCGGTTTTGCTAATGGAGAACCTTACGGATTTTTTAATTTACCTCTTTCAAGAAAATATGGAAGATTAAAAGATGGTCCGATTAAAGATTCTGACATTTACCCTACAAAATCAGATAACGTTGTTGGAACTAATCCCTGTGGAGAAATTAGTTTATCTGATTATGAATGCTGCAACCTTTGTGAGTTATATTTAAATAATATAGAGTCTCAACAAGAATTAAATGAGTGCGCTAAATTATTATACAAGACTCAAAAAGCCATAGCAGCTCTTCCTTTTTTGCATGAAGAAACTAATGCAATTGTACATAAAAATATGCGCTTAGGACTTGGCGTAACAGGCATCTGCCAATCTTTACATAAAATTAAATGGCTTGATAAATGTTATGAAGAATTACGTAAATTTGATAAAAAATGGAGTAAAGAAAAAGGTTGGCCAGAAAGCATAAAACTTACGACAGTAAAACCTTCTGGAACTTTAAGCTTATTAGCTGGGTCAACGCCCGGAGTACACCCTGCTTATTCTAAACATTATTTAAGAACTGTCAGAATGAGCAGCAGTGACTCTCTGGTTCAAATATGCAGAGATTTAGGTTATAAAACAGAATTTTTGCTTAACTTTGATGGTTCTGAAAACAGAGATACCATTGTTGTTTATTTTCCATGCGAAACTCCAGACGGAGCTATTTTGGCTTCTGACATGGGAGTTATCAAACAGCTTGAAATGGTAAAAACTCTTCAAGAAAACTGGAGTGATAACGCAGTAAGCGTAACAGCTTATTATTCCCCTGAAGAATTAGAAGGCTTAAAAGGTTGGTTAAAAGACAATTACAAATCAGGAATTAAAAGCGTTTCTTTCTTACTAAGGCAAGAACACGGTTTCAAACAAGCGCCTTATCAAGAAATTGACGAAAAAGAGTATGAAAAGTTTAAATCTAAAGTAAAACCCTTATCTAATGTAAACATAACAGGTGAAGCTTTAGATGGACTAGAATGCGAAGGAGGAGCCTGTCCGATTAGATAAATTTAGACTTAATTCAGAAAGTTATTATTTTTTATTAAATAATTCAGAGCTTCATTAAGCTAAACCATAAAAAGCCACCTTTTAAGGTGGCTTTTTTATTTCCTCATTAAAATCCTCAAGTGTAATATACAGTATAATGGTTAAGATTTTATTAGATTTTTCTCAAAAAATATTAGCAGCCCAAAAGACTTACGACGGGAAAAAACGTAGCGAATTAAAAGATAGCGATTTTTTGTTCCCTAAAACCAGATCTTTTCCAATTGTTACCCCTGCTGATGTTCCAGATGCAATTTCTAATTTTGGAAGAATGAGATTAACAATGAGTTACGACTCATTTCTTAAAAAACTTTATAATTTCGCTAAAAACAAAGGCCAAAATTTTGTGGACGCTTTACCTTTAGCTTCAAAAGAAAAATTAGGCATCGCAGAAGCCGCAAAAAGAAAAGGGCCAAAAAGTTCTGCTCAAACTCCAGCTAAACCTGATGAGCGAAAAAAAGGCTCCAGCGTTAATAAACCCGGATCTGCAGGAACAAGTCCAGACGCTAAAGAAAAAGCTGAAAAAACCTTAAATAAAAAAGACGATAAAGAGTTAGTTTCCAAATCCTCTATTACATTTAGTGAAAAAGTAACTAATGCTTTAAAAAACAAAGTTAAAGAACATAATAATAAGTATTCTAAAAAAGTTACATTAGGTCAACTTAAAAAGGTTTATAGAAGAGGATTAGGAGCGTTTAGCTCAAGTCACAGACCCGGCAAAAGCAGAGCTCAATGGGCTATGGCGAGAGTAAATATGTTTTTAAAAATGGTAAGAGGCGGTAAAGTTAAAAAAGCTTATAGAAAAGCTGATCAAGATATAGCTAAATCCTAGTAATAATGAACGACGAAAAGGTAGATATTTTCTTTTTTGATGATTTTGAAGAATCTGATTTAACAGAAGCTATTTCTGATTTAAAACGTTTTGGTGTAAATGATAATGAATTAGATTTAGAGTACGAAGATTTGGATTAAAATGAATATTTCAGTTAACTTAAGCAATCAAATAAAAGCTTCTAAAGATAAAAAAGTCTTAAATAAGCCTTTTAGAACTCCTAAAGGGCCTAAAAAATTTTCCGTTTACGTTAAAAACGAAAAAGGAAATGTTATAAAAGTTAATTTCGGAGATCCAAACATGGAAATTAAACGCGATGACCCTAATCGTCGCAAAAATTTTAGAGCTCGTCATCAGTGCGATACAAACCCCGGCCCAAGGTGGAAACCTCGCTATTGGAGCTGTAAAATGTGGGAAAGTAAAAAATCAGTAACTGATTATTTATCTAAAGGCGGCATAGATGAAGTAATCCATCAATGGGATGGTATTACTTATTGGGAAGAAAAAGATTTATTGAAGGCTGCACCTTATTTAACCGAAGCCGAAGAAATAACAGAGGAAATAGAAGCGGATCATACAGAAATTATTGAAGATGCTTATCAAATGGCTGTAGGTCAATTAGCATTTATTTCTGATTTTTCAAAAGATTTATTAGATAGATTAAGAAAAAATCCTAGTTTAGCTTCCAAGTTAGAGCCTTGGGTTCAGAGCAAAATAACTATCATAGAAGATTATTTAGCTTCTGTTCATTCTTATATGGTATATCCATCAGAAGACAGCGATGTCGAAATGGAAAATGAGACAGGATTATCTAAAGGCATGAGGGTTATTAATATTAACCCTGAGTGTAAACATTACGGAAGCGAAGGAATAATTAGAGATATTTTAAATTTAACAGGTGACATGGGTAAAATTGTTTTATATGAAGTTATTAACGATGGACCTACCTACAAAAAGGGAGATGTTTTAAAGAAAACTATTGATCAACTTCAGCCTTTAGAAGCTTTCGCTAACGCTCCAAGAGAAGGCATGAAAACTAGATGGAGCATCAAGTACAAAAAATCAATAAACTGTGATAACCCAAAAGGTTTCAGCCAAAAACAATACTGTGATCGCCAGAAAAAAGGTGGAAATTATAAATCTTAAACTAACATGAAATCAAATCTTAAAGTAGATAATAAAAAATTAATAGCAGAAGTTTACATTTCAAATTCAGTAGAAGAGGGAGAAAAAGAAATTCATTCCTCTTATATGAGTCACTGCATGATGGACGAAGCTATGTTTGTAGATACAGCTGGGATGTCAACATCTGACGCTAAATATATGTGCGGCATGTCTTACGAAAAGAATAAAATGATGCTCATGGAAGGAGAAGGCGAATTAACAGATAAACAGAAAAAGCTGCCTGATGGATTAAAAGTAGGAATTTTAAAAAGATACGAAAAAGCTGGCACATTGTCAGAAGAAGGAAAAAAACAGTTAGAAAGTTTAGCTGGAGCTATGGAAATGAAAGCGGAACCCACAGCAGTTTTTGTGGAAGAACCCGCTCCAGAAACTGGAGATATTAATCCAGAACTTGCAAAAGAGGGATTAAAAATAGATGAAGAATTAAAAAAGGAGCAAAAAGAAGCGGCTCCTAAAAACCCCGGACTTCAAAGTCCAACGTTTTCTGCATCAAAAGAATAAAGTATTTCAACTTTAGGTTGACATCAGCGATTTTTTCATGTAGCTTATTGCTGTATGAATAAAAAGAATTTGCTGTTGAAACTTGTTCATATACCTTCAAAAGTTCCTTCTACTTTTTGGGGAAGAGAGTATAGATTGTTAAAATCTCTCTTAAAAAAATACCCAAAAATAGAATTTTGGCAACAATTACAAGTGGATAAAGTTGATTCTCTTACGCTTTATGCGAAAGAGGACGTATTCTCTATTAAAGAGAAGTATGAAAAATTTGTAGCTTTAAACCCTGTTTCTGAACCTGATTACGAAATTAAGAAACGTAAATCAGGTAAAGATTATAAGAAAAAACCTCAAGCTAAAACAATTAAAGAATTTTTATATGAGAAAAAAAGTAAAAAAAGAAAATGAAGGCATATTAACATCTCAAAATCAATTAGAGAGCTTCTTGAAAAATAATAAAGAATCACATTATAACTTTGAAGAAACCATCTTTTATAAAGTTCCGAGTGGAAGCATGACGCTCGATTTTTATCTAGGTGGAGGATTAGGAACCGGGTTACATAGATTTGTAGGTATGAACGAAGGTGGTAAAACTAGTTGTGCTTTACAATTCATGAAAAACTTTTTAGATGTTGAAGATGGTGATAGAAAAGGTTTTTTAATTAAAGCAGAAGGCAGATTAAGCCCTGAAATGATAGAGCGTTCAGGAGTTAAATTTGTAACTAACACTGAAGATTGGACAGCAGGAACTTGTTTTGTTTTTGAAACAAATATTTATGAAACGGCTGTTGATGCAATGAGGCAATTAGTAGGAAAAAATGAGGAAAAAAATAAGTACTTTTTTATCATTGATTCTGTTGATGGATTATTACGTAAAGATGATTTAGCAAAATCATTTGAAGAATCCCAAAAAGTTGCTGGAGGTGCAGTTGTGGCAGGAACATTTATGAAAAAATGCGCTACAGCATTACAAAAGTTCGGGCATATTGCAATATTTGTTTCGCAAGTTAGAGATGATATTAAATTAGATCCTTATAGTAAAGCTCCAATTAGACAAACTTCTGCTACAGGAGGTAACGCTCTTTTACATTTTGCTAATTGGATTCTTCAGTTTGAAGCTAGAAATAAATCTGATTTAATTCTTCAAGACGAAAAGTCTATCCCAGATGTCCAAAAAAACCCATATATAGGTCATCAAGTAAAAGTTACAGTTAAAAAATCTCCAAACGAAAAAACAAATCTTGTTATTAAGTACCCAATTAAATATGGTAGAAAAAATGGAACTTCTAACTGGGTAGAAAAAGAAATAAGTAATTTTATTCAAGGTTGGGGCCTTGTGGTTAAAAAAGGAGCTTGGCTATCTTTTGATGATGATGTAATCGAAAGAGCTAAAAAATTCAATGTTGATTTACCTAATCAAATACAAGGTGTACCTAAACTAGAATCACTTATATCTAAAAACGAAGATGTTAAAAAATTCTTTATTGGTTATATTAAAGAAAATGTTTTATCACTTTTAAGTAATAATTCAGATGGAACTTCTGACGACATACGGGAAGAAGAGGAGATATAAAAATCTCAGAAAATATTTAATAGACTGGAACGCTGGAAGCAGAAGTAAATTTCAAGCTACAGTAAAAAAGTTTATTAAAAAATATTGGGATCAAGATGTTGTGTTTGAAGAATTCCCATTGGTAGGGTCAAGGTTGTCTTTGGATTTTTATAACGCTAATAAAAAAATAGCTATAGAAGTTCAAGGACAACAACATGTTAAATACGTTGAATTTTTTCATGGGAACAGGTTTAATTATTTAGAACAGCTAAAAAGAGACGAAAAAAAAGAAACATTTTGCTCTTTGAATAAAATAAAACTTGTAACTATTTATCAAAACGATATAATAGATAAGCACTTGTTCGAAAGTCAAGGTGTAATACTATAATGACATGAAAAAAGATAAAGGGTCAGAGGAATTCAAAAATTTTAAAATACCAGAAAACTATTTTAATAGGCTTTTTGAATTTACTGGCAGTCAAGAAGAGTCTTCAAAAGGCTTTATATGCGCTTACGTTAACCAAGAAGGTTATCCCCTTATCTATACAAAGATCGCAAGCCCTATCGTCGAAATGGGCTTAATAAAAGCATTAGAGAAGTATCTTGACGAAGCAAATTCTCCAGAAGATACAATTGACATCTCCCCAGATGAATGATATAGTATAATATATGATATATTCTTTTGAGTTGGAAAAACAATTGCTTGCAGGACTCATAAAGTATCCAGATAGATATGCAGATATAGCAGACTTTATTACAGAAAAAGATTTTTGGTCAGAAATTTCAAAAATAAATAGAACTTTATTTTGCGTTTTAAAACAAGCTATTGATAATGGTGAAGATAATATTGATGAAGTTGTCATAGCTCAACGTGTTAAATCTTTAGGATTAAGTTTTGAAGACGGTATTGAGCCAGCCGATTACATAGAATCTTTATCAGTAAAACGCATCGCTGCAGATAGAATAAAAAGTGTAGCAGCTGAATTAAAAAAGTTTACAGTAAGACGAGAAATAGCTTTCTGTGGAGCAGAAATAAATAAAAAAATGAGGGGAATGTCTCCCTCATGCGCTTATACAGAAATAGTTGAACAAGCTGATAAAATATATAATGATCAAATAAACCTTTACGAAACCGGATCAGATCACCCTCAAAACATTTTTGACGAAATGGAGGATATGATCGAAGAAAGAGGTAATAACCCTATCGAAGAATTTGGTTTCGCAGGTCCTCACCCAAAACTTCAAGATATTTATGGATCTTTATTAAGACCGGGAAATATCACGGTAATAGTAGCCCGTTCAGGAGTTGGCAAAACTCAATTTTGTTTAGATTTCGCAACAAAAGTTTCTTCTAATTATGAAGTCCCTGTTCTCCATTTTGATAATGGGGAAATGAGCAAGGAAGAATTGATATTCAGGCAATGCGCTGCTTTAACTGGAGTTCCAGTTTATTTACTCGAAAGCGGAAACTGGAGAAAAAGTGGTAAAGAAACAGTAAACAAAGTCAGAACAGTACTTGCAGAATTAAAAAAGCAATACAGAGAGCTATATTATTATAATATAGGGGGAATGAATATTGATAAACAAATAAGTGTTCTAAAAAGATTTTACTATTCCAAAGTTGGTAGAGGTAACCCTTTAATTTTTAGTTTTGATTACATAAAAACAACCAGCGAAAACATAAGCAATAAAAATGAGTGGCAAGTTGTTGGAGAAATGGTTGATAAGTATAAAAAATGTATTCAAAGAGATATAAAAAGTGATGATGGACCTTGTGTTTCCATGATAACTTCTGTGCAATCAAACAGGTCAGGAATTGTCACAAACAGAGCTGCAGCAAATGTTGTTGATGATGAAAGTATTGTTTCTTTATCTGATAGAATTACTCAATTTTCTTCGCACATGTTCATTCTTAGAAACAAAACTAATGATGAACTTCAAGACGAATCTGGATTTGGAACACATAAGTTGATAAACGTTAAAGCTAGACATTTAGGAAAAGATATAGCTGGAGCTATAAATCCAGTAACAATGCCTGACGGAACATCTAGAAAAAACTTTGTTAACTTAGAATTTCAAAATTTTCACATAAGCGAACGAGGCGATTTGAGAGATATAGTAGAATCCCAGTCCACAACAGCAACATTATTAGAAAATTCAAACAATGACATACCAGACCTTGACTGAAGATAAATCCGAAAAGATTGAAGAAATCTTAGTTGATTTAGGTTATGAATTATCTGACAGAGGTAAATATTGGCAAGCCAAAGCTCTTTATAGAGATGGTGATAACCCTACTGCGCTTCAAATATGGAAAAATACAGGAATATGGAAAGATTTTGTAGCAAACACTAAATACCAACCATTTAATAAACTTTTACAACTTTCTTGCAAAGATGATGCTAGATTAAGCGAGATCATAGAATCTATAAAAAACGAAAACGAGTGTTTTATACCCGTAATCAGAGCTCCAAAGATGGAAACAGAACAATTTTTTAACCATGATGATGTAGGAACTTTATTACCTCATTATAATTTTTACAACAAAAGAAAAATATCAGATAAGACCTTAAAACTTTACCGATCAGGTTTTTCTATGGCTGGAAAAATGAACGGAAGATTTGTTTTTCCAATATATGATGAAAATAGTAAAGTCATAGGTATAACCGGCAGACATTTGCTTTATGATAACAGCAAAAATATAGCTAAATGGAAACATCTTGGCAGGAAAGCGAATTGGATTTACCCAATCAATATTAAAAGCGATGGTGAAAGCGCGTTTCTAGAAGATATTGAAGAAAAGAAAGAAATAATACTAGTTGAAGGCATAGGTGATAGTCTAGCTTTAACTGAGCAAGGTGTTTTAAATCATATGGTTATTTTTGGTTTAGAAATAAGCTCCAAACAGTTATCATATTTAATATCTTTAAATTTAGACAAAATCATTATTTCCACTAATAATGATAAAGGTAAAAGCGACAACAGAGGATTATATGCAGCAATAAAGAATTATTTAAAATTAATAAAAGTTTTTGATATAGCTAAAGTAGAAATCAAATTACCAATACTTAAAGATTTTGGAGAAATGCTAGAGTCTGGTGTAAGTATTGATGAATGGAAAAATAAATCATGCACCAAAAATCTTGAGGTAGAATATATCATTAAATATATAAAACGAAATAAAGAAGAGTTTAGTAAATATAAAAAACAAGCTAAACTTTTAAAAGATTTTTTAGAACAAATAAACCTTGAAGCAGACTTTATCAGCTAGCAAAATTAAAACCATGTCAGGCTGCTCTTGGCAGTACTGGTGCAAATACCACTTAAAGCTTCCAGATAAAACAAATGACGGTGCGCTAAAAGGCAGTATTGTGCATCTAGTTTTAGAATGCCTTGGTAAAAAGAGGCATAAAAAACACTATAAGACTATTTTAAAAACAGGAAACATAGAATCCTCAAAAGCTGTTATAAATTTAGTTCTAAAACATGCTAAGAGAGATAATTTATTACATGACCCACTTAACCTTGAAGACATGGAAAATATGATTTTCAGAGGTTTGGTTTATGATTTTTTCGGTGATCGATACGGTAAGCCTACAAAAATTATTTCAGAAAAAGACTTCGAGATAGAAATAAACGAAAAAGATTTTTTTTATAAAGTAAAAGGTTTCATAGATAAATTATTCATATACAAAAAGAAAAGCATTGCGTTAATAAGAGATTTTAAAACTAATAAAAAAGTTTATGAAGGAAAAGAAGTAACAGATAATCTGCAAGATTATATATATACATTAGCTGTAAAAAAACTTTACCCAGAGTTTAAGAATATAAAAATGGAGTTTGTTTTTCTTAAAGCTATGGAAAGTTCTAAATCTGAAACAGGATCTTGGCAGATTATAGGTGAAGATAAATCAATTTTAGAAATGAGACAGAAAAGCGAGCATGAGTTAAAAGGGTTTGAATATGAGCTTGCTGAATATCAAAATTACGCAGATAATTTCACCGAAAAAACTGCTTTATCTAATTTAGCTTTTCATCAAGGAATGCCCAATGATGGAAGCTTTTCTGGAAGGCTTTTATGCGGGTTCGCAAAATTTCCTAATGAAAAAAAGAAAGACGGTTCTCCTAAATGGTATTGTACATATAAATTTCCATTTGAATACTATTCTTTAATTAATAAAGAGGGGAAACTTAAGAGAAATTATTTTACTGAAAAAGAAGCTCTCGAAAACAAAAAAAACGGTGACTCAATATTACAAAAAGAATATGAAGGTTGCCCCACTTTTGAAAAGAAAAAACCTATAGCTTCACCTTTTGATTTTGATTCTAAAGACGATTTTGATCTTGACAAGTTTTAGAAATAGGTTATACTTTCACCTATGCTAGCTTTGTTTAAGAGCCATTACTCAATAGGCAAATCAATTCTGACCTTGAATGATCCTTCTAGTATTTCTGATGGTGGTCCCGATAGCATATTTAAAATAGCTAAAGATAATAACCTCGAACAATTAATCTTAGTTGAAGATTCTTTAATAGGTTTTTTTGAAGCCTACAGAAGATCTAACAATTTAGGGATACAGTTGATTTTTGGGTTGAGGCTTGCCATGCGAAACTCAAAAAGCGAAGAGGATAAAACCAGCGAACATAAAATCGTTATTTTTTCTAAAAACGATGATGGTTGTAGATTGTTAAATCAAATATATTCTAAAGCTTTTTGTGACAACGATAAATTTCTCACTTACCAAGAGCTAAAAGAATTATGGAATGATGACAGCTTAAAATTAGCGGTACCATTTTATGATTCATTTATTCACGTAAACAATTTTACTTTCAGTAACGCAGTTCCAGATTTAAGCTTTACAGAGCCAACTTTTTTTATTGAAGAAAACAACAGCCCTATAGACGAACTTTTAAAATCTAAAGTATTAGAAGTGTGCAGTAAAAAAGGCTATAAAATAGAAAAAGCTAAAAGCATTTATTACAAAAATAAACAATACGCTCAAGCTCACATGACATATAAAATCATATGCAGTAGAAGCTTTGGAAAAAGCAAAACTTTATCTAAACCTAATCTTGAGCATTTTTGCAGTGATGAATTTTCTTTTGAATCTTGGAAAGAACAAAACCATGAATAGCGAAAAAATAGTCGCACCTAAAAAATACAAAATGGGCGATATCGTCTGTAAAACAACATGGTCTGAATCAGTAAAAAATAAAAATTTTTCCATCCCAAAACTCGTAATCGAAATTAAATCAGAAGGCGTTTTAAGTGATGAAGATATATTTGATTATGTGGGCTTGGTAGGTAAAATGAATTTATGCGAACAAAGCATCTCACCTAATATAGAAGCTCATATTGATCATAAGAAACAATTAGTTACTTTTGTGGCTTGCCAGCCTATTAAAAAAGGAGAAGAACTTATTTATAACCTACATATTAGCTGTTTTAATAATGTTAAGATACGATAAAAAACAAAAATACATTTGCTTTGATTTTGAGACTTGCAATCTTAATTTATTAAGCCCCGACAATAAACCATGGCAATTAAGCTATTTAATAGCAGAAGGCAATAAAGTATTAAAAGAAAAAGATTGTTATATAAATTGGCCAGACTTAAAACTTTCTGAAGAAGCTCGCAAGATAACAAGGTTCGATGATCAAAAATATAAAAGATTAGCTTCTGACCCTAAAGAAATACTTGAAGATTTTCAAAAATATCTTTATGATGAAGATTACATAATAATAGGTCAAAATTTGTTAGGCTTTGATGTTTATATACATAGAATATACTGCAAACTTCTTGGGGTTAAACCAGATTATTCTTATATTAATAGAATTTATGACACTAATTGCATAGCAAAAGCTATAAAAAAGGACTTGCAACCACCAAAAGATTTAGAGTTAATTTATTGGCAGTATAAACTTAACGATTTCAGAGAGAAAAATATGCGCACAAGCATAAAAGCGCAATTAAAGCAGTACAAAATCGATTTTAATGAAAATAAACTTCATGATTCTTTGTACGATATAAAAATGAACTTTCAAATATTCTTAAAACAAATTTGGCAAATCGATATATGAATTTTCTTGATGACATAAAACCTTACCAAAAGGCGATGCTTCCGGGTGTTCGTTTGCCTAAAATTAACATCGAGCCTAAGTATTACAATCAGCTTGATCTTCCTGAAGATGCTGACAACTTTACATTTTTAAAAGCTTTATGTTACGCTAATTTAACTAAATCACAACACGAATCAAAAGAGTATCAAGATCGCTTAAAGATGGAGCTTGGTATTTTTGATGAATTAGGATTTGTTGATTACGTTTTATTAAACTGGGACATTTTAAATTTCTGTCATGAAAATTCGATACCTACCGGACCCGGTAGAGGTAGTGCTGCGGGATCTTTAGTTTTGTTTTTAGTTGGAGTAACGAAAGTTGATCCTATTGAATATGGTTTATTCTTCGAAAGATTTGTTAGCAAATCTAGAGCTAAAAAAATAGAACAAGATGGTATAACTTATCTAGAGGGATCTCTTTTACCTGATGTCGATAACGATATAAGTTACGACAGAAGACCAGAAGTTATCAAATATATTGAACAAAAGCATATAGGAAAAACTTCTAAAATATTAACACTAAATACTCTTTCTGGTAAATTATGCATAAAAGAGTGCGGTAAAATTGTTGGAGAATATTCTGAATCTGAAGTTAATGAAGTTAGCGATAAAATACCTAAAAACTTTGGAAGAGTTTTACCGTTAAAAGACGCTTTTGCACAAAATGAAAAATTTAAAGAGTGGGTAGAAGATAATAACAACGGTGAGATATTTAAAATAGGCAGGAAAATAGAAGGTCTTAATAAAAATACTGGAGTTCACCCATCAGGCATAGCTATTTCTTTTTACAATATTGAAGAAATTTGCCCCATGCAAAAAACCGGAGATGGGGATTTAGTAAGCGGCTATGATATGAATTATGTCGCTGAACTAATGGTTAAATTTGATGTTTTAGGCCTAAGAACTTTAACCGTTGTAAATGAAACTTGCAGACAATTAAACATAGAAACATCTAGTTTAAAAGTAGATGATCCATTTATTTATAAAAATTTAGAAAACTTAAATACCCCTCAAGGTTTATTTCAGATTGAAGCTGATACTAATTTCAGGGTTTGTAAAAAAGTTAAACCTAAAAACTTAGAACAACTTAGCGCAGTTGTTGCTATAGCTAGACCCGGCGCTCTTGATTTTGCAGATCAATATGCAACTTATTCACAGACTGGTGAATTTCAGCTTGTTCATGATTTCTTTCAAGAAGAGCTCTCTTACACTGGAGGCATTCCACTTTATCAAGAGCAGCTTATGAAAATGGCCGTTAAGATCGGGTTCACACTTGATGAATCGGAACAGCTTCGAAGAATTGTTGGCAAAAAGAAAGTTGATCAAATGCCAGCATGGAAACAAAAAATAAAAGACAAAGTTGAACAGCGAAATTTAGACCCTAAAATAGGCGATGTTTTATGGAAAGTTGCTGAAGATTCTGCTAATTATAGTTTTAATAAATCACATAGTATATCTTATGCAATATTAGCCGCATGGACAGCGTATTTAAAATTCAAGCACCCTAAAGAATTCTTCTTGTCCTTGTTAAAGCTTTCTAAATATGAACCTGATTCTCACACAGAAATAAATAAAATCTCTCAGGAGCTACAGTTTTTTGATATGGAACTTTTGTCTCCTGATTTAGCTAAATCAAAAATAGATTTTTCCATTGAAAACGGCAACATCAGATTTGGTTTAAATGCTATTAAAGGGGTTTCAGAAAAATCTCTTGAATCTTTAGAAAATTTTAGAGAATCCAAAACGCCTACTAAGTTTGATATTTTTATATCAGCGAAACAAGCAGGTATAAACATAGGATTACTATCTGCATTGATTCAAGCAGGAACCTTAAGATCATATAAAACAGACAGAACTAGATTAGTTTTAGAAGCTCAAACTTTTAACCTTCTAACAGACAAAGAAAAAGCTTTTGTTTGTCAGGTAGGTAAAAAGTATAATTATGATATACTAACAATCATCCATGACTGCGCAAAAATTAACAAAACAAAGCGAGATGATGGCAGACCTTTCATGACAGAAAAGAGGTATGAGACTTTTGTCAAAAAGTATTCTAATTATAAAACGATATATAATCAAAACAGAAATTATGAAGATTTTGCTAATTGGGTTTACGAAAACAAATTGTTAGGCTATACACCTTCTGTTAAATTAAAAACTGTTTTTATGCAGAATGAAAAATCTTTCACAGATTGCGTGGAATTAATGTCTGTTTTCTCTGGGGATAAAGTGAAAATGGTTGGGGAAGTTGAAGATGTTTATAAAGGTAAAACTCGTAAAGATAATAGTAATTTTTACAAGTTTAAAATGAAAGACGAAACAGGTAGAACAGATGCTTTATTCATGGATACTAGAAGAGGAAAAAATCTGTCCACTTACATCGAAAACGGAAATAAAATTCCTGAAAAAGGTGATATAGTTGTATTTACAGGAAGGAAAGGAGATGATATAATCTGGTTAGAAAAAATGGCTATTCAAAACGATAGAATATTCATGAAATTATCTGATATAAAATGAGGAATTTAAATTTAACCCCTAGAGCTCAAAAGCTAGTAAAAGAAGCTCACAATTTAGCGGAAAAGCTTCAAAGCTCGAATTTAACACAGCTTCATATTTTCTTAAGCTTTTTTAAATTAAAATATAATCAGATAACTGAAGCTTTTGATTATTTTGAAGCTGATATAGAAAAGCTTGAAGAAGCTTCGACTAAAATATTAGAAGAATTAGCTAAAAAAGATCCAAATCAAGGCGACAAACGAATATTGGCTAGCCCTGAAGTGAAAAAACTTTTTAGACTATCCAAAAAACTTTCTGCTAAATATGATCATAAATACATAGGATTAGAACATATATTTTTAAGTTTATTCGAAGATGCTGATGCGCCAATGCGCTTATTAATAGCAACATTTGATTTAAATTACGATAAGATATTAGATTACGTAGAGCAAAAGCTTGAAGAAGATGATTTAATTCCCTCCTCACTTCAAGACGACGAAGAAGAAGGTGAAAAAAACAACAACAAGTTCAACCCTAAGAAATATAAATTCCTTAATTCGTATGCTACAAATTTAAATATTCAAGTAATGCAGGGAAAAATTAATCAGCTGCATTTAAATAAAGGTTTAATAAAAAAGCTCTCTGAAGTTCTTTGTAGAAAAACTAAAAATAACCCTTTGATTGTAGGCGAAGCTGGTGTCGGCAAAACCGCATTAGTTGAATCTCTTGCTCAAGCAATTGTTGAAGGCGAGTGTTCAGATTTTTTAGTCATGAAGAATATTTATAATTTAGATGTTCCGATGATAATAGCTGGATGCAAATACAGAGGCGAGTTTGAAGAAAAAATTAAAAATATAATTAAAGAAATATCTGATGACCCTTTTGTTATATTATTTATTGATGAAATACATACCATCATTGGTGCAGGAAATCCAGAAAATGGTATGGATGTAGCTAATATATTGAAACCATATTTAGCTAGAGGCGAGATAACATGCATTGGAGCTACAACTTTCGATGAATACAAAAGAACTATAGCAAAAGATCCAGCCTTATCTAGAAGATTTCAAAATATTAAACTAGAAGAGCCTACTAAAAAGCAAGTATTTAGTTTATTAAAGAATATAAAAGATTCTTATGAAGTTTTTCATTTTATTAATTTTTCTGATGAAATGATTAGATTTGTTATTGATTCTGCAGATAGATATATAGAAGGCAGGTTTCCCGATAAAGCTTTAGATATAATTGATCAAGTAGGGGCTAAAGTTAAATTAAAAAACTTTACCAAAAGTTCTGAAATGGTAAAGCTGGAAACTAAAATGAAAGATTTATCCTCTAAGCAAGAGGAAATGTACGAAAAAGATTTCAACAGAAAAATAGATGATATTATAAAAAAATACCAAAAAGCAGCAGAGCAACTTTTCAGCAAGTGGAAAGATAAAAAATATAGAATAAAAACTTCAGATGTTTTAGAAGTTGTTGCAGATAAAACAAATATACCTATTGCAGATTTAAAAAAGCAAGACTCTGATAAAATTAAAGCTTTAAAACAGAAACTAAAATTACAAATCGTAGGACAGAATGACCCTATTGAAAAAATTTATAAATGCTTGTTAAGAGCTAAAGCTGGTTTTAGAAATCCTAATAAACCAATAGCTTCCGTGCTTTTTGCTGGTCCAACTGGAGTCGGCAAAACAATGATGGCTAAATTAATTGCTCAAACTCTTTTTGTAAACAAGAATAATTTTATTTCCTTTGATTTATCAGAGTACACAGATAAAACTGCAGTTAATAAGCTAACTGGATCTAACCCCGGTTATGTTGGATACGATAAAGGTGGCATCTTAACGGAGAAAGTAAAAAGAAACCCGTACTCTCTAATACTTTTTGACGAAATACAAAAAGCGCATCAAGACGTATTATTTACATTATTACAAATATTAGAGGAAGGCAAAATATCTGATTCATCTGGAAACACAGTTGACTTTTCTAATACTATAATTGTTATGACAACAAATGTTGGAGCAGATGCCGCTACTTCTGTTTCTATAGGCTTTAATAAAGATAAAAATAACGCATCTTCTGATGTAGTAAATTCCGTTAAAAAACATTTCCCTCCAGATCTTCTAAATAGAATAGATGAAGTAATACCTTTTAATTTATTAAAAGAAGACGATATTAAAATCATTATTAAAAGAGAGCTAGAAGAATTTAAGAAAGAATTATTAATTAAAAAAATAAAAGTAGCATACACAAGTAATCTATCTAATTACGTATTCAAAAAAATACAATTTAATAATTTTGGAGCTAGACAAGTTCTTAAAACAGTGCAAAGAGAAATTCAAACGCTTGTTGCTGAGAAAATACTAGACACGCCTAAAACATGCCAAATAAAAATTTGTGTAAAAAACAACAATATATGTGTAATATAAGTATATAACATAAAGCTAAACATTTTAAGCTATGAGCGATTTTAACCCTATTTACAATACAGGATCGGAAGAAGAAGAAAACAATCAAACAAACGATATGTTTGATTTTGACATGCCTGATATCCCAGAAGCTACTGAAGAAAAAAAAGAAGAGCTAAAAGACAAAGATGCTGTTGGCTTTAAATTTGGTTTTATTGGAGCTGGCCAAGGGGGAGGCAAGTTAGCTGAAACTTTTTCTAGTATTGGTTATGCTAGAGTTGGCGTTATTAACACAGCTGATCAAGATTTAGCGACTATAAATGTTAAAAATAAATTAAAATTTGGAGAACAGCAAGGCGCTGGCAAAAATAGAGGTATTGCTAAACAAGCTTTCGTAGATAATAAAGAGGATGTTGTAGATTTTATTAAAGAATCTGTAGGAACAGATATTGATAGAATCTTTGTTACTGTAGGCGCTGGAGGTGGTACAGGCGCTGGAGTTTGTTCGGAGCTAGTTAAAACAGTTAGAGAGTATCAAGACACAATAAAAGCTGGATCTTCTTATGTAGGTTTAATTTTAGCTCTACCAAAAACTTCTGAAGGTAAAAAAGTTAGCCAAAATGCTCATGACACATTAAAAGAAGCTTGTGAATTAGCAGAAAAAGGAGTTGTTTCTCCTTTAATTATTTTAGATAACGAAAAAATTAATAAGTTATACCCTAAATTATCAATAAAGAAATTTTGGCAAGTCGCAAATGCAAATATTTGCTCCCTATTTCACTTATTTAACAATATCATCACAAAAAATAGTGAATTTAGTACTTTTGATAGTAATGATTTTAGAACAGTATTAGATTCTGGCATCATGGTTTTTGGAGCAACTAACATAAATAACATTGAAAGCGAGTCTGCTATCTCTAAAGCCGTTAGAGAGAATTTAAAAAGAAACGTTTTATGTGGAGAATTAGAGCTATCCACAGGTAATGTAGCAGCATCTGTAGCTATCGGAGATGAAGATACTTTAGATAATATTCCTCAAGAATATCTTGATAGCGCTTTTAATCAATTAAATAGAACATTAAAAACTAATAGCACAGTGCATCAAGGCATTTATAAAGGAGCTAAAAAAGGTTTGTCTTTATTTACAGCGATAGGAGGCATAGAAACTCCAAAAGATAAACTCATAACACTTCTAAAAGCCGCACAATAAGTGTAAAATATAAAAATGAAACTAGATACACCATTTTGCACATTTAATAGTGCAGCGACTATACAGCCAGAAACTGGAGAAAGCATTTACTTAACAGCCGCTTTAGGATCTTTTAGTGGTTCTTTTGGCACAATTACGCTTGCTAGTAATCAATCTTTTATGCCAGCAGTTCCTTTAAAACTGGATTCTACAGTAAGCGGAACGATAGGTGAATTATTTTACTATTTTGATTGAAAAACGTTGAAAATGTTGTGAGATTTATTATAATCTTGCAACATGAATTTACAAATTTACAAGCCAAACCCTAAAAATACTGGATGCGCTATGAGCTTCCAGATTTCTACGCGCCCCGGTAAAGAGCCAGAATTTTATGCAAATTGTGTTTTGCAACATTCTTGGAATAATGAAAAAAAGACGGGATCATTTTCTGGTAGTAGAAATGACCCGTCGAAAACTATCGCTTTAAAGTTTAACGAGTTTGAATTGGGCGAAATCATAAACAGTTTTACTAATTCTATACCGTATTCTACTTTTCATAATTTTTCTTCAAAAACTCAAATTAGATTAACTCCTTACGAAAAAACTAGAGGTAAAGGAGATTTTGCTGTTCAATGCCAAGCTTTCGGCATGACTTTAGTTAGAGATGGTGCTGATACATTTAAAGTTCCTTTCGACCCCGGCGAAGCTGTTAGGTTGACAGCTTTAATTAATAAATACTTTTCTATTCTTGATGATTACAGACTCGAAGAGCAGAAAAAATATCAAAAATCAAAACCCTCCTCAAAACCAGCTTCAACACCTTCAAAACCTCAAAATGAAGCTAAAGAAGAATACGAATTTTAATTAATTTTGTGCTGCAAGAATATTTCACCAGATCAATACGCTAGACGTATTTCACCATCTTAATATTAAGCAGCGCAATTATTTTTCATGAAAAAGAAAAAGATATTAATTCATAGTAATTTTTGTAAAATGTTTACTGGTTTTGGTAAGCATAAAAAAAATCTATTAAAGTATTTATACAAAACCGGTAAGTACGATATCGTAGAATTAAGTAATGGATTTGCTTGGAGCGACGAAAGATTAAAATATACTCCTTGGGAAAACTATGGAACTTTGCCCGATGATCCAGAAACCCAAAAAGAAATAACTTCAGATGAATTAAGAAAAAATGCTGCGGGTTACGGAGCAGAAAAAATAGATGAAGCAATTGAAAAATTTAATCCTGATATTTATTTAGGCATTGAAGATGTTTGGGCGTTTAGAAACTTCTTTGAAAAACCTTGGTGGAATAAAATTCATTGCATTATTCATACTACGTTAGATAGTTTGCCTATTTTAAAAGATGCTGTAGAAGCTGCACCTAAAATAAAAAATTACTTTGTGTGGTCTTCTTTCGCTGAAAAAGCTTTGCATAAATTAGGCTATAAACATGTAAAAACTGTACACGGATCACTCGAAGTTGAAAACTTTTTCAAAATACCAGATGATTTAAGATCAAAACTTAGAAAATATTTTCATACAGAAGATAGTTTTATTATAGGTTTTGTATTCAGAAATCAATTAAGAAAATCTGTTCCTAATTTATTAGATGGATTTAAACTTTTTATAGAAAAATACCCAAAATCAAAAGCTAAACTATTGCTACATACGCACTGGAGCGAAGGTTGGGACATACCTAAATTATTAAAAGAAAAAGATATAGATAGTAATCTGGTATTAACAACTTATAGATGCAAAAACTGTTTTCGGTATCATGTAAAACCTTTTGTTGGTCAAAACATTAAATGTGATTTTTGTAACCACCCAAACGCTTCAGAAACAGCTAATATTAAAAATGGTATTGATGAAAAACAATTAAACGAAGTATATAATCTTATGGATGTTTACTGTCATCCATTTACTTCTGGAGGCCAAGAGATACCTGTTCAAGAAGCTAAATTAACTGAATTAATAACTTTAGTAACTGATTATAGTTGCGGAGAAGATTGCTCAACAGAAGAAAGTGGAGGTTTGCCTTTAGATTGGGCAGAGTATAGAGAACCCGGGACTCAATTTATAAAAGCTTCTACCGCACCAACTTCTATTTTTAAACAGCTTGAAAAAGTTTACTTGATGGATAAGAAAGAAAAAAATGCTACCGGCAAAAAAGCTCGTCAATTTGTAATCGATAATTATAGCGTAGAAACAATAGGTAAATACTTCGAAGATTTATTTGATAATTTTCCCGAAGTGGATAGAAACTTTGATAATTCTAAAAAAATTACAGATATTTATTTTCAACCTGATGATTCATTAGATGATAAAAAATGGGTGGAAAGTTTGTATTCTAATATCTTAGGAAGAACAGATGAAAGAGGAGTTGAGCATTGGGTTAAAAGATTGAAAGCAGATTTAAAAAGGGCAATGGTTTTATCTTATTTTAAAAAAGTAGCTTTAAACGAACAACAACAAGAAGAAATTAAAAACTTAAAAAAAGAATTCAGCAAAACCCCTGACCAAAAAAGAATAGCTTTTATACAACCAAAATCAGAAGAAGAAGTAATTGCGTGTTCTTCTTTATTACCCTCAATAAAAAAACAATACCCCGATCATAAAATATATTTCTTCACTGATGCAAAGAATTTTGATTTAATCAATTCTCATCCTGATATTGAAAAAGTTATGCATTATTCTGAAAAAATCGCAGACCCTTTATCTCTTGAAGGCAAAGGAGATAAAGAAAAAATCTTTGATATAGTTTTTGCGCCTCACTTATCCATAAGAAATAATTTTTCAAGAAATTGCAACGACAAAATACAATACAAAATTTATGAATCTAACTGAAAAAATGGCGTTAGATTGCGCCGTAAAAATATCTGAACCTTTTGTTGATTTATTCTTTTTCCCCATCCAAAGCGATAATTTTATTATTTTTGATACAAGATCTAGATATGCTTTTGGAACATACGATTTTTATCAAGATGTTCTTAGCATGATAAGCGGTTATCTTGAAGAAAACGATATTCAAGTTCTTCAGTTCGCAAACGATGATTCTTATAAATTGACAGGAGATAAATGTTTTATTAATATAAATAAAAAGCAAGAAGCGTATCTGATATCAAAATGCAAATTAATAGTTTGTAATGAAAATTATTCTTTATACAGTGCTGCCGCTTTAAATAAAAAATCTATAGGACTTTACTCTGTTTTTGATTCTAGAAATACAGCTCCTGTTTGGAATAAAGAGTCTCAAGTTATAATAGAATCTTCTAGAGACGGAAATAAACCAGCGTATAACCAGCTCTCAGAAAAACCTAAAACTATTAACTTTATTGATCCTTATGAAGTTGCCTCTGAAATATTAAATAATTTAGGCATTGAGCATGATTTGAATAAATACGAACTTTTACATCTTGGCGAAAATTACAACCAGAAGATAATTGAAATCATACCCGACTTCACAAGTCAAACGAGTTTCCTACAAGGAACTTCAATCAATTTAAGATTAGATTTAGTTGACAACCTTAAAGGTGAAATCTTTCAATACTGGATGTCAAATAGAAAAGTGAATTTAATAACTGATCAAGATTTAAACATGCAATTGCTTAAAAGTTTTCAAAAAAATATTTTGAGTTTGACTATCATGGTCACAGATAAAATATCAGAAGCGTTTTTAAAAGCATGTAAGTCTTTAGGTTTAAAGATCAAACTTTATTGCGCAGACAAGAAAAAAATAAATGATTATAGATTTAAGTTTTTAGATTGGAATATCGAAAAAGATTTTAATGATGATCTTTATTTAGAAAAAATTGAAAATATTAAAAAATCTTCCAAATACGTTAGCTCTAAAATTATTTTTTCTAAAGGCCAAAAATACGCATCTAAAGCTTCATTTTTAAATAAAGATACACTTGACAAAGATGGAAATGATGTTATTCTTTCAGAAGAATTCGAAGAAGAATTAGATTATTTCAAAATTTACAATGAACATCCCCCAGAAGCGAAATGAGTTTGGTCTTACAGAAGGAGTTATTCACGCTTATCATGAAGATGGCACAATAAATTGGAGAGCTATGATTGCCCCTGAACACCTTTACCCAAATAAAGGTTGGTTCGAAAGCAGAAGCAAACCAATGCCAAATTCCATAGAAGGTTTAGAAGACTCTCAACTTTTAATTAAACTTTCTGGAATTAAAGAGTTAGCAAAATTAAGAGGTTTCACGAATATAAAATATGAAATCATCAAATGCAACTTAGATCACGTAGCCGTTAAGTGCGAAATAGACTGGATTCCTAATTTTGAATCAAATGATGCCCCTGTCCACTTCGAAGATGTTGCAAGCGCTACAGTATACAACACAAATAGTTTTGCTCAAAAATTTTTAGAAACTATAGCAACAAACAGAGCTTTTGTCAGATGTGTTAGAAACTTTTTGAATATTCATATTGTTGGAGCAGATGAGATTTATGACTCTAAGAAAGTTGCCACAAATATACATCATGAAGAAGAAAAAGAAGTTTCCCTCCCCTCTTCTCAAGACATGCTTGAGAAAGTAGCTATATCTAACGGTATCGAAAGTTTTGATGATTTTATTGAGCATTTAAGAAAATTATACAGATCGAAGACGTATGTAAATGATGATGCCGGTTCTTGGACTTGTTATTCTGAAGTTCCAGCTAAAGAAGCTAGAACAATTTTAGCAATCTTAAAAAATGATTAAAACAATATGCAAATAGAAATTAAAAAACTTTCCGAAAACGCCATAATTCCAACTCAAGGATCTCATTATGCTGCTGGTTATGATTTACATGCAGCTGAAAAAGGAATCGTTTATTCTGAATGCAGACTTTTAATTAAAACTAATATTTCTGTTTCTATTCCTGACGGGTATTACGGAAGGATTGCGCCTCGTTCTGGCCTTGCATATAAAAGCGGTATTGATGTAATGGCCGGTGTAATTGATGCAGATTACCGTGGAGATATTGGAGTTATTTTGTATAATACAGATGTAGCAGATTTTGAGTTTCAAAAAGGAGATAGAATAGCTCAATTAATTATTGAAAAATGCCATAAAGTTGAGTGGAAAGAAACAGAAGAGCTGGAAGATTCTGTTAGATCTGCTGGAGGCTTTGGTTCTACCGGCGTAAAAAAATGAAAGAAAACCATCTTAAAAAAATACTAGATAAACAATTTAAAATCGCTAAAGTTGATTTTAAATATGAAGATCTGTGCGAAAACAAAGTTCCTAATTGGAGAAAGAAATATTCGTATACGTCTAACGATAATAAAAAATGGAAAACTTGGACTCAAAAATATATGAAAGAAAAGCTTAAACTAACTAAAGATAAAGCTTTTATACAAACAGCTTGGCTAGATCAAAATTACGGTTTAAAAATAAAAAATGATTTATAATTAATGGTTTCTTCTCCATGTACTGGTTTTTGCAAATTCAAAAATGATGTTTGCAAAGTGTGCTGGAGAACAAAAGAACATCTTTTAAATTGGCCTCGATATACAGAAGAAGAAAGACTTCAAATAATGAGCGAATTGGAAGCGAATAAAAAACATGAACGCAGGAAAAGGAGATAAGCCAAGGAACTGTTTTAGCAAAAAATATAAAAATAATTACGAAAATATTAATTGGAGTGAAAGCGACAATACTGAAAAAAAAATTTGCTCCGCTTGTAAGGATGTGGTATTTTATTCCTTGAAAGTTTGCAGAAGTTGCGGATATGAAATTAGATAAAATATTGAAAAAATACAGGGAAAAATCGGAGCAAAACTTAGAGAAGTCATTAAGAGAATACTGGACTTGTCAATATTGTGGCGAAGATACTTCGAAAGAGTTAAAAAGTGAATTATGTGGGACAGATCATTGGGATTGCATTATGAATGCAATTATTTTAGATGATAAAAAAATAGATAATGAACAATAAAGTTGAATTAATTGGTTATTACGGAGATGACCTTGTTCACGCTTGCTCAGCTTGGACTTCAACAAGTAGAGATTTAAATGAAGACAAAATTAAAAGAGTGGGTAAGCTCCTTGATATGCTTGCTAGCAATGGTCACCATACTCCTTTTGAAAAGTCTTCTCTTCATTTTCTTGTGGATACTGACATTGCTAGTCACATCCACTTGCTTAAGCATCGCATTGGTGTCTCTATTAACGGAGAAAGCGCAAGATATAAAGAAATCAAAGAAGACAAATATATTATCCCAGAAGATTGGCCCACAAAATGGCAAGAAAAATTGCGAGATTATTCAAATCAAGGAAATGAATTGTATCACGAAATCATCAAAGATCTTGAAGAATCACTTGGAAGAAAACGAGTAAAAGAGTCAGCTAGATTTTTTAAAACATACAATTCACAAATTTGTGCAGATGTTATGTTTAATTGGAGATCTTTTTATCATTTTTTAAATTTAAGAAATAAACCTGATGCTCAAAAAGAAATTAGAGATATAGCGTCTGAGATGCTTAATATTGTAAAAAGTATTGAATGTAATCCTTTTGAACATACAATAAAAGCCTTTAAACTTTAATTCCCCCCCACTCAGGTAACCCAAGCAGCATGAAGCCACCCTCTTTTTAGGGGGTGGCTTTTCTTTGTATGGCAGTTTTTGTGTAAATAATATTGATATGGTACCTCCAGAATTAATATCTATGGCATTTGGAAGTCTTTCTGGGTTCGTATTTAAATTTATGGCCCAGAGAGCTAAAGAAAAAGCTGAAATGCTTAAAATGGCTCTTAAAACACAAGAAGCAAATGAGAACGCTCATAATGCTGCCGTTCAACGCGTATCTGTGGATGGTGGTAAATGGGTTAGACGATTAATAGTTGTGTCAACTTTATTTGGCGTAATTATCGCTCCATTTTTCTTAGCGCTCTTAAATGAGCCGTTATATGTACAAATAACAGAGACTAAAAAATCATTTTTATTTGGTTTATTTGGTGGAGGAACAGATAATTATTTTGTAAGAGTTGATGGATATTTAATGATACCTGAAGTTAGACAAACTTTAACAGCCATAGTTGGATTTTATTTTGGCAGCTCAGTAGTAAAGTCATGACTAAATATATCATTTTAACATTAACGATATTTTTGTTTTGCTCTTGTTCCACAATAAGAGGTTTTAAAAAAAATGATTCTAGAATAAATATTCCTAAAAAAGCTGAAGCTCAAAATAGATTTCTTAAATCAGCTGATGAAAAACCTAATTCACAAAAACAAGTTTTATCTCCGCAAGCATTTACAAAATGGACTTTATTTTCAAGTGCAGGAAGTTTTATAGTCTTTCAATTTTTAAGGTGGAAACACATAGTATAATATGAATAATTTCTGGAACTCTTTAAAATATATATTTTCAGCCAGCTATCGAGAAAAAATAAAAAACGAATTGATTAAAAAAGAAAAGATGGTTAAAGAAATAGCTAAAAAAAATACCTATCTCGAACATGCAGCTAAAATACTTCGTCACGACATGCATAGTGGTATAAATACTTATATACCCAGAGGCTTAAGCTCTTTAAAAAGAAGAATACCTGAAGAATTTATTTTGGAGCATAAATTACAAGCTCCTTTAAAAATGCTAGAAGAAGGGTTAAAGCACACTCAAAAAGTTTATAGAGGTGTGTATGAATTCACGAACTTAGTTAGAGAAGGAAATGTTTTAAGTACAGAAAAGCTTAATTTGCAAGATATTATTTTAGATTATTTGGGTAACACATCTTACTCTGATCAAGTTTTAGTTAATGTCCTTCCAAGCGTAGAAGTTAACGAATCTCTTTTTTGCACAGCGATAGATAATTTAATTCGAAACGGACTTAAATATAATGATTCAAAAGCTAAAAAAGTAGAAATATTTTACAGCAAAAGTACTCACGATTTATTTATAGAAGATAATGGTCGAGGTTTAACTCAAAAAGACTTTTTAAAACTAACACAAGCTTATGTAAGAAAAGAAGATCAAAAAGAGTCTGGGTCAGGGTTAGGACTAAATATATGCACAGCTATATTAGAACAACATAAATTTAAAATTTCTTGTGAAAAACTTCCATCACCTTATACAGGGACAAGATTTAAAATAGATTTAGGGGACATTTCGGAATATAAAATTTAAAGTGTAATAAACTACAAGGAACATAATATGTTAGATTCAATTTTATTAGTAGATGATGAAAATTTATTTCATTTAGTTTTTGAAGATGCATGTAGCTTGTTAGATATTTCTTTATCTTTGGAAGCTATGACTTCAGCTGATGATGCTGAAGTTTATTTTAAAGAGTTAGTAGAAAAAAACCAAAGAAAACCAGATGTAATTTTTGTAGATTTAAACATAATCGGAAGTTCTTTTGATGGTATAGAGTTGTGTAGAAGAATAAATTATGTTCATGGAGACGGAGTAGTTATAGGCATTATTTCTAGCTCTGACGATGAAGAAGAACAAGCTAAAGCAGTAAAAGCGGGAGCTCAATTTTGGATTATAAAAAGCGATGAGATTGAACCTAGATTAGAAGAATTTAAAAAAGACTTAGAAAACTACAAGAACCGAACAGGTTCATTTAAAGTTTATAAATGATTATTTTAGGGGATGATGCAAAAAAACAACTTATTGATTTAGCTTCAGATAAAAACATTTATCTCGAAGGTAATATATGCAAACTTATAGATGCGAACGGGGATCTACAATTTTCCACATATCTTCAACAGTCTATTTCTAAAGACAGAGAAAATAGAAAAAAAAGACTGCAAATCACAAAAACAATCCAAGATCAAAATAAAGAGTTATTAGAATGGAAATCTAATAATGAAAAATTAAACAACGATCTTCAATCTGCTTTAAGCGCCTCAGAAAAAGCCAAACAGTTAGCTGAAAGCGATTTAGATGTATTGCAGAAAAAAACTCAAAATGAATTAGTAGGAATTATAGTTAAAGTAGCTCTACTAATAATATGCTCTGTAGGACTAATTACTTCTATATTATTTTCAATTATATTATTCACGGGAATAGAAAATAAAACTGTAGAATCTTCTTGGAGTAATATGTTCAGTATATTACTTACTAACAGTTTCAGCATAGTAGGAACAATAATGGGCGTTAAATATGCGGGAAATAAAAATAATAAATGTAATTATTGCAAAAAATAAACTGGGAGTGTAAATATAAATATGGGGGAACTCCACAATATAGCCGGTAACGGCAATTTGAATGTTATAAAAAAAGCGCTTTTAAAAGATAAAGATGCTTTTCTTGCTATTGATGAAGAGTTAGGTTGGTCTCCATTACATTATGCAGCTAATAAAAGCAAAACTAAAGTTGTAGAAGCTATTTTAGAGGCTGGCGTTGACCCTAATATTCCAAGTGTTCCTCGCACTAAATATAAACAAAATGCTTGGAATTTAGCTATGGAGGAAGACGAAGAGGATCTTGACCCAATCGTTTTTCCGCTGGATGTTGCAGATGGTCCTTCGCGCACAACAGTATTCAAAACGATTTTGATGTACGGTGGAATTTTTTATGGAGACGAATTAACTCTTCATCAAGCTGTACAGTTAGATGATATGGAAGAAGTCGAGGGGTTACTACAAGACGAAACTCTTAAAATTAATGCTAGAGATAATAGAGGTTGGATGGCGATTCACTATGCTGTAGATCTTGCGAACATGGAAATGTTAAAAATATTAATTGCAAATAAAGCTGCCATAAACGGTTCCACTTATGCAAAAAATGCTACAATTCATTTTAATCCTTGGGAAATTGCTAACATTAAAAATGATGAAGTAATGCTTAAATTTTTAGAATCTAAAGGTGCTAAACGCCATCCGGGTATACTGCACGATCAAAGGGCAACATTAAAAAATAAAACTAAATTATACGATAAGTCGCAGTCTGATTTAAACATGCAAAAGGTCAGACAAAAACTAAAAGAAAGAGAAGCTTCATTTAAAAAAATCCCTAAAGCTCCTGAAGGATTTTTGGGTAAATTATTTGAAAACAAACATGATAAAGAGAAAAGGTTGGCTTTAGAAGCTGTAGCTGAACAAGAGCGAAAAAAAGAACAAGAAGCTAAAAGAATAAAACAAGAAGAAGAAGAAAAAGAAAGAAGAAAGCAACAAGTTATAAAATGGTCTGGAGGCGTAGACCCTTTTAAACTAAAAGGTGAGTCGCTAACTTATGACGAGCAGTGCGAAGCTCATGTTTATTTCATGGATATCGTTGCTTATTCTCAAAAAAGTACAAGCGAACAAAAAGAAGTTTCTGATGAGTTAGTTTCGATTGTAAAAAGTACTGAAAGTTTCCAGAAAGCAGACAGAAAAGGTAAGTTAGTTATTTTACCCACAGGTGACGGCATGGCTTTAGTTTTCTTTGATTCTGTTCATACAGCTTTTAAATGCGCTATAGACGTTGGTAAGAGAACATTTAAACATGCTCAAATAGGTTTACGTCACGGAGTTTATACCGGTCCTGTTGTACCCGTCAAAGACATAAATGACAACCCCAATGTGTCTGGCACAGCAATAAATATGGCTCAACGTTGCATGGATGCTGGAGATAATGATCACATTTTAATATCAGATCACGTTTATCAATATATTAGAGATTCTTTACCGGGATTAAATTTTGAAGATTGGGGTCCTGTAGTGGTTAAACATGGTGCTACAGTACACATGTGGACTGTATTTGGACCTACTTTTGGCAGACAAGAATTTCCTCATTGGAGAGGAGTAAAAAGACTTGAATATAAAGAAGATGAAGATAAAAAAGAACCAGAATAAGTTTTTATTCGCTGTTTTTTTGTCTAGCCATATCTAGCTCAACAGCTCTTAATCTATCCTCAATTGAATCTATTTTTATAGTATTATTAGAAGTTGATTGCTGTAAAACCGAAATTTCTGTAATTTTTTTATCCATCTGAATAAGATGTTGCTCTAATTTTTCGAATTCAACTTTGCTTGGAAACATAGTTTGCAAATAAGCTAACACCGAAATACCTATAACTGGAGCTATTTTCAAAAAAGTATCTAAATCCCCAAACCCTATTTTAATCTTATCAGACGACGACATACGTAAGTATATTTACACATATAATTTATACTCTAGAACAAAAAAACGGCTCCCACATAAGCAGGAGCCGTCTACAACTATTTGTTACTACTTTCTAATTAGAAATTCCAGCGTAAGCCAGCAGTGGTTACAATATCTCCACCAAATTCTTCTGTAGCGAAGTTATAGTTGGCGACATCAAAGCTGTTATCAAACCAACCAACTTGACCGAAAAACTCTAGTTTTTCCCACAAAGTTCTGGAAACATCAACTTTTGCGTTAACTGTGTTATAATCAGTTAATTGACCGTATTCGACAGATGGAGTAAGAGTAAAAAGCCCATCAATATCGAAAGATTTTTTCAGGCCGACAATATAACCTCTTTGTGAGAAACCTTGATCAGCTACATTTAGATCGTAAGTTCCGACAACATAAGGGGTAATATATTTATTATCTAAAGAAAGAGTGATTCTTCCTTCTGTAGAGCTAGCTCCTTGGACAACCTGATGCTCAAATACTTGAGCATCGCCCCTTAAAGAAAAACCATCAAAAAGATCAATAGCTTTTCCAATTCCTACATTGCCATGTAATTCGCCAAGTCCTTCTCCAGCGTTTAACGTAACGGCTCCGACATAAGTGTCGATGCCAAAATATTGAGTACCAACGTCAACTCCAACAAAAGTCTGAGATCCGGTTTTTGCCAGACCGTTAACGATATAGTTAGAGGTATACCCAGCGTTTACGCTTGCTTTTAGCTTAGATTCGCCTTCAGCCATAATGTTAGCTGAGACGACAATACTTAGTAATGATAGAATAAACTTATTCATATGTTCTGTATTTTACACTAAAACTCAAATGATTCAAGTTTTTTCTTGCAATGTTATTAAAACTGATATAAATTAACACAGAAATGCATAAAAATGCAGATAAAATAACAACTTTATTATTAGATGCGGCGTTTCTCCCTCACTGTTTTATCACAGGCAAAACAGCTTTTTTACATCTTTTAAAGGATTCTGTGCGTTGTTTTGATGCAAAAGACAATTTAATTGATAATAATTACGAATGGTTTAAAAATGAAGGCATAAATTTTTATAAAGATCAGCCATTTTTAAGGTCAAAAGAGAGAATTTGGTTCATTCCCACAATAGCAGTACTAAAAAAAAGAACATTCTTTAATTTAAAAATAAATAAACCTAGAACTATTAGTTTAAAAAGATTAGCTTTATTATTTAATAATACTTGTCAGATTTGTTTTGATAAATATGATAGAAACGAATTAACTATAGAGCATATTTATCCTAAATCTAAAGGCGGCATTAGAGAAATAGATAATGTTACATTATCATGTAAATATTGTAATCAAAAAAAGAAAGACATTTACCCATTCATGAGTGTAAAAAATACTGAGATCAAGACGGCCCCGCTTCCGTTACCGGTCTTACCTGATAAAAAAATAAAAATTAGAAAAGAATGGAACAAATTTTTTATATACAAAAAATTATGAATATTTCTGAATTCGAAAGAACCAAACCTACAGAAACGCATAAGTCAATAACTGATGCAATTAAAAAATATAAAAAAACAATTGATAATAAATACCCACCGATGGATGATGAAGATGCTATAGCAATTAGTTTGTGCGAGGAGTTTATAACAGATTTAACAAATATAAAAAATAATTTAAAAGAGGGGAAATAATGGCTCAATTAAATGCTAACACCCCATATATTCAGTGTTTCATACGAAACAAATATATATTTGGGCCTAAAGATGAAGGTTTAACGGAGGGGTATATATTTGGTTGTAAATCAATGATTAATAGGCCAATGCATTTTCATTTTCAATCTAATTTTGGTGCAATTTTTTGGATGATGCCGATTTCCGCTTTTTGTCATAAAGAAGAATATGATAAAATTTCAGATAACGAAGAAAAAAGATTATCTGTTTTGCAAACATGGGATTGTCAAGATAATGATATAGCTGTAACAACGTTTGGTTTTTTACAAAATAAAAGAGTCGATGTGTTGTGCCGGGATCGTAAATGGCGAAGCGGAAAATACATTTTTACGATAGATGATTATGAAGGAGATTTAAATGAATTAAATATTGGTTATGCTAATGATCAAGATAGTAAATGTTTTCATTTTATAGAATTAAACGATGGCAATTATTGTATTCCCCCAAACAATATTTTACGTTGGCATAATCCAGATTTTATTGTTCCTTACCCTAAAGACAACATCCCGAAGGTAAAACTTTTTACAGATCCTTTAACATCTGAAGATATTGATAGAACTTATGGCAACAAACCTTATTTCTTTTACAATGACGATTCTCAAGAAGAAAAATCTTGACATAATCTTTTTTCAGTTTTAGTTTGACATTGATATGGAAGTAGTATATCTTGTATTGATAGTAGCTTCAGGCTACATCTTAACGTTAAGAGATAAATATGACTGAAAATAAACAATCAGATTGGAAAGAGCGAGAAGTTGGCGCTCTTTGGAAACAAGAAGGTAAAAAATCTAATTATTGTACTGGTTACATTATTTCAGATGAACTAGGTAACAAGGTTAGACAGAGAGTTATTATGTTTGCTAATAAAAATAAATCAAATGATAAATCACCAGATTTTATTATTTATAGTTCTGTAGACATACAAAACAAAAACTCACCATCTGAAAACAAAAAAGAAGCAAGCCCTGCTTTTGAAAGCGTAGATGCTCAAGGCGTCCCAATGCTTGAAAATTAATCTTGCAAAAATTACTTCAGCCCCCTACTATTAAGTAGGGGGTTTTTTTATGATTTCAATACAGCAATATAAACCATTTCATAACTCTAAAGATTTTGAAAAAATTTTCAAACAATCTTTTGAAACACTCCGTTCTCAATATGCAGATATTGCAGATTTCCAAAAAAGAGTTGTAAAAAAAGCTACTATAGATAAAAATATTTATATTTTTTATTATGATGATTTACCAGTTGGATATACAATTTTTTCAATTAAAAACAGAAAAGCTTTTTGGGAGTACGATTTTATTATAAAGAAAAATAAATACAGAAAGTACGCTAGGATTTTTAGATCAGTTGTTTTGAGTGAAATTTCTAAGATAGCTGATAGTTTGAGATTCTTTATTCTTACAGAAAACAAAAGAGCTTTAAACGCAATGTTGAAGCTACCTAAACACACAAATGTAAAAGTAGAAAAAGAAGAAGTGCTTTTTAATAAATACAAAGGTTTTTTTTATCAAATTGATTTAAAACAACTTGACAAACTTGAACAAGTAAACGATAGTAATACTTATGAAACTAGGGCTTGTTTGCATTTCGGAACTTTTGCGCCAGAAATATCCAGAGTTGGCATTCAAAACAATGACCAGAGCTCAATTCAGGAAAAAAGACAGAAGTGAATCTATTCAAATTCTTTCTGAAAGAATAGCTCACAACATTAGAGTTACAATAGAAACTATTAAACATTGCAAAGAAGTAAAGATAAAACATTATCGCATTTCTTGCAAATTATTACCACTGCTAACAGATCCAACTTTAAATATTCAGCTCGAAGAGCTGCCTAACTATGAAAATATCGTAAGCCTTCTTTCTGAAGTCGGCAGAACGGCACAATTTTTAGACATAAGCTTATCTATTCACCCAGATCAATTTGTGGTGTTAGGCTCAAATAAAGATAATGTTTGCGAGAACTCAATAAGAGAATTGAATTTTCATTCTTGGGTTTTAGATATGTGCGGAATGCCACAAGATTATACTTGCCCGATAAATATCCACCCAAGTTTATCAAATTTTGAGTCTCCTGAAAAATTCATCGATAAATTGATGCGCAACTTTTTTCAGTGCGATCAAGGAGTAAAGAAAAGATTAGTATTTGAAAACGAAGACAAAGGTTTTTGGAATTGCTCTAATCTGTATGAATACTTTCATAATTACATGAAACACGCTTACAACTTTGCATTTCCTTTAACTTTTGATAATTTACACAATCAAGCAAACCCAAGTTTAGATTCTGACGGCAACGAAACAAGCATGTCTAGTTGGTTTATAAAGTTTTATCAAACTTGGCCAAGCGAACCTGTTTTTCATTGGTCAGAAGCTGCGGAAGGAACTGTAAGAAATCATGCTCGCAAACTTACTATTCCTCCTCAAGATTTTGGTTTAGACGTTACGTGGGAAATAGAAGTAAAAGATAAAGACAAAGGATTCGAACATTTGCTTAATAAAAGATAGAAAGATATAATTTTGCTTTTATCATATTAAAGAATGAAAAGAATATCAATTGAAATAGGCGAAAACGACATCGAAGACTTAAAAAAAATCTTTTCTAATGAGCAAGCTTTCGAGCCTCAAGCTAGAGAAGATCATCTAATCATAGCTATTTTAAAGCAAGTGATTGAAAATTCAGAGAACAGCAGTTCTTATACTATAAATGAAGCAACGGAGGTATGAAGGCTTTTCTTTATCTTGAAGGGACAAATGATGGCGCTTCTTTTTTGGAAGAATATTTAGGTCAACAGATACATCTGGAATCTCTTTATAAAGACATTTCTCCTGATTCTCCACCTTTAGTTGAACTAAAAACAGCGGACGAAAAAGTTCATTCTTTACAGCTAATTGATATTAGATTTATAGATGAATTTATATTTGTTCATTGTTTTGTTGTCGGAGCTGGAGAGCAAGGTGGTAAAGCTTTACTAAGACTAAAACCTTGCTTTTAAAAAACTGTTGACAAAATTTAATTTTAACTTTATTATACATAAATAATATGAGCAGCGCAACTACTGAAATAACAACTCAAACAAAACCTGCCATTTTGCTTAAAGCAATTAATGGCGCAACGCCAGAACAAATTGACACTTTGTGGTCAATCTTAAAATACAAGGAGATAGGAATTTATAGAAAAGTTAAATGCATGTCTTCAGTTTTAGGTTTAAATTTTGAAAAAGTCGTAAGTGATTTACCCACAGATGAAAGCGGAAGAATTCTTGACTATAAAACTAGACATTTAATTCACGATACATTAATTGAAAATTCTTAATAATGAACACAAAATACATTGTTAAAAACAAAAAAGGCGATTATCAATCAGCATACAATCTCAAATTAGGTAAACAAAAAGCTTATGATTGGGCCGTGCAATGCGCTAAATCTGTAGGTGGTATTGTTTATCTTATTGATGAAGATGCTAAAACAGAAAAAGAAGTTTTTAGAGTAGAAAATTAATTTAATCGCTATAGTAAAGTATAAGTAATATATAATTCATATTGTTAATACACTAGATGTATTTCAACCCTTCATTATAATTATTTATTTTATTATAGCGATATTTTATGAAAATAGCTATAGTCAGCGGTGGTTTTGACCCAATTCATGTCGGTCATATAGAATTAATGCAAAAAGCTAGATGTTTAGCTGATGCTTTAATTGTCATTGTAAATGACGACAACTTTCTCATAAGAAAAAAAGGTAAACCTTTTATGCCTTTTGAAGAAAGAAAAAAAATTGTAGAAAATATTCGTTATGTTGACATGGCTGTAAAATGTATCGATGAAGATCAAAGTGTCTGCAAAACATTAAAAGGATTAGCTTCTTGCCGTACATTAATAAATAATCAACCTTATGAAAAACTTATGTTTTGCAACGGAGGAGACAGAACTTCCGGTGAAAATACACCGGAACACGCTTTATGTCTTGAATTAGGCATAGAATCAGTTTACGGACTTGGAGATAAAATTCAAAGTAGTAGCTGGCTCACTAATAAATAATAATTGTAATTCAAGATATCAATATTCTAGAAATATTTCACTCTATCATTACAATATTATAAATAAACTAAAATTCACATTGTCAATGTACTAGATACATTTCACCTTCTCATTTTAGTTTGAAATCATCACCGAAATCCGGTGGTGATTTTTTTTTTTGATTTTTTTGTAGAAAAATTTAGACGGGATTACATTATGTATATGAATGAATGTGTTGTTCAGACTATTAATATTAATTACCTAGGAAATGATTAATATTTCACCGTATCACAACAATTCTATTACAAATCAACGGTTTTACACATCATGAGTACTACTAACAATCGCAGAAGCGCAAGACGCTCGAATATAGATAATAAAAAATTTGTCACACTCGATTGTGGCAAAAACAATGCCACATTTTTTGATGGCATCACAGTGAAAACAATTAGCCATAAGCAATTGTTTGATTTACCCCAAAAATATCCAAATCATACATTTGTAGGAGAGGATGCGCATTTCGGGGTGCCTCGTAATTTAACTTCTTTAGCTCAACCGTTAACTAAAAGAGAACTAAAAACTCTTTATAATGAATGTGAGAGATATAATGTTGATTTAGGGTTATTTCCTCAGAAATCAACTCCACGGGCTAAACTTTATGCTGGATTAGAAAAATCTGATGAAGATGATCCAAAAGCAATTTATAAATTGTTATCGGATTTTCCAAAAATTCAGTTGAAGAATCCAAAATATGAGTTCGATGTATCTCCCGTTAGAAGAGAGGGTTATAAAATGAAGCATGATCTTAATAGGCGGTTAAATGTAGCTCGCAGACAAGATTATACTGATAGTAATTCTCGATGGCTGAAAGATAATATCGAAGAGTTAACCGGTCGTATTTCTGAGCAAGCTAAAGATTGTTTCGGTCTTACAGATGAAAGTAGGCGTAAAGTAGCCAATAAAAAAACCGGCGCTTTAGTTGGGCAAATGAATCTTAACAAGGTTAATTTTCCTCAATTATACTCTATTTTATCTACTCTTCAAGGTGAAATCGACTTTGACGGAGAAAATGCTGACATTACGACAACCCGGTTAACCAGAAACGAAAGCACAGGTGATTTACCTAGTTGGAAATTTGCTAAGAAACATCTATTTTGCATGAGCCCTCATCACCAAAAAGGCGGTGTAGCTCGTAGTAATTTATATTATCATGGTAAAAGGAACTATATTATTAGAAAAGCGAAAGATCACGAAATCAATCTAAAGAAAAAGCATCGAGGTGAATTTTCTCAAGAAGAGGATCAATGTTTTGTGTTTTATCGCAAAATCTATGTAAATTCAATTCGTGAAGTCTTTAACGCTTTTCGAAGTATGATTAAAGAAGGTCAATAAATTAGCGTCGCTGTAGTTTAGCATTTCAATATTTAATAAATATTTCACACAATCACTACGGCGGCGCATCTTCTAAATTTTTAAATACTATAGTTCAAGTTATCAATATTTTAAAATATTTCACACTATCACTATAGTTATTATTTTAAGTAAATTTATATTTCAGATTTTCAATATATAAGATATATTTCAGACAATCAATATAGATTTACAATTTTTACAAGAAACTAGATATATAATTCAGAACATCAATATACAAGATGTATTTCAGATTGTCATTATAATTTAGTTTCTTATTTTTTAATTTTACAATAGACTGATATAATTCAAAAAGTTATTGCGCTTGACGTAATTCAGCACTTCATTATACAGTCTATTAAATAATTTATAGATTGGATGTGTAGTTCAGCTGATCAATACGCCAGACGTATTTCACGCTCTCATTACAATTCAATCTAAACCTTTAACTTGACTAATGCGATTCAAGACGCCAATATACTAGATATATTTCAACCCGTTATCACATTAGTCATTTTATTTTCATGAACACAAAAAAAGAATATTTTGAGTTAAGTAAATCTGTTATCAAAGAATGCCAAGATAGATCTCATGAATTATTCAAAAAAACTTGCGATGTTCTCGATGTTACTTCTGAAGAAGATAAAGACATTTTATTTGAGTATCTTTTTAATGATTCTTCTGTAGAAAATACTCAACAAATAATTCAAAAATATACAGAAAATGTGTAAATACTAATATGGGCATGTTTGATGACATAAGAGTTCCATTATCAAATTTTAAAGGCATTGTTAGCGAACAACAATTTGCCATCTTGAAGTATGCCAATAAAAAAGATTCTTTCTTTCAAACCAAATGCCTTGATTGCAATAGTTCTACTTATAAAATAAACAGAAAGAAACTGTACAAACAAAAAGGAAAAAAATTACACTTCGAGAGAATTAGCGATACTATTTCTATATATAACAGTATTAAACACTCAGATGGCCATAGATATTGGCTTGAATTCAATGTCAGAATAATTGACGGAGTAATAGAAGATATAAGACTGCATGATTTTGAAGTAGAAACTGAGCAAGAATTCATAGATAAAGAAAACGAGTTTAAAATAGTAGAAAAAATTAAAAAATCGTTTAGATACAAATTTTTCACTTTCTTAGGAAAAAGACTTTACAAACTATCAATTATGATGCATAATATGTCAGGCTTGAAAGTTTTTCAAGGTAGGAACCTTGATGAAATTTAAGCTGTACGACCCTGATGAGTTCGTATTAATTAAACAAAAACAAAATAAAACATAAAGTAAAATAGAAAGAAAGCGTTACCAATAAAATTGTGTGTAAGAGGGACATGTGCGTGTCCCTCTTTTTTTTCATCATCTTTATGTTTTGTGTAAACTAAATTATGAAAAAAAGTGTAAATCAAGAAAAAGTATTTTTTACAATAGCACTTGCTTTAGGGTTAAGTTATGCGCTTGAAATAGGGATTTTTCCGATATTTATGTCTTTATGTATTTGGATATGCATGATGGCTTACAATGAAAAAAATTATTGACAAATTAATATTTTCTATATATTTTTTATTTTATAAATGAATAACAATCAGTATAATCACTGCAGTCAAAAGTTAGAATTTATAATAGATTCTTTAGATTTTATAAAAGGCGATATAGAGAAATATGGGGGCTTCCAAACAGAAACCATAGAAGAAGAATTTTGGACCAATATAGAAAACGCTGTTATAAGCATTCAAGAGTGCATAGAAAATCTTGAAGCTGACGAAGCTGTTTGTATTTTAAAGCAGTCGTAATGAATTTTTTTAAATATATAGTAAACTTTATTATGAAATTATTCGCAACTAAAACAGAAGAAATTTCTGTAGACGCATCAGAAATTCAAGAACAATTAAATAATCTATCTATAAGAATAGATTCTCTTAAACAATCTCCCGCTAGTTCTAGCGCTAATTTGTCCTCATTTACTGATATGTTGCATAAATTAGATAATGAATTAAAAGACATTAAAAATGATACCACAACTGATAAGTCCATCAATGACATAACAAAAGATTTAAAAAATATTAAAAATCAACTTACAGCCATACAATCTTCAAGCAATGTTAATAGCCCTATATCTTCTCCGAATTTAAAATTTGAATTTGTTTTAGGTAAAGATGAAGAAGGTTTTTCTGATTCTTCTTGGGAAGAAATAATCAAAAAAGGTCAACAAATTCAATATGAATATTGGAAAAAAGCGGAAGAAACATGGAACAAACAATTTAAAATGTTTAAAGGTTGGCATGGATCTGCGATGTCGCCTGTAATAAAAATTATTTGCGAAGAGCCAGAATATTTATTTAAAAACACCGTCAGATTACCGGGAAGATTTTGCATATCATCAAATAGCAGATGGTCTTCTATTTTAAGATTTTATACATTCGGAGATAAAGTGCTTAAAGACGACACTGGTTACGGTTATAAATGGGACTCCCCAGTGTGTATTTATGTAGAAGGTAAAACCCATACTAAAATGCCTGACGGTGGAACAATGATTATGAAACCGTTTGAGCAAACAATTGAAGAAGTGATTATTTGCCCTATGACAAAAGGAATTCCTATTTATTTATCTGAAGATCAAGATAGATTATCTATTCGTGATTGTAAAATACTTTCTCATGGTGGCGCTCAAGTTGGTATAAGGCATGGTCCTCAATTAGCTGAAAATAATTATCCATGGGAAGGTGTTACTCAAAGCAAAAAAGGAGATGCTAATGTTTGGATAACTGATCCTAGATTTGTTGACTTACAAATGGAAGGCCCACATAATAATAAAAGACCTCAAGCTGCTATGTTTATGTCCGGCGCTAATATTATTGTTCAAAATTTAAACCTTTATGGCTGGATGCAAGGACCATATTTTCATGGAGGCATTAACAGGATCATTAACGGTCTTACACAACATTGGGGCAATACCGGCGATGGAAGAATGTATTGCGCTAGAGATGAAGTTGTTTCTTATACTGTATCATATACTGATGACACAAAAGATACAGATGCTTTTAGCTGCATAGCTGGCAACTTCAAACAATGGTATCTTAAAAAACACAGTAGAGTTCCAGAAAAAGGAGGCTGGCATAATCAAGGCGAGCTTATACTTTAACTTTAACACATCAGGCATATAATATATATATGTCTAATAATAAACAAATATTTTTTCAAAGCTCCTTACCTCGATCTGGTTCGACTTTGTTACAGAATATAATTGGACAAAATCCTAATTTTTATGTAACTCCAACCAGCGGTGTATTGGAGCTTGTTTTTGCTTCTAGACACAACTATTCAGAATCTCCAGAATTTAAAGCTCAAGATCCAAAATTAATGGAAAATGGTTTTAAAGGTTTTTGCAAATATGGATTACTTGGATATTATCATTCTATTACAGATAAACCTTATGTAATGGATAAATCTAGAGGTTGGGGCTATTATCAAGATTTTTTAAACTTTTTTTACCCTAACCCTAAAATCGTTTGCATGTTAAGAGATCCCAGATCTATTTTTTGTTCTATGGAAAAAATTCATAGAAAAAATCCTCAAACTGTTTCTGGAGTTGTAAACGATGCTGAAATTAACGGCATAACAGCTGAACAAAGGGTACAAATATGGAGCAATATTCAACCTATTGGTTTAGCTATGCATAGATTACTGGACATAATTGAAAAAGGCAATGATAAAAAAATGTTATTTGTAAAATTTGAACACTTGACTTCTAACCCTCAAGCAGAATTAAATAGAATATATAATTATCTTGGTGTTGAATCTTACACTCACGATTTTAATAATGTTCAACAGATTACTGTAGAAGATGATTCTGTATATGGGCAATTTGGAGATCATAAAATAAAAACTAAAGTCGAGCCCCCAACAGAAGATTATAATGAAGTTTTAGGACAGAAATTAGCTGATAATATCAAACAATCTTACCAATGGTTTTACGATTATTTTAATTATTAAAATTCACCTAATTGTAACATGACATTACTTAAAAATACTGTAAGATTACAGTGTGGATTATTTACAATTCTGCTTAGATTGGTGGGCAAAAGGAGGCTTAGTCAACTTTGTTATACTAGGCAGCTCATTTTTCGTTGGTCTTTTTTACCTAAGTAATAAATTTAGTAAAGGTTTTGTTAATATTATGATTGGCGTCGTGCCTCTTTTAGGGCTTCTTGGCACGGTTGTTGGAATGATTCAAACTTTTAATGCACTTCAAAATACAGGAACAGATGTCCAATCATTAGCTGGAGGCATATCAAAAGCTATGATTACCACTTCTTCAGGTTTATGCGTAGCTATTTTCGGCACGATTTTTCTGCCTCTTAAAAAACCTGAAAAGTTAGACAATTATGAATCTTTTGATGATTTAACTATCGAACAATTAGAAGAAATAGTTTCTCAGAAAACATTTGTTCAAAAATTAATTAAAAACATACCACAAATAACCATTAAGTCAAAGTGGATTAAAAAATACTTAAAACTTAAAAAATCTTTCAATAAAGCTTATAAAAATGTTTGGATTAAAGTGCAACCAGAATGCAAGCAAGAGCGCCCTTCTTTTATTTCTTTTTTTTAAAAATTATCTAGATTTTCTTGTGTTGAAATGACATAATAATTGATGTCGGAATATGACGCATATATATTTGATGTAGATGGAACTTTGACTGCGCCTCGTTCGCAAATGGACGAAGAGTTTTCTAAATTTTTTGAAAAATTCTGCAAAAAATATATTGTATATCTTGCGACAGGAAGCGATAGAGCTAAAGTTAAAGATCAAATTCCATCAGAAATATTATATTCTTGCATGGGCGTTTTTACTTGCATGGGAAATGAATTGTGGGTCAACGATGAAATGATATATTCCAGAAAATTAAAACCACCTTCAGATGTAATATTTTGGCTGTATGAAAAATTGTATGATACTAAATATCCAAAACATAAACTGGGCACTGTAAATTTTGAATATAGAGCTGGAATGTTAAATTTCAGCGTTGTAGGTAGAGATATTTCTAAAAATGAAAGAACTGAATATAATGAATGGGATGCTATATACAAAGAAAGAAAAAGTATCTGTGACACTTTTAATAAAATATTTCATAGATATAACTTAGAAGCATGTATTGGTGGTGAAATATCTATAGACATACAAGAAAAAGGTAGAGATAAAGGTCAAATTTATGACTATTTAAGCAATCATCCAAGAAAAATATTTTTTGGAGACAAATGTCAACCCGGAGGTAATGATTTTTCTTTAGCTAAAGCTTGTGAAGTTAAATTTAATGTTGACAATTGGCAGCAAACATGGAATATTTTAACAAATTTAATCATACCTAACTAAAATGAAAAAAGCTAGAGTATTTACCGTTGTTAAAGGGCAAACTTACGACCCTCAAGGCACAGTTATAAATTCTGCCGCTAAACAGTTAGGAATTAAACACATAAAAGACGTTAAAGCTGGTAAACATTTTTTATTATTGTTCGAAGATGATACTACTGACGATAACGTTAAAGCTAGCGCTGAACAAGCTGCAATTCGATTACTTCATAACGATATTATTGAAGATTATGATATAACTTACGAATTATGATATGAAAGAAAATATATTAAAAGCATTAGAAGCTCATTTTGAGTCTCAAATTTTAAAGAATAAAGTTTTACTTAAAAATTATTTAAACAATTCAGTTGGAATTGGAGAACACCCTGATATTATCGCTGAATGCATCAAAATCACTGAAGAATTAGCTTCAGCAAAAGATGGTCTGGAAATCATTCAAGGTTATGGCGAACCGGAGTAAATTTGAAAAAATTTGTTCAAAATGCAAAAATTTATGGTTAATCTGGTGCAGAACTGTTGACCATAGAATCGGAAAAACTAACGATGATGAGCCAAATATACCTATTTTAACATTAAAGCAAGCTCAAATTAGCTTGTTAATACGCAGTTTCATTATTTTAGTTAATTTAATAACTTGTTTTTTTATAGTAGCAAACATTATACATAAATGGTAATATGCCAAATCAAACCAAATTAGATAAAACTTATTTAAAAATGGCTGAAGCTTGGGCTGAGATGTCTCACGCTAAAAGAAAAAAAGTAGGCTGTTTAATTGTAAAAGATGGCGCTATTATTTCAGATGGTTATAACGGCACACCATCAGGTTTTGATAATAGTTGTGAATTTGGGTTTACTGAACAAGGTTCAACCACTAAACCGGAAGTTCTTCATGCTGAAAGTAACGCAATCAGCAAATTAGCTAGATCTACAAATAGTAGTGATGGCGCTACAGTTTATTTAACTTGTTCTCCTTGTTTTGATTGCGCTAAATTAATTATTCAAGCAGGAATTAAAAGAGTCGTCTATAGTGATAATTATAGAGATAGCAGAGGGTTACAACTTTTAGAAAAAGCTAACATAAAAGTGGAGCATATAAATGACAAGTGATAATGTTTTAAATATTTTAAATGATGCGCTAGAAAAAGATCCTGTTGCTATGATGGCGTTAATTTCTACAACAGTTCCAACTAATTGTAATATTGCTAGTTCTTATGATATTAAAATTCATAAAGGGTATATTGAATTTGGATTACTTAGCATAATTAACAAGATAATCGAAAAAGAAAATAAAAAAATAAGTTTTGATTATGATGTGAACATAGAAGGTGAGATGCGCCCTAAAAAATTTATTTTAGAATGAAAACTAATTTGGAGTTTCATTTTTTTTATTTGACAATATGCAGATTTGTTGTATATTCCTTATTAATTGCTTGCTAATCTTATGAAATTAATTAAAAAATTAAGCCTTACCTTAGAAGATTCTCAAGGTAATGAATTGAATATAAAAGCTACGGATCAGAGAAAATTTCCAGAGTATTGCTTTTATATGGAGTCAGAACAAGAACCAATATTTATATTCACTAAAGAAGATATAAAAAAAGTATTAGAACACTTAAGTTAAAACTCAAAAATTTATGTTTAAAAGAATAGATTATTTCTTCATTATTGCAGCTTACTTGTCGTTTATGATGAGTGTCGCTCTCTGGTTTCTTAAAGATCAATCAGCGGGTATGTATGTTGGCTTATGGGTGCCAAGTATTTTAACCCTTTGGGTAGGTATTAAGCAAATAGTTTATAACAGAAAGAAATGAGATGTTATTTGTATTATTCATGTTCGGCGTTGTTATTATGGGCATTGTCGCCTTGGGCATAATTGAAGCAGGAGGATTTGATGATGATTAACTTTTTTATTAATGCGTAAATTCAAGATACTGTTATTGACTGTAACATTTTTAATTTGCATATATGAAAAAGAATATTTACTTGGTATTTTTATTCTTGGCTTTATCAACAGCGTGTTCCCAAAAGCTTAAAACTCATGATCCATTAACAACTTATTGGCAGCATCAAAACAAACAATTAAAACAAGAAAAAATAAACAAAGAAATAAAATTAAAACTTAAAGAGATAGAAAAACAAATAAATAAACTTAAAGAGCCTTCTTGGCATCAGTATGTAAACAGTATTTACTCTAACATTCAAATAATAAGAAATAAAAAAATAAAACCATTACCAACAACTCAACCAGACGACATTTAATATGCAAGTATCCAAATTTTTCGAAATAAAGTTAACCGACAGAGAAGACAGCTGCATGATCATAAAAGCTGTGGAAGAAGGAGAATATGTAATAACTATGGAAGATGATTCTACATTTTACTTTGACCAAGATGATGCAGAAGACATAATTAAAACAATAAAAACTGTTATTGGGAACGCCTCATAAACATGGACCCAGAAAGATTTGGATTTTTTCGCTGGATGGGCGAAATAATTCTTACGTGGCAAGTCGTTCTTGTAGTGTATTATATTGTACAGTGGACAATTTACAAATTCTAACCATCTTAAAATACGGCATACCTCTTTTAGCTGTTCTTTTGCTGTTATGCGGTACTAAATTAAAATGACAGCATCTTCTATATTCGTTATAACAGGAATCATCGGAGTAATACTAATATTATTTAAAGCAGCAAATGAGCGATGAAGGATATTTAATAGGATTTATATTAGCTGCGTTAATACCTTTATTCATAGAATTTTTCTTCAAAAAGAAATGAGAAAAGCTAAAGTCACTTTTTCTACAGAATTATTAACTAATATTTCAAATTTAAATTTTCAACTATTAAATAATGATTTAAATTACCCAGACAATATCGGCGGGGAATATTATTTCAATTTATCAGATAAAGAAAAAAAGAAATACAAGCTTATAAATCCAGCGTATTTGTTAAAACATTCTGATCATAATCGAATTTTTAATTTAACAGTTGATGAATAAGTAGAGTGTGAATTTAAATGATGAGACAATGCACCATGTGTAAGCAAAGCTTACCAATAGATAATTTTGAAATTGCCACTAAAGATGGTTATAGGAGAGGGCAGTGTAAAACTTGTGTAAGTATTAACAGATTTGTTAAACGCAAACCTGAAAGAACTGAAGACGATTACTGGAAATGGCAGAATGAAATAAAAGAAAAGGAAAAACTTTTAAAAGAAAAGGAAAAACTTTTAAAAGAAAAAGAAAAACTTTTTAATGAAGGAAAAAAGAAGTGCGCTCGTTGTGGTGAAATTAAATTAATAACCGAATTTAATAAAAGTGGATCTAATAGATATCAATCTCGCTGTAGAGTTTGCACTAAGGCAGAGTTTAAGATTTGGCGTAAAAAAAATTATCTAGAAGTAAGAGAGAAACAAAGAAAGAAAAGGTGGGATAAAAGAACACCAGAGCAAAAAGAAAAATATTTAGCAGAAAAAGCATATAGAGAAGAACTTCACTCTCTTCAGAAGGAAGGAAAGAGAAGATGTAGAATGTGTAATGAAGTAAAAATTCTTGATGAGTTTCATACTGATAATTCTGTTAAAGTTTTTTATAATAAGAAATCATATTGTAAGAGTTGTGCTCATAAAACTTGGAGAAGACCTTATTGCCAATTACCAGAAACCAAATTGAAAAAATCTGGGTGGGATAAAAAATACAGATCAAACCCAAAGGTTAAACAAAGAATTAATAAACAACATCTTGAAAAATATCACAACGATCCTGCATATAAAGTAAAAGTACTTATGAGAGGTAGACTCAATAAGGTTTTAGATAGAAAAAAACAATCTAAAAGATTCACACAAGAATTAGGATGTACCTTTGATGAGTTAGTTGTTCATTTAGAATCTCAGTTTTACCCTGACCCAAGAACAGGTGAAATGATGACTTGGGATAATCATTCTGCAAAAGGTTGGCATATTGATCACATCAAACCTCTTCATGAATTTGACTTATATGATGATGAACAATTCAAACAAGCATCACACTATACAAATCTACAACCATTATGGTGGTGGCAAAATTTAGCAAAAAATAGAAAAGATGAAAATCAGTAAAGAAGAATTAATGCACCAACTATAAATGGACAAATATAAAGAAGCTGGCGTTGATGTCGCCAAAACAGATAATTTAGTCAAAGAAATTTCTGGGTTAGTTGACAATATAGGAGGATTCGGCGGTTTATTTGATTTAGGTGATAGTTATTTAGTTGGCGCTACAGATGGTGTAGGCACTAAGATTCTTTTAGCGCAAGAATATGATATGCTTGACGGCATAGGTATAGACTGTGTTGCTATGTGCGTCAACGATATTATTTGCACTGGCGCTCGCCCTTTATTTTTCTTAGATTATTTCGCTTCATCTAATATAGATGAAAAACAATATCTTACAATTATAAATTCAATTAAAAATGGTTGTGAAGCTGCTGGCATTCCATTAATCGGAGGAGAAACAGCAGAACTTCCTTCTTTACTTCCTGATAAACATTTTGACATTGCTGGATTTTGTGTTGGCATTGTCAAGAAAAAAGATTTAATTGATGGAAGTAAAATAAAAAAAGGTGATATTGTTTTAGCTTTTCCAAGTAATGGTTTTCATAGTAACGGTTATTCTTTAGTAAGAAAAATATTTAACAAAAATAAACATGAAAAATATATTGACAAAATATTAAAACCTACAGAAATTTATGTCAAAGAAATAATGAATTTAATTGATAATGGAGTCAATATAAAAGGCATTGCCCACATAACCGGAGGAGGTTTATCTAATTTAAATAGAATTTTACCTGATGGTTTATCTGTTGATTGGAAAAGTGAAATTAATAAACCATTTATACTTGATATGTTTCAAAAAGATGGTAATGTAAGTGATGAAGAAATGGCTAGGGTTTTTAACGGCGGTATCGGTATGTGTCTGGTGGTGGAGCCGAAAGAAGTAAAGAAAGTTTTTTCTGAAAAAATTTCCAGACCCATGCTGGCAGCAGGAAGTATATCATGAAAAATATTATAAAAAAAGTTTTAGATGAGTATGTTGAATATTATAAACAAATAAATCTTGACAGCGAAGCAGCAAGAATTATATTGTCTGAACAAATAGAAGAAAGAATCAAAATATGGCAAAATCAAAAGGATCGGGAAAACATCAAGAAAAACGCGGATTAAATAAAAAAATCAGCAACATGAAGGGAAGACACTCTAAAAATAATTCTTCCCGAAATAAGACTAGCAAAAACTACAAAAAACCTTATAACAGACAAGGTAGATAAAAATTTAATACGCTAAGAATAATTCAGCACATCATTACTTTTATAGTAATTCACGTTGTAATTATTTTAGCGTATATTTTATGCCAGTGTGGTGAAATTGGCAAACACAACAGACTTAAAATCTGTCGCCTTTATCGGCTTGTCGGTTCGAGTCCGACCACTGGTACCACTTTTCTAGAGTAGCTCAATGGTAGAGCAATCGGCTGTTAACCGATTGGTTGTTGGTTCGAGTCCAACCTCTAGAGCCATTTTATATAAATCATTATGAGTATTTCAGAAAAAACTTTAAAAGAATTAGCGAAATGGTGCGAGATTCGCAGACAAGAATATTACGAAAGAGCTAATAAAAATATTTCTGAAAAATGCGATGTCGAATTAGAAAGGATAAAAAGGTATAAGCCTCTTTCTATTACTTCGCGCTACAGAAAAAACCACGATATTGATTATTATCCTCCCACTTGTGGATTTACTCATCGGATGACTTTTGATTCATCTTATGTTGGAGATTTAACTGAATGGGACAGAGCTTTTGAAAGATTCGAAAAAAAGAAAGTAAATATATACGGCAAAAAAGTAGATCGCAGCAAAGTTTTCACAGATAAAGAAGAAGTTAAAAGTTTTAAATATGGAAAACAATCCTAGCAACGAAGAAAAAACTATTGTAGGTAGACCTATACTTTACGATATTCAGGGTATATTAGGCAGAGCGGATTTTGAAATAGCTAGATTAAAAAAGATTGAAAAAGTAAAAGATAAATCTTTATTTAGATATGAAGAATATAATAGTAGAGTAAGAGAAGAAACTTATGGATATGAAGATAATTATTGGTTAAGTCCAGAAATAACTGGAACCATGGAACAATGGAGAAAAGCTTATAAAAGATTTTGCAATAAAAAAGTAAACATTTATGGAAAAAAAGTTGATAGAACAAGATTATTAAACGATAAATTCGCAACAAACAAATCTAGCAAAAAATGTCAGGATTAGAAAATTTAAATAAAACATGGTTCGTGGATATAGACGGCACATTATTAATTCACAAAACTAATGAAGAATTAGATGAAATAATAGAGGAAAATGACATAAAAAGTCATTTATATGAAACTCCCATTATTGATGCAGTTAGTTTTATTAATAATCTTCCTAAAAAAGATAGAATTATCTTAACTACAGCTAGAGAAAATCGCCATTTAGCGCACACACATCGCACACTACATCATTTTGATATTAGGTATAATAAAATTATTCATGAGCTTGGCTCTGGCCCTAGAGTGGTAGTAAATGATATTAAACCTGCTGGCACAGCAAATAATCAGCAAAACTTAAACACGGCTTACGCAATTAACGTAAACCGTGATCAAGCGGATATTCAAGGATCTGCTCTAAAAATAGAAAGGCAGATCCAAGAACAAATGTCACCTCAAATAGAGATTATATTTTAATCCTGATCTACTTCGTGAGGGTTAGGAGCGGGTTCTCCACTAGACGGAAAAGGAAAATTAGAAATCATAACTGGAGATTCTAGAGATCCTGATATTTGATTTTTTAAAGAATCAAACCAATCACACCCTGAAGCGTAAGTGTTACAAATATCTGTTAGATTAGCAGTTAAATAATCATAAGTAATATAGGGATCAAAGCCAGTTGCGCCATCAACATAAGCTGATTTTGTTTGAGAAACCTCTTGGCTATCTTGACCGCTAAAACTGCAAGTCATTCCAACTACTAAACTACTAATACCTGTTTCAGAGGAATTATTCCAGTATGGATCGATTCTAGTAAAATCGTAAATATAGTGACCTGTTATATGTGACATAATGTTATTTTATTTTACACTAAAAGTTTAAAAATTCTGTTTTTAATGTAAAATATTATAAGCCAGTTTAGCTCAGTTGGTAGAGCAACGGTTTTGTAAACCGTTGGTCGTCGGTTCGAGTCCGACAACTGGCTCCATTTTATTGTGAAATTAGATATTCTAGAAGTAATAGAAAACGAAGATGGCGCTTTATCATTTGAAGTAGATTATGATAGAGAATTTAAAAAAGAATTTGAGCGTAAATACAAAAAACGTTTGACAAAAAAGTCTTTAACAGAGTATATTACTAAAGCTGTTGAAGCGAATTATAAAGAAAGCAAAAACAATGAAAAATAGTACAGTATTATTATGGTGGTTTTTATATCAAGTAGTTGGAATTTTAGCAGCTATGGGGATTGGATTTTTAGGAGGTTTAACTTTTGGCATACTAGGCTTACCAGAAATTCCCGGCATGATTTTAGTTGGTATTGGAGCTTTAGCTGTTAACTTTTTTGTTTATAAATGGTCTGTTAATAAAATTATGAATTCATGAAATGAGCGAATCAGATTCTAAATATGAACTTTGCGTTATTTGTGATACAGTAACTAAAGAACATGAAGATCAGCATATTGATAGCCGAAACTATTATATAGAAGGTTGTGGTCAACTATGCAAGAAATGTTATATTGAAATATATGGTAACATACATTGATTTAAAAGGCTAAATATATAATTCACCCACTCAACACACTCGATGTGTTTCACTGGTTCATTATATTTTAGTCTTTTTTTAGGGCCTTTAGCTCAGTTGGTCAGAGCATCCGACTCATAATCGGCAGGTCGTCAGTTCGAGTCTGACAAGGCCCACCAACTTATTTGTGTAATAAGTTATATGGCAGAAAAAGAAAATAAACATCCAGAAAATGTAGATGGCTCATATTATGTAGATGATCAATGTATAGATTGTGATTTATGTAGAGAAGAAGCTCCAGATAATTTTACTAGACAAGAAGAACAAGGTTATTCTTATGTTTATAAACAGCCAGAAAATGATCAAGAAGAAAAAGAATGCGTAACTGCAATGGACGGTTGTCCAGTGGAAGCTATAGGAAATGACTGAAATATTAAATTGCTCAGAAACTGATTGCCCCAAAGATTTTTATGAACTATCTGTCTCTGGAGAAACATATATAAGAACTTGCATGAATTGTTGGAAAAGAGTTGTATTAGCATTAGATCAAAAACATGCTGATTCATATTTAGAATCAGGAGATAAAGTAGCATTAGATAAAAATAATTAAAACAAGCAAAAACATCTAGTCTATTGAAAAATATACAATTTTACTATTTTTGTTGCGCTGTACGTAGAATTGTAGCATATTTACTAATAATTCATTAGATAAGGACAACATATGAGTGATGTAGTAATTTTAAATAAAAAAAACAGAGTCGCAGAAGCGGTCAATGAGATATTGTTTGACTTTTTTGTATTCGGATTAGGATCATTTATTTGGTGGTCTATAGTGTGCATGGTAATGGGTCAAGCAGATCCTTGGTTAGGAGGGGCAGCGTTAGCAGGATGGACATTTAGCATAGCAACAGCAGTTCATTGTTTACAAACAGATGCAGGAGCTATTATGATCGGAATGATCTGTTTATTTTGTCTTGGCATAGCAGCGGGTATATTGTATTTATTTTACTGGCTGTTGTTTTTATAATAAGATTATGAAAAAGATATTATTATTGATATTAGTAGCATTGAATTCTTTTGCTGATGAAGGTATTAAGATAAGATCATTTAGTAACTTTGCTGATGAAGGTATTAAGATAAGAGAAGATTTATTTAATAACCCTTCTAATGTTGAATATTTTATTCTTAACGATTATTTTAGTGAAAAGACTGTATTTGTACCGCAAAAAAAAGCGGATGAATATTTCATGAAATCTTTGAATTATTATAATCGCAATTTATCTGTTGTCACTAAAAAAGCCATTAATAAAGCCAAGGAAGAAGATAAGATTATATTTGTTAATATTGTGGCAGGAGATGATATACCAGCTCATACATTTAAAGGTATTAAACCCACATATAAAGTGAGTGAATACACAAATGGCCAATGGACTATATTTAAAATAGATCCAAAAGGTAAGATATCTAAAGATCATTATTCTGCGGGTGAATATGGCCAAGTAGGAAGAGATGGCGTGTCTTATGAACACGCTATAAGAGCGTTTGGAGGAAGAGAGGTTCAAGATGCTATAAAAAGAGCTGATATGAATGATAGTCAATACGATTGGTATATCACTATTAAGCTCCCTGATACTAGTTTAAGTTATATACAGTTTGACACATTTGTTGAATATGAAGTATGGTTTAATACAACAAAATTATCTCCTCAATATTACACTGTAGATAAAGTAAGACGAGATAGATTTATATTGGAAGAAGAATAATAAGCAATAACTCTATGAGAAAATATTTAATTGGTTGGATTTTACATGTTATAATCACTGTAGCGGTTTTTTCTTTCCTTTGTGGATTATTGGGAATGATTATAGGCGTTACCTATGGCATATCTGGTAACGAAAATGTTCTAACTGAAGCGGAACTAACTAATAACACTTCATTTGGTGTTTTTTGTTTCGTTTCAATGTTGGGCGCTAACTTCTTTAGTTATTACATAACGGTTAAAAAATGTTTAAAATATTTAGCTTAAGTTTTATTTTATTGGTAGTAGGGTGTTCTTTTAAAAAAGATTATACTCGCCAAACACATGCTTATCAAGATAGGTTTCCAGATTATTGGGATAGTTGGTATCATGAAAAATCGTACCCTAGACGAGTAGAAAATATAGAACGTAGACATAAAAAAACAATAAAAGAATTAAAAGATAATTATTCTGAACCTGAAAATTATGAATCTGATATATTCTTTCGATCAACACAAGAAGACTGATAAATTAAAATAAATATAAATGGCCCACCTGATTAGATTAACTGATTATCAAACTGGAGAAAAAGTTCTTTATAATTTAGATACTGTTGTGTCTATAGAGCGTGTGAAAGACGCTACCGTAATTACTACACGCTGGGGGAGAAATCAAGTTGTTGAATCTTTAGAGTATATAGAACAAGCTGCTAGAGGAAAAAACATAGACGAGTCTTCTCCTTCACAATTCTGAATAATGAACGAAAAAAAGCCAAATAATGAGCGATTTTTTCCCAAATATACATATTTAAAATGCATGAGTTATTAAATAATAATAAATCTAAACATAATATTATATTAATTATCTCATGCGGAAGAAGACTTGAAACTTTTAAAAATACAATAAGTAAATTATTTAAGCATAACCCACAAATAAATAATGATATTAAAAAATGCTGGGTGTTAGACGATAGATCAAGCGTAGAAGACAGAAAAGAAATAGATAAAACTTTAAAAAACTACTTTTTAGATAATTATAATACAGTACATTTTAATAGCGACGAAAAATATTACTACATAAATAAACTAAATTTCATAAATAAAATATCTGACAAAGAAGATATTATTCTTTTTTTAGAAGATGACTGGCAATGTCGCAGATCTTTAGAACTAGATAATCACATAAATATATTAAAAAACGATGATGTTGATTCAATCTGCTTAACAGGAGTCAAGCATGTCCAGAATGAAAATATTTTAAATATCAAGCAGAAATATAAAAACTACTGGAAAAATCCTTGGCCCGATTTTTACAATCATTTAATTGATTATAAACCTGATGATGATTGGGTTTATATGTACGAACAAGTGAAAATGAAAAACTGGAGTAATAATCCTAGCTTAACAAAAGCAAAAGTTTACCACCAAGGTTTTTTTGAGCATAATTCTCATTATGAAGTACTCTTTGCAGATAAATTCGGAGACAAAATAAATCAATATTTTACCGATCATTTTTATTTTTATCATGTCGGTAATAAAAATTCTTTAGAAGAACAGCAGAGGTTATAATGAATATTAAAAATTTTCAAGACAAAGAGGTTCAAATAATTTACGCTAAAGTTCCTAAAAAATTTAAAGCTGAAGGTTTATGTGATAATCCAGAATCATATGAAAAACCTTTAATAATTGTAGATCCAGAGTTAAAAACGCGCCGCCAATTAAATGTTTTAATCGAAGAAGTTTTTCACGCTTATTTTTTTGATCTACCGGAGTGGAAAGCCAGAAAATTTGCAGCCAATCTAGGTAAAGTTATCTACAACAAATATCTTAAAAAGAAAAAAGATTAAATATATTTTTTTTCACAAATTTCCAAATTATCTGTACATTTTTTTATGAAACAATGCTTGTACTGTGGAGATTTGATTAATAAAGAAAATGAGTTTGAGAAAATAGGACGTAAATATGTTTGTCTGCTTTGCTATGATGATTATCTGTCTGAAGATATTGGAGAAAATTTTAATTATGAAGATGATTATTATGAAGATAATATGGAAGATCTGTAAAAATAGTGTAACATATTATAGCGCACATTAAATAGCTGGTTCAATATTTATTCAATAAAGAACAGCAAGGCCCCTAAGCGCATCAGACACTCCGTGATTTGATTGGGGCCTTTTTTATGCCCTCACCAAATAAAAATGTTGACAAGCTTTGCGCCTTGTGCAATATTTATTACGTATGACTGAAACCGCTAAAAGAGGTAGGGGTCGCCCAAAGGGAGCTACCAGTACTATTGATATGAAATTATCGGAAATCGTGAGTCAAGTAGATGGCGATATGGATGCCGTAATTCAAGTCGGTCGCACTTGGTTATCCAAAAGAACTCCAGTTGTCGTAACTCAATCACCTAAAGCTCAAGAAGCTCAAAACGTTAATGATGAGCCGATTGAATTTACGATTAGCTAATTCAACGGGGGGAGCAATCCCCCCACTTTTTTATTTGACAAGTAACTGAATAAATATTAGATTGATTGCTGAAAAAGGGAATAAATATTATGCCATTTGAAAAACTAGTTGGACAAAAACAAATCAAGAGCAAGCTCAATTTTTACATTGATGTTTATAAAAGAACTAAAGTAGTTCCTTTTCTTAATTTCATTGGAGCCAGAGGGCTTGGCAAAACTGCTTATGCTAGAGAGTTTTCTAATTATCTCACTAATAGCATGGGTGTAAAGAAAAAGTTTATTGAGATAAATAGCTCTACTATTAAATCAGTGAGCCAATTTCTTGAACAAATTTTCGTGCCTCACATTCAAGACAAAGAAGTTGTTGTATTATTTGACGAGTGTCATGCATTACCTGACAGCTTAATTTATACATTACTAACAGTGCTTAATACTGAGAAAAGTCCTATTAGAAAATATCAAGCAGGAGACCAAGAATATGTATTTGATTTTAGTAAGCATCATTTTTTATTTGCTACTACTGAAAGTCAAGAATTATTTCCACCGCTGAGAGATAGATTAACTGTTGTAGAGTTTGCTGATTACAGCGTAAATGATCTGAAAGAAATCTTCAAATCTTATTTACCAGAATATACATTTACAGAAGAAGCTTTACAACTTATAGCGGAAACATCAAGAGGTAACGCTAGATCTTGCATACTTAGAGCAAAAGAAATACAAGATTATTGCAAAGCTTATTCAGTACAGCATATTGATAGAAACAGAATTCACAAACTGTTTAACATTCTTGGCATTCTCCCTCAAGGGTTAAATAGAATTGAGTGGCAGATTTTAAGAATATTGAAGAGAGATGGATTTTCTTCTTTAGCTTCTTTAGCTGCTAAAACTGGATTGTCAAGAAGCAGTATTCAAAGAGATCATGAAATGTATCTTTTACGCAAAGGGTTTATAACGATAGAAGGCTTAAGAAAAATAACAAGTTCTGGAGCTAAAGTTGTTGAGAAAACGTTTGAATAATTGCAACATATCTGTTAAAATATATATGTGGCTCCCGTAGCTCAGTTGGACAGAGCAACTGCCTTCTAAGCAGTCGGTCGCACGTTCGAGTCGTGCCGGGAGCGCCATAAAACTAGTGTAACAAAAAATATATGTCAACCACAATTCCTTACGATCCTTCATTAGTATTGGGAAATCTGATTCATGAAAATGATATCAAACAACTTGAAGCTATTCAAGCTGCAGAGGAACCAGTAAACGCTGCTCAAAACAGATTAAACGATTCAATTCAAGCTAAGCATAAGCTCGACATGACTCTACAAGAAATGGTAGAAATGAATGTCGATGTAAATGATCTTGATGATTTCAGAGATTCAATTCAGAAAGTTGGAGAAAGCATCACTGAAAATGCATCAGATTATGGTAAGGCAGTTTTAAAAGCTCAAAAAGATGTCGCTAAGCTAAAAGGTGATGGAGGTAATATTAAGATTACTGAAATGCCAGAAAGTCCAATCGATTGGAACAAGAGCGCACTTAAACAACTGGCTTTAAGTTCTGACACAATGATTGTTGATGCTCAGTATTTCAGAAACGAAGACGAGCGAGATGGTTCAGGCGCTCATGCTAGCGCAGTTGCCGCTTCTGCTAGTGCTACGATTTCCAGCATCTGGGGTCCAAAATTTTCAACATCAGCTGCCACCTCTGTAAAGAAAACTGTTTTAAATCAAACTTCTCAACATAGCATTGAGGGAACGCTTGTAATTACAGCTTCTTGCACACACAAACAAACAGATCTTTTTGCTCCATTTGTAATGGACCCAGAGAAAGCCGTTTATGCTTGGAACTGGATTTTTCCAAATGATCAGATTCAGACTACAAGACCAGAAACTTTAGTTCAAGCTATTGAAAACGTAAGCGCAAAAGGATCTGATGATCAGAAAAAATTCTTAAGCTTATTATCTGGACAAACTATTGGTAGTTCTTTTGTTGGTATGGTTCATATTTTAAGAACTGAAAAAACTGATAGCACTCAAACAAGTAGCGCAAGCGCATCTAAATTTGCATCAGAGTTTGAATGGGGAGGATTTTTCGCTAGCGGAAAAGGAGCTTTTGGAGTTGATAGCGATTTCAGCAATAACATTAAAAATATGTTAAGCACAAATGATATTACTTCTCATTGTTCTCTTGTTACCATGGGAATTATTCCTTCTTTAAAGAGTAATATTCTTGAAACTTCTATCAGTCAAATGAAGCCTGATGCAACGGAAGTTATGGGTCAACTTTCATCTATTCAAGGCGCAACTGATACTGATATTAATAGCGTTTCTTCTGAAGCTTCTAAAGCTAAAGTCGGTCAGCAGTTCATGGAATTAAATAATAGTTATATTAAAGAAGTTGTATCTAATGTAACACAAAGCGATAAAGAAGCTAATAAAATTATTGATGTTAATTCTCTTATGACAGCTTTTGATGATTATGTTCAAAAAGCTGAAGCTGGAGAAAGCGGTGTTCCTATTAACTTCTTTGTTAGACATATTGATAAACCTATGATTGCTAAATCGTGGTTGAAAAAGTTCAGCCCTCAAGATAATTGGCAATTAAGTTCTGGAGATGATGATTCTACTGGAGAAGGTCAAAAAACTAACGAAGACGGAACTAGTAAATAATATTTAATAATGGTCCCGCCCTTTATGGGGCGGGGCCTTTTAACTTTATTGTTTCGAAATGAACTTGCCTAATAAAAAACATCTTATTAACGTTTTAGGGTTTTCTGTTAATATTTTGTTTGACACTATACAAATAGTAGATACAAAGCACAAGCTTCTTGATAAAAAAGTATCAAATAAGATAGCTGATTATTTAATATTAGAAGGTTATTTTGATAAATTCATTAATAAAAATCCAGATCAACAAATAAAAATAGAAATTTTTAGAAAAAAATAACTAAATAATGGAAGAAAGCGAAGACTGGCGCAAAGAAGGTCAAAAAAAACCTTGGACAGAAGTTATAGAAACTGATGAAAGATCTGTTTTACAGCTTAGTGCTAGACAAATGGGCGTAATGTTTACTATGTTAAGTGCTAATTTAGGCGCAAAAGATATTGAACAGACAAGAAAAAAATGCATTGAATTATCGGAAAAATTTATTAACCAATGGAAGCGTATAAAGAAATAAACAAAACAGCCGAAAATATAAAAGAAGAACTTTCTTATATAAATGAACAAGCCTTATTTGCTGATGGTTTTGACGATGCTTTAATTGGGGTTGACATGGTTCATTATACAGCCGTTTATGATGTTGATAAATGCGTAGATGTTCTTATGAAAGAAAGCGGCATGACTTTCGAAGAAGCGCAAGAATATTTTGAATTTAATACCCTCAATGCCTACGTAGGCGAATACACACCTAAATACATTAAAATATATAATAAATAATTATGTCACTATTAATAGCTCTTGCTTTTAGTCAAATAGAAATAAATTACGCTTGTAAAGATCAACATATTGATGCTACTTTTAAGTCGTATCAAGAAGCTAAAAACTATGCTGAATATTTTAAACCACATCATAATTATGATATTATACCTTTTTTAAACTTCTCTAAAGTAAAAAATGAGTAAGAGGCATGTGTACATATTAAAAATGCCAAAAAGTCTTAAGCTTGATTTCAACACGTTAAATGAATTAATATATGATAATTTTTATATACCCAATTCAAAAGACATATTAATTAGATGGTTGGACTGGGTAGATTTGCACTTTAACAAAATAGATTACGAAAAGATATATTTCTTTCTTAATAAGTACGAGCGATTACAAATTGTATTGAATGCCATTTCTGGACATATGATTCAAAAAATGAAACCCTCTTCAAATGGTAAATTCTCCATGGCTACATATGTCGAGTGCGATAATATTAACGAAGTAATATCTAATATAGTACTTGACATGATAGCTAAAGAGGGTTACACTTAATGATAAAATTATCATCTAAACACCTTTTCAATGCTTTGCGCGTATGATTTTACATCTTAGCAATTATGTGTTTGTTAAAAGAAGTATATTAATCAAAGGTTTTTGTCTATTTATTGCTATTTGCTATATTAACAATATTTTGTCTTTTTTAGGTCTTATTTCCCCCGTATATTCCTCTTTAATAAGCCATATTTGCATCTACAATTCATCAAGACCTTTTACGTATAACATACACCCCGTATGTTACACAAACCCCCTTTAAATACAGTATAAATAACACTTTCAATGATTACTTCATATATAGATAATATAATACCTAATAACATAAATACCAAACAAAAAAAAGAACGTTGAAGTAAAAATAAAAAAGAGATTGAAAAGACCACTGCGCCTTTAATATTTATTCAATACGCATTATTTATTAATTAATTGATATGAAAAATAGTAAATTAGTAATTTTTATTCATAAGTATGGTATGAATTTTTCTGTTGCTTTATATGTATTGTTATTAACACATATAGGAATATACGTAAATAAGCTTGATTTTTGGCTATTATTCTTTTGTTTTTGTTTGAACATGTATTTTATATTTCATAAAGGTATGGTATATATGTTATCTAAACAGTTTGAGAAAGATATGTTAAAAGAGATAGTAAAACAGCAAATAAGAGATCACAAAGAAAAAAAATAAAAATAAAATGAACTAAATTGAAAATAGCGGCCATTTGGGATATCGCCCCACTTTCACTATATTGTATAACTAGTTGAAAAATATAAAAAAAAATGGGATATCGCCCCACTTTTGTAAATATTGAATAAATAATGACTTAATAATTGCTTAATAATATATAATAAAATGCGCGTTTTTGCTGTTTTTTAATTAATATTTTGTTGTTTTTCAATCATTTTTGTTTATTTTTGTTGTTTTTTGATGTAATATAATATATATGAGATTTAAGCAGCAAGTATTATTAAAACACGATCATGGAATTACAGCTCAATGGATCAGTGAAGATTATAGCCAAATGGCAGTAGCCACATACTTTCGACAAGAAAAAGAAGGTAAAGATGTTAACGGCGAAAATGTTATAATTAGAACATGGGTATTAGGTAATTGCAGCGGCCCATGGACTGGCGTCACACCTGATGGTAAAGAACTAACAATTATACCCGGATTCGAAAAAGAAAGAGATCAAATATCAGGCGAAGCCACATTAATATTAACATGTATTAACGCTACATTAAATGGTAATAATGCATTAAATAGTATATGGACAGCAACAAAAATTGGATTCGAATAAAATAAACACAAATAATGTGCAAATAAATGCTTAATAATACTTGACAAATAATGTAATATATGATAGTATTTTTTCAACGTCAAAAAGTATTGGCGTAATAATAAATATATATTATATGAAAAATAAGTTAGTTAATACATTAAACAGCACAGGAGGCCGTTTCACCACCCTAGTAGTTAATCGTTCTAAGGGTCAGCAAACATATTGCGCTCGTATTAAATCGGCTACTGAAAAGATGGTAACATTCTTCGATGTTAATAACAAGATGAATCGTCGTGTCGATACAAACCGTATTGTATTTGCACGTTCTGGAGAGACTCAATATCGAAAGGCTCGCACTAAGTAATAATAAATATTCTTAATAAGACACACAACCCACAGGGCAACCTGTGGGTTTTTTGTTTGATTATAAATAATACGCGGCCAAATAACATACAATATCTATCTATTACATACTAAATAAACACTATTCGATTGTAAATAAAATAAAGCCAAATAACTAACAAATAAACACGTAATATAAATAACTAAATATAGAACGCTAAATATATGTATGCAAATAAGTAATAATATATATAAAAAAAATCTAACTATATAATTTATAATTTGTAAGTCGTTGATTATTAAGAACTTACGCTGGGGCCCCTGTTTGCGTAACCTATTTATTATCAACAGGTTACATCTGTGGGGGCCCCAATGCAAGTCGTTGATTTTCAAGGGTTTACATATGAGAGAGTTTTTTGTGTTTGTCAATAAAAAAAGCCCCCTTTCGGGGGCTTGTGAGTGTATTTTATGCTTGACTAATTAGCCAAAGCAATTTGATTTTGGGTTTCTAATTCAACCTTGCGTCCAATCTCCTTTAATCCATTGAATCGTTTGGAATTGAATTCCGGCTTACCCTGTAAATCGTTAGGGGTGTCAAACAATTGATTATAGAAATCTTGCTTTGCACGGTTGCCAGCTCCAAAATGACTTGACTCATTTTGTTTCATTCGGAAGTTGTCTTTATCCTTGCCTCCAGATGATTCATGACTGTAAAAATCAGTAACAGCAGAAAAAGCGTCCAGAAGCGTTTCGCCTTTGTTGCCTTCTCCTGTGGAAAAGAGTTCCGTCAGTCGTTCGATTCTGTTTCTTGATTGGGTTGGGATCACTTTATCTTTATTGCTTTTCATGATCCAACCAGTGAAAGCTTCGGACACTTCATTACGTTTCACAGGGATTTCAGCAGCAACCTGCATCGCATGTTTAAATTGCTTGGCGACGCCGATGAAAGATTCAATGCCTTTCTCCATGTTTTCAATGCCAGCTATCATATTTTTAGAGTGACGGACCTTGAATCGGAAAAGTCCTGACTTGTCCTGCATAGCAGCGTTAAAGCTATTCTGACAAACAATGCAAAGAGAGGTATTGACCCCGTAGAGTGAAGAACTCATGTCGATACTGTCCAGAAGACAAAAACGGTTTTTGAATTCACGTTGTCCAACATAGAATTGATCCATATCTGTGCCCAAAGCTACGGTGATGTAACGTCGAGCGCGATTTTTAAACGTTCCAACATTTTCAACCTTAGCATCAGTGCCACCAACTGCATTCTGCACGATTTCCCAGAATCTCTCATTTGTGAGATGCTGATAACTTTCAGGAATTGGTTTGCCAGTGAATTCTTGAGTGTCAGAACAGGTCAAGCCATACCATTTTGTGCCGTTCATGGAAACATGGTTTTTATCCCAATCGTATAAAGCTTGACGTTTAAACTCATAAGGAAATGCGTCTTCAAACGTAATTTCCTCAACAGTGTCTTTGCTGACCCAACTGGCGTTGGTGGAGATGTAGTGATCTTTGTTTTTGCTTTTATAGTTAGGCATATCTTTTTTTATTTGATGTTCAACTTGTGATTTAACTTACATAGAAAATATATCATGCTTTAAAACCTGCGCAAACTTTTTTTTCATTTATTTTATTTCAATTAAGTATTGACAAAGCGCGTTTTTTTTGCTAGAAAATTCTTGCGTAAGTCGTTCATTATCAACAGGTTGCGCTTGCGGGGGCCCCAACGTAAGTCCCTGATTTGCAAGGACTTACGGTGTCAAGCTTTAATTTAAAACAACAAAACCACTTTCGTCTTTTAAGGCTCTGCCTTTTGCTTTCAAAGCTACAATGCAGTTTTTAGGATCTTTAAAGCGCAAGTCATTTTTATCACCGTCAACAACTTTATATTTGCGCCCTTTAAAGTTATAGTGTCCATCTGACAAGACTTTTTTATAGTTTTTAAAAACCATTGCAACATTGCCACCTTTACGTAAAACAAGATCACAAACAGCATCATTTCTTTCTGACTTAGAAAAAGTTAAATGATAATTTGCTGGCATCTTACCATCAAGAAAGTCAATCATTCTCTTAGGGTTTTTTGTGTAATCATAAAATTGAGTTTCTTTTTCAGTTTGAAAGATGTTTTCATTCTCCCATGGAATATCACTTGTTCCATTCAAACGGACAACAAATTGAGTTTTATTTTTTATAGCTTTCTTTTTAGCGTTAAAAATCTCACCTTTGAGTTGATTAATCCAAGACGCTTTATCAGCAAAAAAAGATATAGTTTTTTTAATTCTAGGATTGCGAACATTATTCATTGATCCGCGTCCCGCAGTAAACAAACAAGAAGCGCGGCACCCTTTAGAGGCGTGTGGACATGTGTTCGCCACTCCTGATTCATCGCTTGGTGCGAGATACACAATCCCAGTCATAAAACCTTGAGAAATACCCTTTACGGTTTTAGCGTTTGTGTCGATGCCCAAGATCTTTTGAGTTTTAGCAATTGCTTTCATGACTTCATATTATTAAAAAATCAAAACAGTGCAAGAATAAAAATAAAAAAAAGCCCCTCACGATGTGAGGGGTTGATTACAACTATTTTATGCTTCTTTCAAGCAATACCAGCAAAATGCCAGCAATCATAGCAAGTATCAGATACATTTGCTTTCCCTTTCATTCAGTAGCCACCCCATGTGGCTAAAGTCAGTTGTGTTTTAAGGTTAAATCATCGTTTAAATATTCTTGTTTTATTCCTTCTATGCTATCATAACCAATATCATCTTCATTATCATAACCGTCAACATAAAAATATCCTTCTACATATTTATGCATTCCGGGTTCATGACCACGACCACCAGATTCTGTGCATTTCCAGACTGTGTAATCTTCAAGACCTTCAACTTCGACTTGTTCATGTTGTGCAAGATGCCACTCTTCTATGATTTTCTTTATTCCACCAGTTATAGTGTAGATTTCACCATAACCTTGTTCCTCTTCCCATTCTACAGTTATAACGTGTTTGGGGAATTTAAGGCTAAGATGATGAATCCAGTTGTAAGGTTCTTCCCATGGAGTTTCAAAACCAACTTCATCAGAATTACAGTAACTTGTTTGAGCATTCCACTTGCACCCCCAATTCTGAACGCACCAATCATACCAATCACCTACACCATACAATTCACGAAATCGCTCCTTGTCTTTTTCAGTCATTGGGATTTGGTGCTGGCCATTACCATATTCCCATTTATTTTCTACAATATCTTTTGCTTGTTCTTGCAGTGATACTGTTGAACCTGTCCAGTAATCTTTTAGATCAGGTGGGATAGGCATGATAAGCTCGAAGTCCACATCTTTCTCTCCACATTTATCACAAGTGATAGCATTAATCACATCTTCATGTGCAGATAGTTTAATATTGACCCAATTTGGCATAACATTTTTTATTTAAAAGGTTCATATTGACGAACGATAGAATCTTGATCGGTGTGGTGATTTTCGACCGTGTATTGTATTCCATGTTTTTGCATGGCACGATGGAAAATAGTCCAATCGCAATCCTCTTCTAGAAAAGCGTATCCTGCAGCTTTATATGAGAATTCACTAATCTTGTCAACGATATTTAACTTTTCAAGTAATCCCATAGGCACTTGTAGCCACCCATGAGCTGGATCTGTTTTAGCAATTAATTTCATGATATATTTAGTTAGTAAGCAAACAAGCAATAAAACATATTAAAACGCACATAAAAGCACATATCAACCATGTTTTTTCATTTGCAGCATTCATTTGGATTTGGAGTTGTTATAATTGTAGTCTTTTAATTGTCTTCTGTCAACTTTTTTTCCTTTAGTGTTTACCTTTTGTCGGCAGAAGTATCGATATCCCTCAAGCCATTCTTCATGCGAACCAATTTTCTTTTCTTCGCTAATAATGGGGTGACGGAATCCAGAATTACTTGTGGCATAATCATGGACTCTATTTTTCTTCCAATACTTTGATGTTCGACTAATATGTCCTTTTTTAATTCTTGCAACTTCGGCAGCTACAAGAGTAGTCCAAGGAACTTTATCTTCATGCTGTTTACCTGTGGATCTGTAATCAACTTTTTTCATAATATTAATTCTCACATGTTTCTATTAAATGAATCATTTGATGATTGTCAATAAAGTAAAGATCATATTTATCAACTAATTCCTTAAATGTTATATAAAAATTTTCATTACTTGTAGTTAACCTCCAGAGATTTTCCCCTTCAGATGGAACCTCGACAGTATAAACTGTAGCAACAATATGTTTAGCAACAGCAAACAGCGTCCCTGCATTGTCAGGGAGGTTAGCTAAACATGAGTCTAACTCTTGAGCAGTAGAGAATATAATTTTCTGCCCGTGGCTACAAGAATCGTATATTAATTTTTTCATATTAATTTATCTATTTTAAGGTTTTCTATGAAATCTTCCTTATATATGTCTGCCATGTCTTTACTAGTTCTGCGATTTAATTTATCATTTAAATAATCAAACAAATCAATTAGCTCTTCGACATTGCAAACTTCACCATCTAACCATTCCATGTAGACATCTTTTGGTTGCGCCATCAATGCTCGCCACGCAATTTCATCAACCAAATCTTGCTTGTTTAAATCAGCGTATGTAAAAGTTGTGATGTTTTCTTTTTTCATATTATTGTGGGCAGAGTTCACGGAAGATACTTTTCATTTCTTCTGAGGATATTTCGTCTGTCTGTTTTTTAGTTTTGGTGGCGACTCTGTTCTTTACTTGCAACCGTTGAAGTGGTAGTTCGGTTGATGTGATTTCTGACACGATACCTTTTTTAATGCATCGCTTAACAAGAGCTTTATATTTATCTTTTGTCATAATTTTTATTCAGCTAACCATTTAGCCTTGATTTTATTTTTATCATACATTTTGACAAACTTATTGATTTCATCAGCGAGATCGTCATGCCATACATCTTTATATGCTCTTGCTAAAAGGTCAAGAGCTTTTTCAAATCTTAGTTCGGTAGGTTTTTTAAATTTATTACGGAACATCACTACTTCATCAATAGCACGTTGATCCCAATCTCCATTAAAGTATCTAGCTTGATAGCGTATCAACTTTGCGACTTGTTCGATTGTGCATTCGATTGGTTGGAATCCTTTTATTGCGTATCCATCAAAAGCAGATATTGACAAATGATCTAGATCTGCATCTGATTTAGCAATGCGAATAGCCTCGTTCATATCGTGAATGTTCATAAGCAATATTTAATAAGAAAATAAGGTAAGAGTCAATAGAATTTTAATTTAACTTTTTGCGTAATGACGCGCTGATCGACCGTCTTCAGTCTCTAACTCTTTTCTGATGTAAGTAAGTTTTTTTTCGAGATCTTGGCTGTTTTTAGCAATGCGAATCGCGAGTCTTAGTGCGGTGGAGTGTGAATAGCGTCTATATTTACCCTCTTTTTCGCAAGCGTCTTCGGAGATCATTTGTCTTATTTCTTCAAGCATGTCGAACTCTTTACTAGTTATTGAAAAAGCTTTACTCCAAGTTTCACAACATTCATTCTTTGAGTATAAAATTTTTTTAGATTTATTTTTTTGAGCAGATCTTTTAGTTTTTCTTTTTTTAAGCGTTGGAGTTTTAATTTTTGTAGAGTTAGCTTTTTTGGTGAGCTGAATCCATTCGCCTAGTGTTTTATTTTTTGTAGCGTCCATACAATTAAAATAATTCAATAAATAATGAATGTCAAATAATAAATAATCAAATAGTAATAAAAATTAAGTATAAAAAATACACTATAATTTATATTCGTAAGTGCTTGATAATCAACAGGTTGCGCTGGGGCCCCCTTCTGCGTAAGCTGTTTATATTCAATAGGTTATAAAAGGAGGGGCCCCGGCACAAGTCTTTGATTGCGTTGAGGTTATGAATTATAATTTATATTGTTGTGGGGTTAGGGCTATTTCCCCCAAGCCTTTTTTTAATCGGGGTTTGGTTACCTAGGTTAGGCCCACCTGAAAAATGTTGGTGCTCAATGCAAGATGAGCCTCTGCCGACAATATTTCTGGTGCTCATGTCGTTTCTTGAATAGTCTTTTTTCTTTTGTGTATGTGCTAGCGCTACAGCTTCTGATTTGCTACGAAGTGGAATACCCAGAATTTTTAAATTTCTCGATATTGTCATTCTGCCAACTCCCATTATTTCTCCAATTTTAGAGCAGGACATTTTTTGATTAACGTACATGTCTTCTAATTTTACGATATCTAGCTCTATTGGCTTAGCTTTTGCACTAGTCCGCGTTATTACTCCGAGTTGTTTTAGTTTACGAAGCACGGTCATCCTGCAGACGTTTAGTTTTTTACTTATCTTTATTGTACTAATTTTTTGATTAACATACATGTCAACCATTTTTTCGATATCTACTTGTTTTTCTATAACTTCTCTGCTTGCTTGCGTGAATGATTTTATAGTAATATTTTTTTCTTTAAGCAGGTTACTAATTGTATCAGGGCGAATCTTAAAGATTTTCCCTATTTTTCTAAGCGATATGCCTTGATTAACATACATGTCAACAACGAGTTCGGTGTCTATATCTAACCTTTCCATGGTTTAAAGATACTGTATTTTTTAATCTGACGCAAGAAAAAAAACAGTTATTTTTTTTACCGCGCAACCTATTGCGATTCAATAAGTTGCAAAAGGAGGGGCCCCAACGTAAGTCGTTGACTACGAGGGGTTTACAGATTATATAATTATATAATTAATTGGTGGGCTGGGTGAGACTCGAACTCACAACCAACGGCTTAAAAGGCCGCTGCTCTACCATTGAGCTACCAGCCCCAGAGGGATTAGTCAACTCTTTTTATTTTACCAATGATCCCACCTTTGGTAAAGGAGCGGATGCCATACTGCTGATGCTCTCCGCTATATTTGTAGGCGGTGAAGAAATGGGGCTTGTCAACGATAGGACCAGAGGTCACATAAGTATTGACAACTCCATCTTGGCGTTTGTAAACGAACGTGTATTTTTCGGTTGGGAATGATTGCATATTATTTTTCGCTTTCTATTTATTATTATTTATTTAGTTTGATATTAGGGCAGTCGTTATCATGAAGGAATTCACGGACTTCATTGACTGATTCAACTATTTTAGCCAGTTGTTTAGAAAAATATTCATTGCTGAGATCTGGATATTTGAGCAGACATTCGGCATGAGCTTCTAACCTGCCACTCATTGAGGCGAGATAACCATCCATGGCAAAAAATTCTAGATCTTCGTAGTGGTAGTTTGCAACGTCTTTATTCATACAAGTAATTTAGTGCAATTTTTATTCTTTGTCAATTTTTATTTTGTCCAATCTTCAGCGCAAGTAATCCAAGCTTCAGGATGAATGATTGATTTTTCCATTTGCTTGATTGTTTCAGCTTTATCACTGCTGATTTGTTTTGCATACATATCAAGAGCTTGCATAACGAAGACTTGGTTCAGTGGAGATTGCTCCATGTATTCAGTGACTTTTTCAATGTTTGTTTTCATATTTAAAATTTACCATATTAAATATTAAATTCAAGAAAAATCTACTTCAATTTCACAATTTAAATTGTCAACCCTGTCTGCATTGCGATAGACTCTCCCTCCAAATTTGGAGATGTATTCGAGAGCAGCTTCAAGCGCTCCATGTTCAGGGTAATCGTCAATGTAAAAAGTTGCATTCTTTTTATTTGGAACGAGAACTGCGTGGTAGGCTTCCATTGAGATTGACTTTGTTGTTGTATTTTTCATGCTATAAGCATAACAAATAGGGTAGGACAAATACAGTCCAACCCCCAAAAAAGTGAAAAAAGTTTTTAAAAGAAAAGTGTTGACATCGCGTAAGTCATTGATAATCAACAGGTTACATTGGGGCCCCCCATCGCGTAACTCGTTGATACTGAGGGGTTTGTGAATTATAATTTATATTATACTATAAAAAAAAGGGAGGGAGCCGAAGCTCCCTCCTTGCACTTATGACCAAGAAACATAACATATAACACTAAACCAAGTTACGGAAGAAAGTCAATTATAATTTATAAAAAATGTGGCGTCCAATCTTAGCGACAGGCTTTTCGCCCTTCGCCCAATACGGTGCTTTGATATAGTCTGCATAGTAATGGTTGGCGTTGCCGATCTTGGCGCGATCAATGCGATGCATGTTCTTGGCGAGATAGATTGCCATCTTTGCCTGTGGCACATTCAACAGATGATCAAGGTCTGAGATCTTCTTGCCATTCCAACAGGAGAACTGCCATTTAGCTAGGCAGACTTTTTCCCATGTCTGCTTGCGGTCGATTGCACGTTGAGCGATGACAGCTGCAACGGCTCCCATTCCTTTGTCACCTTCACCCCGTGCCTCTGCAAGGATCGTAATGGCGACCACTTTTTGTTCTTTAGTAAGTTCACTTGATGCGACCAGTGCCGTGATTGATTGTGATACAAGTAAGACATAAAGCAATATCGTTTTCATATGTATAAGATAACAGAATTTAGGCTAGTGTCAAATGTTTTTTTATTTCACTATGAGCGAATTCAATAGCGCATCTGACGGCATCTTGACGATTGGCAACACCTAAAATATCTTTCAATTCATGCATTTGCGCCACCAGTTCAGGAGAAAGAGCGACGTTTACTTGAAGTCTTTTACCATCTATTTTGTTCCATCGTAAGTTTTTGATAGTGATCTTATCTGGTTTCATGCTAGCTCCTTATTTTGTGTTTCTTGCCATGCGGTGTCAATCATAGTCCTAAAAAATTCAATTCTTGATGGACTATCAGCTAACTCCATTAAGAGTTCAAATTTTGCAAAATGCTCGCTGTTTAAATCGAAAAGTAACCTTTTACCATCGGTGACTCTACATGTCTTACCAGCTCTTGATGTATACGTTGAGACGGTCTTGAATTTGGGTTGATATCTAGAGGCTAGCTCGAAGAGCTTGTGTTGCGTGTTGTTCATAGTTGTTTCAATTATTTTTTATTATAGTAACTTTAAACTTAACAGGTTTGGCAAAGCGTATTTTTATTTCCATGACCACAGTCTATTTAGATTCAGGGAAGGCGTCAACAAGAAAATTTGCGATTCCTCCATCATACATTTTGTTGACAAGCTTGATCTTTCGGTGAAAGTTGTATTCTGCGATCACATCCCACTCTTCCTCTGTGGTGGCGCAGTCGCACAGCCAGTCCTCTAGTCTCTTGTTGATTTCATCCATGGTGATCTTGGTAAGTGCTGCGCTCATCTTATGCGTCCCAGCTAAAAGGTTGAGCCTTGACGCTGCGCTTGTATGGCTTGGCGAGGTGAGCTTTGCGAGCTGCGTCCTTCTCTTCTTCTTCCTTGCGAAGCAGTCCGTTCATGTGCGCGTTATGAGTGGCGAACTCCTTGCGGATCTCAGTCAGTGTCTCGTTAACTTTCATACTTATAAGGTAGTCGAATCAGTCGATGATTGCAAGAAAAAGTTTCAATTATTTTTTGTATTGGTTCCACAGGTTCTTATGTTCTGGTGTAGCGTGAGAGGCTGGCTCTAAGACGTAACGCAATCTGTCGCTTTGTGCTGCGTAGTGCTGAGAGTCATCGTTCTGGTAGTCAGAGCTGAAGAAATTGACAAGAGCTTTTTTGTATTCGTTGATGTCTAGCATTGCAATGTATTCTTTGCTTGTGTCGTTGTTCATGGTTATAAGATAACAGAATATTTATTCAGTGCAAGAAAAAGTTTTGCTTTTTTTTCTCAGGCTTGAGATTTATTATGACAAATGTCTTGACAAAACCCCACCCTTTTTTTAGAATTTTTACGAGATCGTATTTCTGTAAATAGGTGGGGGGACATTTTCTTCAATATGTAATTCATTTTCCAGCCATAGGCCCCCCTATTTAATAAAAATAAAACAAAACCAACAAAAACCAGCAAAAACCTTCGCTTAAAAAAAATAAGCTGATAAAATTTGACAGCCGCCAACCTTTTTTTATTATATATAAAATGGATTATTTATTAGTTTATTTGGACGAGGATGATCAGAAAATGGCAGCATTACCTGATAATGAAGGGGTATATAAAAATTCAACAGAATTCGATGAATATCCTGAAGAAATGACAAATAGAGAAGTTATTGTTTTAAGAAGCAAGGACTTTTATAAAGTAATGAATGATCCCAATTTTGATGATAAATATTTTGAAGCGGAATTTGAAGGTCAGTATATAACTTCTTCTGAAATACATAAATGCATAGACAATATAGGTTTTGAAAAGTTTTTTACAACAATTATTAATGAGCATATTAAAAGCTTAGAAGAAGAGGAAGAAGAATAGTGAAGATAGGTATTTTATTTTCTGCATACAATTGCGCGGCATATATTGATGAATGTTTGGAGCCATGGTTAAAATTAAAAAAAGAACTTAATTTAATATTAGCGGCAACTAACGGCAGATATATATTGTCTCCTGAAGAACCTGACGACATGAAGGGTTCTCATTCTTTATTAAAGTTATTAGGTAAAAACTTAGATTTTTTATTACATTCTTGCGGTGAAAACAGATGGTCAGAAGAGCAGGGTCGTAATTACATGCTTTATTATTTATTAGATCAGAAAGTTGATCTAATTTGGGTAATTGATTGCGATGAAATATATACAGAAAAAGATATATACAATATCTTATCTTATATTAAAGAAAACCCTGAACCTGATTGTTATAAATTATTCTATAAAAATTATTGTATAAAACATCCATACTGGATTGATGATGATTTCACCAAGTTTTCAATATATTGGACAAATAGAAGAGAAGGAATTAAAACTTTTTACTTTGATTGTGATATTCAATATAATAATGGAGATAATTTAAATTCTTTATCGCAAAACAATATTGGTTTTATAAATAAAAACACGGCGTTTATAGATCATTATTCTTGGATACAGGATGATCCAAGAGTAAAAGATAAAATACACAACCAAAATATAAAATATGCTGGCGAACAAGATGCTAAATGCGCATATATAGTTGACGCGCAAGATAATTTAATGATAAGCGAGACATTTTTTAAAAAAAGAAACATGCAGTTGCCTCACATTCATAAAAGTGTTGTGAATAGTTTACATATTTGTGATATTATATATAATAAAATTAAAAATGTAATATATTTTACTAATATTACTAATCCTGATGATTATCAAGTAGCTATTGCTGACAGCGATAATAATACTATTTATTCTTGTGATGCTAATTTATGTGGAGATTATTATATAGCTCCTAGTTTTGATTTAAGAAATGTTTCTTTCTTTAATGTTATTATTAAAAAATTTAATACTGTTTTAAAACATGAAGAATTACATGTGAAATTCAATAATTATTGATATGAATTATTTTGTAACACATTGTGATAAAAAATATATAAAATATGCTGAAAGATTGTTTGAATCACTAAAAAAGGATTCTGAAAATAAAATTTTATTTTTTTCAGTTGATTTTGATTATAAAAATCGTTTCAAAAATGTTATTAATATAAAATATGATGCTTTAAGAAATTTTAAAGAAAAAAGAAACGATTTGTACAAACCTTTTAGAGGAGATTCAAAATCTTTTCATGTCTTTATAAAACCTTTGATTGTAGAGGGGCTGTTAGATGGTAAATATGCGCAAATATCATCAGATGATAACTTTTGCTACTTAGACGCGGATTGTTTTAGTCGAAAAGAGTGTGATTCTATATTTAAAAACGCTCAGAAAATAAAAAATTATCCGTTACTTAGCATAGCTTGTCAGCAGTATATGCTTTGCAATGGCAGAGGTAATCCTTTTGCTAACGGTAAAGAAGATCCTAACTTATGTTTAGAGGCTCCGTTACTAAAAGAGTTAGGAATTGATGTAAGTTTAAGAATTCCTGTATATTTACAAACAGGAGTTTTTATGTTTAATAAAAAATGCATAGATTTTGTTAAAGAATGGAGTGATTTATGTTTTTCTAACTTAGTACTGAATAATAGAGAATATCTTGCTCCCTTTCATGAAGAAACAGTTATAAACTGTCTTTTATGGCGAGATAAAGTAAAAGATAATTTAGGGCAGTCATTAATAAATGTTATTGAAGGTGGTAAAAAAGAATTGAAAGAAATGATGCATCATCTTGAAAATCCTAGTCAAGAGTTGCAGCGAATTACAAATCATTGCACTATTCCTGCAAAAAACAAAATAAATGATCTTTATTTTTTTCACAGAAGAGTAAATGATCAAGTATACAAATTTTTAACACAAAAAATGAGAAAATTATATTTAAAAGTAAATTCTCCATCTTTAGGAGACACATTAGCTGTTACTCCTACATTAAGAAAATTATCTAAAACTTATGATGGGCTTATCAGCGTAATTACCCATCACAAAAATATTTTTCAAGATAACCCTTATGTTGATGAAATTTTGTCTTTTGATGAGTTTCAATCTTTAAAAACAGAAGATTGTGAAGTATTTGAAACTTTTTTAGGTATTGGGCATAAAAATCATCTTGGAGTAGAAAAAAAACACAATACAATTGATATAAGACAATTTCATTCTATTGATTTAGGCTTTTGTCTATCCAGTGATGAAATGGAATATGATTATACGCCCGACAATTACGTTCAGATCAAAGATCTGCCTTCTTCCTATGTCGTACTACATGTAGGATCTACATGGCCCTCTAGAACGTATTCTAAGGACAATTGGCAGCAATTAATAAATCTATTGAACTATGACAATATAAGTGTGGTCTTAGTGGGTAAAAATGATCATGAAACAGGTTTTTACGATATAGATAAGAAAACAATTAACTTAAACGTAAATTTAGGCTTAGATTTAACAAATCAGTTAACTTTATCTCAGTGTTGGCATGTTATTGATAAAGCTACGTGTTTAATAACTATGGACTCTGGTTTATTGCATTTAGCTGGAACAACAGATACTTACATTGTTCAGTTAGGATCTTCTTTAAATAATGAGTTAAGGGCTCCTTTTAGAAAAGGTTCTCAAAATTATAAATACAAATATATAAGTGGGTCTTGTGATATATTTTGCGCTTCAGATATAAAATATGGAGTAAAAGAATGGGGTACTATTCAAGGTGTGCCTCCTTTGATAAATTGTTTAGAAAACAAGCCTACTTTTGAATGCCACCCTAATCCGCAAAATGTTTTTGATTTTGTAGAATCCGAAATAGTTGAAAAACACAATGTATTAAATTATGTAGATTTTTCTTACGAAAATAATCGTTTAGCTTTAAATTATAGTTTGTCAGATTCTAAATACGCTGGTAAATACAATATAGTCATAGAAGAGGAAGGTTCTGGCATCGTAATATATCAAGAATTAGTAAATATTTCTCATGCGGGAGTTAATTTTTGGACAGATTTTACTTTTGCAAAATCCAAGATGAACGAAAATTTCAAAGTAAGAGTTTTGAAAAATAATTCTTGCGTTTTCGAAAAGAATTTTTCTTACCCTCATTTCAATCCCTCAAATCCTTTAATTGAATTAGGTGATAAATTACAAAATTTTGATTTATCTGGTGTTTCTTTAGGAGTTCTTTCTGAAGTGTTTATAGACAATAATTATGATGAAGGTTTGGTAAAAGTTTCTGAAGGAGATGTAGTCGTGGATATAGGTTTTAACGTAGGCTTATTTTCTGTAAAATCTTTTCTTGAAGGTGCTAAAAAAATATACGCGGTAGAACCTAACGAAGAAAACATATCTAAATTTAAATCAATAAATAAAAATAAAGTAATCGATAATTTGCACATATCTAATATTGCAATATCTGATCATGACGGAACAGATAGTTTTCTTATAGACGAAGATTATGATAATTCTGGTCGTTCCATGTTGGAGAAAACGCTGCATTCAGGTAGAACAAGTTTTAATTCTCATTCTTACAAAACCGTCAAAACTCAAAAATTTCAAACTTTTCTTGAAGAAAATAATATAGATAAAATTGATTTATTAAAAATAGACTGTGAAGGTGGAGAATTATTTATTTTGCACGAAGATAATAGAAAAATATTTGAAGACAAAGTTGATAAAGTTGTTGGAGAAATTCATTTCTCTTTAGATACACAAAAAGGAAGTTACATGAAAAATTTCCTTGAAGAAACTGGTTTTGAGTTTTCTATAGATGCGGGACCAGATCCTGCGGGACTGATAACATTTAGCGCTTTAAAAAAAAAGAATAAAAAAATAGTATTTTTAGCTCCCCACTTATCAACAGGAGGTTCACCGGCTTATTTATTATGGTTAATCCAAGAAAAGATAAAACAAGGTTATGAAGCTTTTGTTATAGAATATTGTTACTATGGAAATTATATAGTTCATAGAAATAAAATTATAGACTTAATAGGTAAAAATAATTTCTTTAATTTTGCAGCGCTTAATGACTCTGATGAAGTTTTTATAGATAGAACTGATTTTTTGATTCAAAAGGTTCAAGATATTAATCCTTCCGAAATCCATTTAAACGAAATAGGTGAGAATTTTTCACTTAAACAGTTAACGGAAAAATTAAAAAGCTTTCTTTATTCTCCTGAAAGAAAATTCAAGATTTACGAAACCTGTCATACTTCTGAATTCGATTTTAAAGACAAGGTTTTAATGCCAGATGAATTTTATTTTTGCACACCTTACCATTTGAAATCATCTGATCACCTAAACGTGCCTAAAAAAGTTGTAGAGATGCAAATTAATAAGCAAAAAAAGCCTGACAGAGATAAAACTTTAATTTCTTTAGGTTTAGATCCTAATAAATACCATGTTTTACAGGTAGGTTTATTTCACGAAAATAAAAATCAAAAGTTCACCTTTGATTTAGCCAAACAATTTATAAACGCTCCCATTCAATTTCATTTTGTAGGAAACATTTGTTTTGTTGATGACTGCGGTGTAGATAAAGAACAGCAAAATTGTAAAATATGGGGAGAAAAAGATAATGTAGATATTTTTATGTCGTGCATGGATTTGTTTATTATGCCTTCAATAAAAGAGTTAAATCCTATTTCCATAAAAGAAGCTCTTTCTTGGAGTATGCCTTGCTTTGTTTCAAAGATAGAAACATTGCAGTCGCAATATGAACACACGGAAAATGTTGAATTTATAGATGGTTTAAATTTATTTAATTATATAAAGGGCAAAATAAAACCTTTAATGAGTGAAAGTAAATTTTTAGATTTGCATAGTAATACTTTTTCAGTTAACAGAGAAGATGATATTGTTAAAGTTGAAATTATAGGTCATGAAGTATGCGACTATGAAATAAAATTTGTTGATTTAGAAACTTATAAAATACTTTATCAAACAAAAATAACAAATGGCATGTGGAGCTCTTGCGCAAGTAATAGTAAACTTAAAGTTTTAATTTATAATTGTATAACTTGCAAAACAGAAACTTTTTGGCCCGATGATTTAAATATAATTAATGAATCTGGAAGTTTAGGTGACGCTTTGGCTTGGGTTCCTGTAGTAAATGAATTCACGAAATTAAAAACTCAAAAAGTTAACTTTTTCACTCCTTATGCAAATATTTTTGATAAAAATGAATATCCGAATATAAAGTTTAAAAATTATAATCAAATTGCTGGAGAAAAAGAATTAGAAAATACTAAAAGAATAGGTTGTTTTTATAAAGAGTCTCTTTCTGTGCCGTTACAAGATTTGCCTTGTGAAATTTTAAGCATCCCTAAATTAAGAAATAATATAAGACCTAAAATTAATAAATCATTTATAACTTTAAGGCCTTTTGAGAAAAAATATGTTTGTATCGCTTCGCATTCTACAGCTCAATTAAAATATTGGAATAATGAAGTTGGTTGGGAACAGGTAATAAAATATTTAAAAGAAATTGGTTATGAAGTAATTTGTTTAGACAGAGATCGTGATTTTGGAAATGACCAAAAAATGAATTCAATTCCTGAAGATTGTATCCATTACCCCGGAGAATCTTTGGCCGACATAATTAATTGTTTGCATTATTGCGAATTTTTTATAGGTTTAAGTTCTGGATTATCTTGGCTAGCTTGGTCTAGTTTTAAACCCGTGGTTATGATTTGCGGTTTTTTGGAAAAAGAATATCATTTTGATGAGGCTTACTATGTGCAAAATAAAAACGTTTGCAATTGTTGTTGGAACAAAGGAAAACATTTTGATTCTTCAAATTGGATGTGGTGCCCAGAAAATAAAAATTTTGAGTGTTCAAAAGAAATTTATTTTGAAATGGTAAAGAATAGTATAGATAATTTAATATCTGATCATAACTTATAATATGTATGAAATGTAAAATTACATTAAAAAGTTATCCTTTAGGGGATACTATTGCAGCAATCCCTCAAGTGGATAAATTTCAAAAATTAACAGGTTATGAAGTAGGGCTTTTTATAAGCGATAGATATAAAAGCTTATTTGAAAAAGCTTATTCAAATATTAGTTTCAATCCAGAAAATTTTTTATTTGAAAAAAATATAGATATTGATTTTTCTTTCAATCAACCTTTGCAAAAAGGTTATGCAGACGATTTAGGCATGGAATACGAGGAGGAAACACCTAAAGTATATATACCTGAAGATTTGCAATCACCATTTCCTGAAAAAAAATATATAACTTTATCGATGCAATCTACTCATCAAGGCAGATACTGGAACAATAAAAATGGTTGGGACTTTTTAATAAAATATTTAAAACAAAAATACAACATTCATACTGTTTGTATAGATCGTGATGCTCAATGGGGTGTAGAAAAACATTATAATTTAAAACCTAAAAAAGCTATTGATAGAACCGGCATTTCTTTAGACAAATGCATAGAGTATATAAATAACAGTTTATTTCACGTAGGAATTTCAACAGGTTTGAGTTGGTTGGCTCATGCCTGTGGCAAGCATGTCGTATTAGTATCGAATGTAACAAAGCATTGGTACGAGTTCACTCATAATACAACAAGAATTTATGACGAAAGTATTTGTCATGGATGTTTAAATGAAGAACAATTCGACAGTTCTAATTGGTTGTGGTGTCCGCGTAAGAAAAATTTTGAATGTACTAAAAAAATATCTTTTCCAGTAGTAAAAGAAAAATTAGATAACCTTATAAAAAATAATTATTCATGAAAATAGAAGTTTCAAACGGAGAGATTTTAGATAAATTATCAATTTTAGAATTGAAAATGCGTTTTATAAATAATGAAAATCAAAAAGATAATATTATCAAAGAGCACAAATATTTAAAAAGCGCCTCCATGGAGATTTTTCATAAAGACGATAATTTATTTCCTTATGATTTGTACAGGGAATTAAGTAATATTAATTTAAAATTATGGAAAATAGAAGATGCTATTAGGTTAAAAGAAAAAAACAAAGAATTTGATGATGAATTTACTGATCTAGCCCGTGCAGTTTATTATACAAATGACGAACGCTCGAAAACAAAAAAAGAAATAAATTTACAAACTAACTCTGAACTTATTGAAGAAAAGTCTTACAAAGATTATTGTTGAATTAAAGATTTAAAAATCATTTCATATTTTTTACATTGTAATTCTATGGTGTAATTATGTAAAGCGTTTTTTAAACAATCGTTTGGGTTTATTTCTTTATCTATATTATTCAAAGCAAAACTAAATTGTTGATAAGTAGAACATCTAAAACCAGTATATCCTTGTTTAACTGTTTCTGTAAAACCTCCAAAGTCTGTTGTTATAGTTGGTGTGCCGGAAAACTGAGCTTCAATGACGGTCCAGTTGCAAGGTTCTGTAAAAAAACTAGGGGCCAATAAAAATTTAGCATTACTTAATAATTCTTTTCTTTTTTCTGGACCTACAAAACCTAAAAATTTACAATATTTAGTATCTTTAAGTTTTAGTATATTAGGTCCTGCAAAATAAATTTCTTGCTGTGTTTTATTGCACATGTCATATGCAGCTTTAGCGCCCTTTGCTTCTGTAACTCTGCCCAAAAACAAAGCTGTATTTGATTTTTCTTTTTTGAATTCAAAGTCTTCTTTTTTAAACCCCGGAGGAACAACAAAAGCTTTATTGAATTGTATATTTAGTTTTGCTGCGCCGTGGAGTTTATGAAGCTGTGCGTAAGTTTCAAATATTTTTACATCTGCAAACATTGAATCATAACCTATACTTGGTTCTATAATTACAGCTTTATCATGAAAATATTTAACACAAGGTTGATGAGCGTACCCAAACCAGCACAATATAAATTCATTTTTTGATTTTAATCTTTTATTTAATTCTTCGATGCAATTTTTATTAAATGTTTTTACTGCTTCCGTTTCAACATTTTGATTAAAACCTTCTGTTTTCCAAGAATTTAAATCTTTATAGCTTTTTTTTAAAACTTCATTATCTGTGACCGTTATGTGTTCAGTGCATAAAACTTTAGAATCTTTATGCCCATAATGATAAACAGTATGACCTTTTTTGGTCATTTCTTCACAAAATTTATAGACTTTTTGAACAAAGGCGCATAATGAAGTGTTTTTATCTGTAGCTGCATAAGGAACGCTAAGACAATGGAAAATCATACATATATAGTGTAATATATTTTACAATATGTCAACAAAAAAACGTAGGACGGCTAAAGAGACAATCAAGGAAGTTTTAGAAGATAATGTTTTTAGACAAGTTAAATTAAAAATAAAAAAATTCGAACTAACAAAAAAACAAAAAAATTTCGTAGAGTTAGCTTTTAATAGGGAGACTAAAATAATCTTTGTTAATGGTGTGGCAGGTTCATCCAAAACATTTTTATCTGTTTATTCTGCTCTTCATCTTCTAAATGCTAATCCAAAATATGAAATAAAATATATTAGAACCATTGCAGAAGCAGGAGAAAGAGGTTTGGGATCTCTGCCCGGAACTGTAGATGAAAAATTTAATCCATTCATGATGCCGTTGTACGATAAGTTGGATGAATTACTTCCTGTTACTCAATCTAAGTATTTAGAAGACCAAGGGTATATCGAGGCGTTTCCTGTAAACTTCCTTAGAGGCGCTACATGGAATGATAAGGTGATTATAGCAGACGAGGCTCAAAACTACTCCACAAAGGAGCTTGTGACGCTTCTGACACGCATAGGAGAAGGAACTAAGATGTTTATATGTGGAGATTCGATGCAATCTGATATTGGAACTAAATCAGGTTTTACAAAAATTTATAATTTATTTAAAAGTCAAGAAAGTGAATCTAAAGGCATTCATTGTTTTGAGTTTGGTCAAGAGGATATAGTGAGAAGCGAGATTTTAAAATATATTGTAGAAGTATTTAAAGAACTAGATAAATAATAAATAAAATATATAATAAGATATGAGTAGCATATACTGTTCGCAATGCGGTAGCAAGCATCAAGCTGGAGCAAAATTTTGTTCTTCATGTGGCAACGCTTTGTCTGCTTTGTCGAGACAAGTAAACCAAGTGAATCAAATTGCTGATGTTGAAGTTCAAACTGAAGAAAGTTTTAGGAGGCCAAGAGGTTTAGCTTACGAAATAGATAGGGGTGGAAATAACGTTTATAAAGCAGAAGATATTTTCAATTCTAACCCTGTTGATGAAGGAAGTAAAATAAAAAGACCAATAGGCCAACAAACAAAAATGTCTGAACAAGAATTACTCTCAGAATCCTTAAAAGAATGCGCCCCTGTAAAAAATATAAAAGAAATTAATGAAACGTAAGGGGAAAAAATTTGAGGACATGTATGAAATAATTGACGACGTAATAAAAAAACGTAAATCTAAATGGCGTTTAAAAGCTATTACTTGGTTTGACTTTGAAGATATAGAGCAAATTATCAAATTGCATATATATAAAAAATGGCATTTGTGGGATCAGTCTCGCCCTATAGAACCTTGGGTTAATAGAATAGCTACAAATCAAATAAAAAATATTATAAGGAATAATTACACCTCTTTTGCTAAACCCTGTTTATCTTGCCCCTTTAATACAAGCAAAGGAATAGAAATAACTTTCGAAAATTCTTGTGGTTTTACAGCTAGTAAAATTCAATGCAATGAATGTCCTCTTTATGCTAAATGGGAAAAGCTGAAAAAACCAGCTTTTGATGTAAAAATGACTGTTAGCTTAGAAAATCATAAAAATTATTACATGTCATTTCAGTCTACTGCGGAGTGTGATTATAGAAAAGCGGAAAGCAGGCTACATGGATTAATGAAATCATGTTTAAGTGATAAACAGTTTTTTGTTTATAAAATGTTTTTTATTGATTGCTTGCATGACGATGAAATAGCTAAAATATTAAATTTTAAAACTAACGAAAAAGGTCGAAAGGCTGGATACAAACAAATCAAAAACTTAAAAAAAATGTTGTACCAAAAAGCTCAAAAATTGATGAAGGAAAATGATTTGTTTTCTGAGTAATTATGTTAACAGAAGAAAATAAAATTTTTATAAATGAAAAAATAGAAAGCGGATTAAATGATTATGTCGTCATAGCTAATCTGCTTTTTAAAAAAGAGAAGCTAACAGGTAGATCTAAGCAAGCAAAAATAGTTAGAGATTATCTCGTTGAAGCTGGAATGCTTGAAAAGAAGAAGCGTCAAAATTTTTCTCCAGTAAAAGAAAAGCTAACAGATAATCAAAAAGAATTTATTGAGCAGAATATAGAATCTGAGATGAGTCCAAAGCAGATCACAGAGCTTTTATTTAGTAGTAAATTTCAAGGCGCTCAAAATTCAAATATTTATGCTACATCAGAATATAGAGCTGTACATAAATACATAAAAGAAAAACATCCCACTTTGTTGGTTGAGAATGAATCAGGTGTTAATCAGAAATACTCTGTTCCTCGATCTTTGAAAACTGTTCTTGGAAAAGTTAATAGATGGTGTGGGCAAAATATAAATGAAGAAAAAATGTCTTTGCAGCACAGAAAATGTTTAGAAAAATTATTAATTTATTTAAGTAGTCCAAGGTTCGTTGCTAACTATGATGCTTATTCTTCTGTTCCAGATAAAGATCTTTTTGAAGCTGAATTTGTAAGGTCTGTTTGGGATAAGCCTGACTTAACAATGGATGAAATTAATTTGTATATAAATGTTTGTATGGATTACATAAATTTGCGTCAGATAGATATTAAAAAAAATAAAGTTAATCAAATGTTTAGCGAAACGCAAGAGCAAAATGATTTAACAATTCGTTTAACTGAAATTTTAAAAACAATTAGTGAAGAATATAATCAGTGCGCAAGACGCATTGATCAGAGTATACAAAAGTTAAACGGGGAAAGAGCGAAGAGGGTAGAAAAGCATCATCAGAAAAACGCATCTATTTTAAATCTTGTAGAACTTTTTCAAGATGAAAAAGAAAGAAGCATGATGATTCAAATAGCTGAAATGCAAAAACAAGCGATAGAAGAAGAAGCTGATAAGTTAGAGAATATGTCTTCTTGGAAAGCGAGAATATTAGGCATATCAAAAGAAGATGCAATATGATAAAATGCAAGATATGTAATCAAGAATTTGAAACTGATAAAGCTCTACACGCTCACATTAAAAAACACGGAATTTATCAAGCAGAATATTATTGCACTCATTATCCTAGATTTTCTTTATTTCATAAAAAGAAGATACCATTTATAAATAAGAAAGATTACTTCTCAAAAGAATTTTTAGATATAGATGAGTTTTTGTTGTGGGAGCAGAATTCTAATCCTGAAGATGTAAGAAAAAAATGCGTAGAACTTTTAGAGAAAAGAGTGAAGCAGAAAAAATATCTTTACGCACCCTCTCACAATGAATTAAAAACGCTTAATTTGCCTCCTATTAATATATTAAAAAAACATTTTAAATCTTATACTAAAGCATGTAAAGCTATTGGTTTAGAGCCGCTCTTAAATAAGCCAATGCCTAAAGATTTTACCGCTTTAGAAGAAGTTGATGATTTAGAAATGTTGGTTGATACTAGAGAGCAAGATCCTCTGCCTTTTAAGAAAACAAAAATAGAAAAACTTTATGTAGGAGATTATTTAATCAAAGGAAAAGAGTATACTTACACTTATGTTGATAGAAAAAGCGAATCAGATTTTTTAGGAACAATGAGTGGGGGTATTTCTAGATTTAAAAAAGAATTAGAAAAAGCTGTAGCTTTAGAGTCTTATTTGTTTGTTGTTACTGAGAGCAGCATAGACAGTATTAAAAAAAATCAAAGTAGATTCAGAAGAAAAATAAATTTAGAATATATATTTCATAACATGAGGGATTTAATGCATGAATACCCTAGAAAGATACAATTTGTTTTTACTGGTAGTAGAGAAAAATCTTTAAAACTAATCCCTCTTTTACTTTATCATGGAAAAAAATTATGGGATGTAGATGTGCAATATTATTTAGATCATGAGTTGGGAAACAGGTAATCAAAAAAATAGAAAAAAAGAATTCATATCGAATGAAGACTTATTGAAAAAGAAAGGCTTTTTAGAGGAAAAAGAAGCTAAGTTATTGTTTTATGAATTTTTAAGGAATAATGTAACATTTGCTACTGATTTGATAACTGGTGTGCAGCTATTTCCTTTTCAGCATATGGCTATTAAAAGCATGTTGGAAAGTGATTACTTTTTAGGTGTGTGGTCTCGCGGCATGAGTAAAAGTTATACAACAGGTATTTATGCTGTACTAGATGCAATACTGAATCAAGGCGTAGAAACAGGAATTCTTTCTAGATCATTTCGTCAGTCAAAAATGATTTTTAAAAAGATAGAAGATATAGCTGCAAAACCAGAGGCTTATTTACTAAAACAATGTATTACTCATGTTTCGAAAAGTAATGATGAATGGGTAATGGAAATAGGAAAAAGTAGAATTCGTGCTTTACCTTTAGGTGATGGTGAAAAGCTGCGTGGATTTCGTTTTCATCGCATTATTATTGATGAGTTCTTGCTTATGCCAGAACGTATTTATAATGAAGTTATAGTGCCGTTTTTATCTGTTGTTCAAAACCCTACACAAAGAGAAGAGTTGTATCAAGTAGAAAATAAGTTAATTGAACAAGGAAAGCTTTCTGAAGAAGATAGACATCAATGGCCCAATAATAAATTAATAGCTCTTTCATCTGCATCTTTTAAATTTGAATATTTATACAAACTATACGAGCAATATGAAAATTTAATTTTTAATCCCAAAAATAAAGAAAGAACAAGGCGATGTGTTATGCAATTTAGTTATGATTGCGCTCCTGTTCAGCTCTATGATCAAAATCTTATTAATCAGGCAAAGGCGACAATGAGTGAGTCGCAGTTTATGAGGGAATTTGGGGCTCAATTTACTGATGACAGTTCTGGATATTTTAAAATTTCTAAAATGGCTTTATGCACTGTTCCTGACGGTGAAATGCCTTCTACAGAAGTAGTGGGAAGACCAGATGATGAATATATAGTCGCTGTTGATCCATCTTGGTCGGAAACAGAATCTTCAGATGATTTTGCTATTCAAGTTTTAAAATTAAATGAAGAAAAAAGAATTTGCACTTTGGTTCACTCTTATGCTTTATCTGGCTCTTCGCTGAAAGAGCATATAAAATATCTTTTATATATATTACAAAACTTTAACGTTGTGGCTGTTTGCATGGATTACAACGGTGGCGTTCAATTTATGAATTCATGCAATGAAAGTGAATTATTTAAAGATGCTAATATTGATCTTAAACAAATGACTACAGAATTTGAAAAGCCAGAAGATTATGCTCAAAATTTAATAGCTGCAAAAAATGAATACAATAAATCTAGTTGTAAATACGTATTTTTAAGAAAACCAACTTCTAGTTGGATTAGGGTCGCTAATGAATTATTACAAGCTAATTTTGATCATAGACGTATATTTTTTGGAAGCAGAGCTATAGACAATAACTTTAGATCTCAAACCAAAAAGAAAATAAATATTTTAAATATAAAATTCTCTAATATGGCAGATTCTGATAAACAAAATGAAGAAGCTAAAATGATAGATTTTGTTGAACATTTGTCAGATATGATACTTTTGACAAAAACAGAGTGCGCTTTGATACAAATAACTACTACGTCTCAAGGTACGCAGAGTTTCGATTTACCTCCTAACTTAAAAAGAAAAACAGGGCCTGATAAACCAAGAAAAGACAGTTATTCTGCATTAGTTTTAGGAAATTGGTTGGTAAAAGTATATTATGATATGAAACATACAGAAGTAGAAGCTGTTCAGGAAACTTTTACTCCTATGTTTATAAATTAAAAGTTTAAAAGTCACTTCAAAAGTAACTTTGTGTAATTACTATATGTAATATGACTCGCAAGTATACAAAAAAATCAGATTATTGGAACAAGTTTTCTAAAGGAACTAGCGACAAAAACGCTTCTTTAGAGGATTTAATTAAAAATGAGTCTTCAGAGCCTCAAATTATAGGAGACCCTTTTTATGATTTTGACTCTTCTGCATCTTATTCTAGAACAGGGGGTGATTCTACCACTGGCACAAGAAGAAATAGAATATCCGTAAAGCCGAAGATTTATAAATATGCAAACATCAGAGAAGGCTTACTGCCTTTCGAGATGTCAATCAATGGATATAATGTTAGAGACGCTATTGAGTTGTGTCAAAAAGCTTATGCCAATGTAGCTATTTTTAGAAATGCTGTAGACATAATGTCAGAATTTTCTAATGCTGAAATAGTATTAGAAGGTGGTAGTCAAAAATCAAGAGATTTTTTCACTAAATGGATGAAATACGTAAAGATGTGGAGAGTGAAGGATCAGTATTTCAGAGAATATTACAGAAGTGGAAACATATTTTTTTACAAAATAAATGCTAAGTTTCAGTTGAATGATTTTCAGAGAATATTGCAAAGCTATGCAAATAACGATGAATTAAATTATAAAAATACAGAAAAGATATTTAAGTATCCTACCTCTTATGATGTAAAAAATTCTATACCTGTACAATATACTTTATTAAATCCTTTTTACTTGACAGTTAAAAGAACAAGTTCTTGGAAACAAGTTGTTTATGAAAAAATACTTTCTGAATATGAATTGGAAAGATTGCAGAACCCCAAAAATGATCATGATAAAATGATCTACGATAATTTAGATTCGGAAACTCAAGACAAAATTAAAAATGGGCAGTGGTCTCAAGATGGTTTAAAAATACAATTAAACCCTACTGATGTTATTTATTCTTTTTATAAGAAACAAGATTATGAGCCATTTGCTGTGCCGTTTGGTTTTGCTGTTTTAGATGATATTAATTTTAAGTTAGAAATGAAAAAGATAGATCAAGCGATCTGTCGAACAATTGAAAATGTTATTCTTCTGATCACTTTAGGAACAGAACCTTCAAAAGGCGGCATAAATCATAAAAACATATCTGCGATGCAGTCTTTATTGAGTAATCAATCTGTTGGTCGTGTGCTTGTTGCAGATTATACAACAAAAGCTGATTTTATCATTCCTGATATGAATAAAGTATTAGGGTATGAAAAATATAAAATTGTTAATGAAGATATAAAAGAAGGTTTGCAGAATATCTTAATTGGTTCTGAGAAGTTTGCTAACACAACAATAAAAGCGCAAGTATTTTTTGAAAGATTGAAAGAGGCAAGAAACGCTTTCTTAAATGATTTTATGCAGCCAGAAATGGAACTTATATTCAAGAATTTAGGTTTCAAGGGTCGTTGTCCAGTTGCTAAATTTGAAGAAGTTTCAATTAAAGATGAAACTCAATTTAATAGAGTCGTGACTAGAATGATGGAGCTAGGGATTTTACCTCCTGAAGAAGGTATTAAAGTTATTGAAACAGGAATTTACCCCACAACTCAAGAATTAGAAGCTGCTCAAGAAAAATTTGTAGAGCAAAGAAAGAAGGGTTTTTATAATCCGATTGTCGGTGGCGTTCCTACAATAGCTCCTGCTGATGGTGATGATGATGAAGAATTAGAAAAGCCAGAGCAGCCTAAACAAAATAAAGTTCCAAATGAAAGAGGGAGACCTGTAGGTGCTGTAGCATCTGTTTACTCTAAAGAAGATATAGCGCAAGTTTTTGATTTAACTAAAGACTTATATAGCAATGTTCAAGGTTTACTAAAAAATAAGTATAATAAAAAACGTTTAAACAAAGATCAGAAAAAATTAGCCGAAAATATAAGTGAGGCTATAATTGTAGGCTCTGAAAATAAAAATTGGAGTCAAGTTGCTGAGAAAGTTATTTCTGATCCTAGCGTTTTAGATAAAATGGGCATATTGAAAAAAGTTCAAGATTTAGCTTCGGAGCATGATTTAAACATTTATGCAGCCGCTCTATTATATCACAGCGCTAATAAATAAGTGTAATAAATATTATGTTTCAATACAAAACAAGGTTTGACAATGTTGTCACCGCATCACTGAACTTCGATAATAATGTTCTGTTATCGCAAGCTTCTTTGGAGCCTTTAAAAGGCTTAATGCCTGATTCTGTAAATTTAGAGAAAAATGTTGATTTAGTTGGTGCAGCTTTTAACGCTGCCGTTGTTAACAAGTTTAATAAAAATGGCGATGGTATTGATACAAACACAGCTATCGCTTTTAAGAAATATTTTATTCATAAACCTACTAACATAGAACATAAAAAACAAAAAGTAGTGGGACACATTGTGAATTCAGGTTTTTCTTCTTATGAAAATAATAAAGTTTTAAGCGATGCTGAAGTAGGCGGTTCATTAAATCCATTCAATATAGCTTTAGCAGCAGTTGTTTATAAAACAGTTGATAGAGAGTTTGCTGATGCTTTAGTTGAATCTAATGAATCAACATCAAATTTATACGAAAAAATAAGTGCAAGTTGGGAGATTGGTTTCAATGATTATTTTGTTGCTGTGGGTAGTGAAGACCTTAAAGAGGCTGATATTATCACAGATAAAAAACAAATAGAAGAATTTAAAAAATACATGAAGGGTTTTAGTGGTAACGGTTTCATGAATGATGGAACTCCAGTTTACAGATTAGTTACCGGTAGAATTTATCCTTTAGGAATAGGGTTTACTACAAATCCAGCTGCAGATGTAGAAGGTGTGATAGTAGACGATGGAAAAAATAATAACATTCAACAAGAAAGTGACGCTATAAAAGACGTAGAATCTATACACGTTAATAGTTTAGAGTTACTTAAAATAAATAATAATTTTTCACAAAATAAAAAATCCCCTGTAAAAATAAACAAAAATAATATTATGGATCTAGAACAAATATTAACAGAATTAAAGACGGTTCTGGCTGAAAAGCGAGACACCGATACATTCAGCGACGAAGCTGTTGCGAACATTTCGCAAAAAATCGCTGAAAGCATCAAAGAAAAGAGCGATGAGATTCAAGCTAAGATTTCCGCTGCTGAAGAAGCCAAATTAGAGGCTGTTGCAGAAGCAGATCAACTTAAGAAGGATCTTGTGTCTAATAGCGAAAAGCTAGACGAAGCTCTTTCTAAAATTAACGAACTTGAATCAACATTATCTGCTCAAGCTGCACAAGAATTATTTAATTCTAGAATGAGTCTTCTAGATGCAGATTACGGTTTCGAAGATGCTGATAGAAAGATTCTATCAGACGAATTAAAAGGTTTAGACAGCTCTGATGAAGCTTTTGCTTCTTTCCAAGAGAAAGTAAGCGTTTTATATCGCCACAAAAGCAACGCTTTCAAAGAAGAGCAAGAAAAGATTTTCCAAGAAAAATTAGAGGCTGAATTAGCAAAAAGAATTCAAAAAGTCGAAGAAGTAGAAACATCTGAAGCTTCCGTTAAAGAAGAAGAAAATGTTGAAGTTGAAACTGCTTTAGCGAATTCAGAAACTGAAGAAGCTTCTATTCCAGCTCAAAATATTGAGCCTACAGAGCAAGAACTTTCTTGGAAAGAAAAATTAGGTAAGGCTTTTTCTAAAGAAAATATAACAATTAACTTCTAAAGGTTATGGCACTAAGATTATATCCATTCAGACAATACAGCGAACAAGATGTTATAAATTTGTTTGCAAACGACACTGCTGATACTGCGCCGTCTACAAACGGTAACGGTTCAGCTGGTGTATTCGTAAAAGTTTCAGCTGGTAATATGGACCTAGATCCTATTACTTATGCTGATAACGGTTATTTAGGTAAAACAGATTATCCGTTTATTGGCGCTGCTCAATATCCATCTGTTCCTTTAACTTTCACTGCGGCTACCGCTGGAACTCCAGTTTTAGGTATTACGTTAAATCAGACAGTTTTAGAAGATGAAAACGGTGAAAAACTTCTGTATAACCCTGTTAAAGCTGCAGAACTTCAGGCTGTTTTAAGCGGCCAAGCAGTTCCTGTCGCAACTCGCGGAACATTTACTTTAGCTGATACAGCTGTTGATTGGGTTGACGCAAATATGGTCGTCAATTCTAATCTCTTAATTTCGGCTAACGCTGGTAAAGTTTCTGGTTTAGCGCCTACTAATGCTGGACCATTAACTGGTCAATACACCATCGTCGGTAAAGTTTTAGCTACTGGTCAGCGTGTTTCTTCTAACGGTGAAAGCGATCAGTTCGCTGGAACTGGAACTGGAAAATACGCTTTGGTTCAAATTGACTGCACAAGCACAACCACTCTGTAATTTAGATTAGATTAATAATATGAAAATAGTTTTAAAAAGAACAGACGAACAGGTTGAGTTAATCAAAGCTTTGGCATCAAAGAATCGTGAAGTAGCCTATGACGCACAGGTCGCTTTGGCTGAATTCATTGGTCCTGTTTTAGCTGAAGTAATTAATAACGCTCCAACTGTTTCAAACTTGTTTACAAGTTTACAATTTAACGCTGAAGATAACCCTTCAATTCCTTTGGATTTGTACTATGATGTTTTCGATGAAGATTATATCAAAGTTTATAGCCAAAGTGTTGCTGGAGGTTTACCTCAGAATATCGTTCAACCCACAGCTTCTGAGCTTAAAATCGCAACATATCGTTTAGATAGCGCTGTTGCTTTTGATAAGAAATACGCTGCTAAAAGCCGTTTAGATGTTGTTAGCAAATCTTTCACTCGCGTAGCTCAAGAAGTTATGTTAAAGCAAGAAAGAACTTCTGCTAACCTTCTTATGACAGCTTTAGCAAACGCTACAACAGGAAATAGTGGTACAGCTTCTGATAATCAGCACGTTTTCCGTTCTGCATTCAAGGGTCGTTTCCTTCTCGACGATTTAAATAAGCTTTTCACAAAAATCAAACGTGTTAACGCTTCTTTTGTCGGCGGTACTCCTTCTGGAGCTCGTAGAGGTTTAACTGATTTAATCGTTTCTCCTGAAATCATTGAAGATTTAAGAGGTATGGCTTATAATCCTGTTAATACAGTTGCCCCTAATGGAGCAGCTCCTCATAATCAAACTGATGGTATCGCTTTAACAGATAATGTTAGAGAGCAGATCTTTTCTCAGTCTGGTTTAACAGAATTCTATGGCGTTTCCTTAATGGAGATTCTTGAATTAGGTGTTAATAAGAAATTCAACACAATCTTTAGCACAGTAGCGGGTGCCACAACATTTGCTGATAACTCTAAGGTTAATCAGAATAGTGGAAACGCACAAGCTATTCAGAGCGATGAAGAAATCGTCGTAGGTCTTGATAGATCCCGTGACGCTCTTGTTCGTGCCGTTGCTGTTGATTCTGACACAGGTTCCGAATTTAATCTTCAAGCCGATGACCAGTACACCCTTCGTCAGGGTAAAATTGGTTACTTTGGAGCTGTTGAAGAGGGCCGTATGGTTCTTGACAACCGTGCTCTTGTCGGTCTTATCGTTTAAGTTCGAAAAGCAACCGTTTTACAGAGGTGCCACTCAAAAGGGTGGCACCTTTTTTATTGAATTTTAACATTTTTAAGTATTATAATATATATGGCAAAAAAATCAGTCAAAAAATCAGTTAAGTCAAAAAAGTCATCAGAGTTAGATAATTTAACTTTTGCAGATGGTAAGGTCCATGAAGACCCTGAAATATCTAAAGTCAGAGAATTAGAAAAAGCTTTAGGTATGGAAAAAAGTAATCCTTTTGGCACAAGCAACTTAGAAATTTTTAAAACGAAGTTGAGTGAAATGACCAATATAGACATGCAGCATTTATGTGAGAAGGTTGGTATTTTTGCTAGTGGCTCTCGACAAGATATTAAAAATAAATTATTAAGAGAGTTTAAATCTACACATAAAGGGTCTATACACTTAACTTCTCAGCAGCCTGTTATGGATTTAGACCCTAACAATCCAGAGCACCAAAAGTTATTAAAAATATTAGGTGAAATCTAGTATTTATTCTTTTTTCTTTACAACAGGTGTAAAGTAAGATGTGGCAACGCAACTTACTGTAATTAGAGGAGATACGTTTGGTACTCAAACGATAAATTTGTCGTCTTCGACAGATGATTTTACCGGACTAAGTTGTACGGGGCAACTTAGGGCTCACCCTGATGGTAATTTAGTATATCAATTTGTTCCTACCGTTTCTTATGCAGAACAATTAAGTGGTTCTGTGTATTTTAATATACCTGCAAGTGAGACAAAACAGTTTCCCCCTTTGAATTTGTACGGTGACGTACATTTTTTCGCAACTGGTATAAAAGATCAAACATTATTTGAATTCAGGTTAAATGTATTGCCTGATGTAACTCACTTATAAAATGGCAGATATAGAAGTAAATGTAGAATCAACAAATAGGCAGATAGACATTAATTTATCTAGCCCTAGCGACATTGATACTTCTACAAAAGAAAGGGGGCCAGCTGGTTCTTCTGGTAGTAGTGGTACTGACGGTAGTAGTGGTACTAGTGGCACTAGTGGGTCTTCTGGTATAGATGGTAATTTTGCTGGCGCGTCTTTTGAGTATAATTTTTTAACTAATGTAGAAAATACTGACCCCGGTGCTGGCGATTTTAAATTTAACGCCTCACAACAAAATCAAACTACAAGAATAAATGTAAGTTCTGAAGATATAAATGGTACAGATATATCTAGTTTTTTAAGATCTTTAGATAATTCGACTTCAGACATTAAAGGTTATTTTAGCGTATCTAAAACTAGTGATCAAGCTTTATTTTTATTATTTACAATTAGCGCTGTTGCTCAAGTTGGTAATTATTTTAGAGTAACTGTATCTTTAGTAGAAAGTAGTAGCTCAAGCCCCTTCACTAATGGTGATAATTGTATATTAAGTTTCACTCGAACAGGAGATAAAGGTGATGGGACTAGTGGAACCTCTGGCTCTAGCGGCTCCTCTGGTTCAAGCGGTTCTTCTGGAAGCAGTGGCTCTTCTGGAACAGATGGTTCTTCTGGAACGAATGGTTCTTCTGGAACTAGTGGCAGTTCAGGCACAAGCGGTTCTTCTGGATCTAGCGGATCTAGCGGTTCAAGTGGTTCTTCTGGCTCAAGTGGGTCTTCAGGGACTAATGGATCTTCAGGAACAAGTGGGAGTTCAGGAACAAGCGGAACTTCTGGATCTAGCGGTTCTTCTGGATCATCTGGATCTTCTGGTTCTAGCGGTTCTTCTGGATCAAGTGGATCTTCAGGAACTAACGGGTCATCAGGAACTTCAGGAACGAGTGGAACTTCTGGTTCTAGTGGTTCATCTGGATCAAGTGGTTCTTCCGGTTCTAGTGGCTCTTCAGGTTCTAGTGGTTCTTCTGGTCAAGATGGTAATTTTGGTGGAGCAGCTTTTCGATATAATTTTAGCAGTTCCACTACAAATTCCGATCCAGAAACTGGGAATTTCAAGTTAAATAATTCCACGCAAAACACCTCCACGAACATATATATCGATGATGAAGATTTAGATGGTACTGATATACAGTCATATCTAAGAACTATAGACGATAGTACATCTACTATAAAGGGTCACGTTAAAGTTACTAAGCAATTTGATGCTTCTTCATTTTTACTTTTTGCAATTAGTGGAGCTATAAGTGAACCGACTGGATATTTTATAATAACAGTTTCTCCTCTAGATGAATCTTCTGCTAGTCCTTTTAGCAACGGAGATGATTGCATCTTAACCTTTGCTCGCACAGGCGATAAAGGTGACTCTGGGACTTCAGGAACAAGCGGAAGTAGTGGTTCTTCTGGTTCTAGTGGTTCATCAGGATCTTCTGGTTCATCTGGTTCAAGTGGATCTTCTGGATCTAGTGGATCTTCAGGAACAAGTGGAACTTCTGGTTCTAGTGGCTCCTCTGGTTCAAGCGGTTCTTCTGGTTCTAGTGGGTCTTCGGGAACATCGGGCACAAGTGGTTCTTCTGGTTCAAGTGGATCTTCTGGATCTAGCGGTTCTTCTGGATCAAGTGGATCATCAGGAACTTCGGGAACGAGTGGAACTTCTGGTTCAAGTGGTTCTTCTGGATCTAGTGGTTCTTCTGGATCAAGTGGATCTTCTGGTTCGAGCGGCTCTTCTGGATCAAGTGGAACTTCAGGAACAAGTGGAACTTCAGGATCAAGCGGTTCTTCAGGATCTAGTGGTTCTTCAGGATCTAGTGGTTCTTCTGGATCTAGTGGCTCTTCTGGATCTAGTGGCTCTTCTGGAACTTCAGGAACGAGTGGAACTTCTGGATCAAGCGGTTCTTCTGGATCATCTGGATCTTCTGGTTCTAGCGGTTCTTCTGGATCAAGTGGATCTTCAGGAACTAACGGGTCATCAGGAACTTCAGGAACGAGTGGAACTTCTGGTTCTAGTGGTTCTTCTGGCTCTAGCGGCTCTTCTGGATCAAGTGGATCTTCAGGAACTAATGGGTCATCAGGAACTTCAGGGTCTAGTGGCTCTTCAGGATCAAGTGGTTCTTCTGGTCAAGATGGTAACTTTGGTGGGGCCGCTTTCATATACAATTTTAGTAGCTCTACTACAAATTCTGATCCAGAAAGTGGAAATTTTAAATTAAACAATTCTACTCAAAATGCTGCTACAAACATATATATTGATGACATAGATTTAGATGGAACTGATATACAAGACTATTTAAGAACTATTGATGATAGCACTTCTACAATTAAAGGTCATGTAAAAATAACTAAAGAATTTGATTCATCTTCTTTCTTACTCTTCGCCATAAGCGGCGCAAATAGTGAACCAACTGGTTACTTTATTATAACCATTTCTCCTTTAGATGAATCTTCAGCTAATCCTTTTAGTAACGGAGATGATTGCATCTTAACCTTTGCTCGCACAGGCGATAAAGGTGACTCTGGCACTTCAGGAACAAGCGGAAGTAGTGGCTCATCTGGTTCATCTGGTTCAAGCGGTTCTTCTGGATCTAGTGGATCATCTGGTTCAAGTGGTTCTTCTGGATCTAGTGGATCTTCAGGAACGTCAGGAACGAGTGGTTCATCTGGTTCAAGTGGTTCTTCTGGATCAAGCGGATCTTCAGGAACAGCAGGAACAAGTGGAACTTCTGGTTCTAGTGGGTCTTCAGGATCTTCTGGTTCGAGTGGATCTT